GTGCCTCAATAACAAGCGGTTCCGCTACCGTAACAGGCTTGACTCCTGAAACCCCGTATAGTTTCAGAGTTTCAACTGTAACAGCTACTGGAACATCTGATCCATCTGCAGTGTTATCGGATATTACAACATTAGCGGATCCTGGAGTGCCCCCTCCAGCACCTACAGATCTATCCGCAACGAATATTACTTCCACTACGGTTGATCTTTCTTGGACCAATGATCCTGCAGCAAATGTAACGGATGCTGTGATCGAGTATTCGGATGATGCTGGTGTTAACTGGACTATATGGGATCATTCTGGTAACTTTATAACAAGCGGTTCCGCTACCGTAACAGGCTTGACTCCTGAAACCACATATATTTTCCGAGTATCAACCGTAACGACAGATGGAACATCTGATCCATCAATCCCGACAGACAGTGTTACAACAGAAGCGTTACCTGATGCACCTACAGATCTATCCGCAACTAATATTACTTACAGTTCGGTTGATCTTACTTGGACCAATGATCCTACAGTAACTGTAACGGATGCTGTGATAGAGTATTATGAAGATGCTGGTAGTCTCTGGACTATATTTAATCATTCTGATACTATAACAAGCGGATTTGCTGCCGTAACAGGCTTGAATGCCGAAACCACATATAGTTTCCGAGTTTCAACTGTAACGGCAGTTGGAACATCTCCGCCATCGACAGTGTTACCAAATATTACAACAGCGGCAGCTCCTTTAGTTCCCTCTGCGCCTACAGATCTATCCTCAGGATTGATTACACCTACTACAGTTACTCTTACTTGGACAAACGATCCTGCTGTAATCGTATTGGATACTGTGATTGAATATGATGATAACGGCCAGAAATCCGAATGGATAATCTGGAACCATTCCGAACCTATAACAGATGGTTCTGCTACCGTAACAGGCCTGGCTCCCGCAACCACGTATAGTTTCCAAGTTTCAACTATATCGGCAGGCGGAACATCTCCGCCATCATTTATAAGCGGTATTACAACAGCGAATATCACAGGACCCGCTATGACACTGACATTTATGCCTGGGTACGTGTTTCTGCCGATATTCGGTGATTATACGATAGACTGGGGTAATGGAACCCAAATATCAAATAATCCAGAGGGTACTCCTACCGGGCCAGTGTTGATTAGAGGAACTGTAACAGGTTTCGGCAATGGAGCATCTGAAACGGGATGGTCTGGTGCGGACCTTCTTCTAAGCCTCACCGGCTGGGAAAATGTAGCCGGCCTTGAGAACCTTAGTGGAGCATTCAATGGTGCATCGAATTTGACCGAAGTACCAACTACTCTACCTGCTTCCGTAACGGATACGTCATATATGTTCAAGGATGCATTGATCTTTAATCAGGATCTGGCATCATGGGACGTTGGAGCAGTGATAGACATGTCGCATATGTTTGAGGGAGCCGCAGTCTTTGATCAGGATCTGACATCATGGAATGCATCATCGTGCATAAGCGTGGCATCTATGTTTGCGGGAGCCGCGGCCTTTTCTGCCGATCTCAGTGGTTGGGCCTATACGCTGGGCCCCGTTTCCACATTTGATGACTTTTTTACCGAGACCACGTTTGGTATGGTTGGGATTACCGATCCCACTATAAACTCGCCGAGGTCGCCGTTTTATACCAATATACCGATTCCGCCGAATCCATACGTACCCGCTGCGCCTCTGGTCGTGTTCAGTACGCAACCAAATCCTACAATCAATATTGGGACCAAAGTATTCGGCACGGTTGGCTCCGTGCTATACAGCCTCGATCCTTCCTATAACCGGATTGCAGAGTTAAGCACAGGAACCTTCGTTGGTACTCTGTATAGACCCTACATTGCAAATGTGTCTATTTCAGATAAGATCTACGGTGCACATACAGGCGGGAACCTATTCTCGTATGATACGGTAACACGTACACTTGATCTCTCAGCCGGTCGTTATGAAGGAGTACCCACGGGTTACATGGCACTCGACACGAATGGCAATCTGTATTCCACGGATAGTTCTGGATACATCTATAAATTGGTTTATGCCTCCTCGACATTTTTAGTATTAAATACAGAGCAACTTCCTCCTATATTAGGTCCTATCAGCATAGTAAACAACGTGACTCTGTACGGTTGTGATTCTGAAAATCGTATACTTCAGATGACTATACCAGGTGTAGATGGTACTGTTATTTCAACAGAACCACTCATGCCGCCACCGGCACCCACATCGCTCATCGTAGATTCTTCCGGTAAGTCGTACTTTTATGACACCAATGGCCAAGCCCTTTGGTCTTATTCTCCTCTCACCAAGCTCTACGACTTTTCTGAGAATCCTCTTGACGGCACGGGACCCGTCGGCCCCATTCTTATGGATCCCACAAAGCGAGTTCTGTATGGCATATGTTCGGCCGGAGGGCGAGGAATCGGCACTGGTTTACGTGGAGCCGGTACGCTATTTTCATTCGATCTAAATACGTCAATATATACGATACTTGTAAATTATATAGCCGGCGATGTAAACCGTGGTGAGAGCCCCCTCGATTTCTCGATCACAACCGAAACGGGCACCGCCTACGTGACAACACGGACAGCGAGTACCAATATCCAGCCACGGATTGCACCGAGAGTAGCCAATGGCTTCGGTGTCAATTCTGCGGAACTGCCTGGAGCCACAACGACCTGTTTCAATCACGGAACAAAAATTCTCAGCCTCATAAATGATATCGAGGCCTGGGTCCCCGTAGAGAGCCTGAGCATAGGCGACCTGGTCATCACGTATCGCCACGGTCCTCGTCCTATAACACACATATTAAAGGGAGTCATGATTAATAATCCCGATGTTTGGCACACTTGCATGTACAAGGGCCAAATGGAAGGTTTCGATCCGCTTATCGTCACGGGCGGCCACGGTCTACTCGTAGACTATCTGACAGAGAAAGAACAGATCAAACAAGAACAGTTCTGGGGCCGCGAAGAAGTCATCATCGACGACAAAGTAGTGATGGTTGCCCCGGTCTCTGCTGAGTTTACCCAGATCACGGATCGGGATGTATACAAATACTACCATTTCGTGGTAGAAAATGACGGCGACGATGACCGGCGTTATGGCGTCTATGCAAACGGCTTTCTCACAGAGACACCGTCGAAGAATCAGGCTATTTTGTTGAAGTTCAATAAACATCCCATCTAGTCCTGTTGGTTAGAAGTGATAATGTTAAGATTTCTATCAGGAGATCTTAACATTTGCACCAGCCATAATTTTATTTAGGAAGTGTAGAACATGGCTACACCATTTATCATAACATTAGATTCTACTACGGTAAATGCCGTAATACAAGGGGGTACCACACTTACATTACCAATATATAATCATACCGGTCTATCTGTAAACTGGGGAATAACTAATTTGGACACAATAGTTTATTCTAGTAATACTAGCCTAACTGAATCCAATATAACACTTGATTCTACGACTTTTCCGTCGGGTACCTATACGCCCAATCCTGCTGAAGTAAACTTTACCGTTACAATTACTGGCAACTTTACCAAATTTGGAGCAGAAACTCCTCCGATTAACTGGGTTCCTGGAAGTTTAGTTTCCATAGTAGATTGGGGCTCTGCTCCTATCGAGGATCTATCATATGCCTGTTATAACGCAACAAGTCTGATATCTTTACCTACCACTTTACCATCGACCGTCACAAATGTATCGTATATGTTTTATTCATCTGCTAGCCCTATATATTTTCCAGACTCATCATGGGATGTATCCGGTGTAACCGATTTCGATTTCTTTGTATCTGGTAATGGTGGGTCAGATGCCACACTATCCAACCAAAACTCGCCGTTCAGCAAGGCCGCAATGAAGATGTCTTTTAGTTCAGCAATTAGTACTCTGCCCATAGATGGTATCGACGGTAATATTGGCATCGACTGGGGTGATGGCAATATGACATATGCAGATGGAGTGATTCCTGCGGTCCCACAAGGATTATTCGGTACTGTAACTGTATATGTATATGGTAAATTTACGACATTTAGCGGCTTCGGTAGTAATTATACTCAGTTTTTAATAGGTGTATATAGCTGGGGTAAAAATAACACTATCCTCACCAATCTCAGTTACGCTTTTGCAGGTGCAGGAGATCTAACGATAGTACCTAGCGAGTTACCATCCTCCGTCACGAATGTAGAAGGAATGTTTCAAAATATATATGAAACAGTTACGCCGCAAGGAGCGCCCCCTACTGAATATTCTTCATGGAATATGTCCAACGTAACAAGCTTAAATTACATGTTTGATTCGCTATATTTTGACACGAGCCCCTCGTCTTCATTACCTCGGCCTCCAGAGATTGGCCCTTTGACCACTTTTGGACTAACGATATCAACCAATACTAAAAGGTCAGTTGTCACTGATTTCACAGTTCGTTACGAACCGACTGGTGTAAAATATGATTCTACCAGAACGTGGAACGCATCGCCATTTTATATAGAACCAATGGAGTTAGTAATCGCAGGTAGTTCAGGGTTTAGTGGTCCGCTAGAACTACCTATATCGGGAATCATTGGAAGTATCACAGTTGTATGGGTAGAAAGCGGAGTAGGCGGAACTTCAAATACAATCCAGGCTAGCTATGATAATAGAGAGTTAGTGTCATTTCCTCAAGGCGCAACCATACCTTCGGATGTTTTCACTGTACGTGTTTACGGGTATTTCACGAATTTTTCTGTAGATATTGATAACGGAACAGCAGGCTGGCCTGGTAGCGAAGCTCTTAATAACATTAGCGCCTTCGGTAAAAATCCTGACCTCACAAGTTTAAAGGGAGCATTTGCATTTTGTAATTCATTGGGCACGGGCCCCCCCTCGACTCTGCCTACCTCGGTTACCAATCTGTCTTATTTATATTACAATTCTAATCCTACCAATCAATTTAGTGTACCTGCATGGAACACAGCGAATGTTACCGACGTGGCGTTTGCATTCGCTGGTTCTTCTATTCAAATACAAAACATAGCATTGTGGGATATCAGTGGAATTAATACGTATGGAAAATTTGCTTTTTTTATTACGAACCCGGACGGAACTAAAGATTTGAGTATTTCCAGTAACCAAAGTCCGTTTAAGGACAAGGCGATGGCTATCACGGTTCTGTCGAATTACCAGGGCGCCATACAACTTTCGGATATTGGTATCGATGGTATAGCTATAGATTATAATGAAGGAAGTGGTGCACAATACGTTGGATCCACTGACCTTGCTCCTGAACCCTTTTTTACATTGTCATCTGTCAATGGACCCATATACATTTATGGCTCCTTCGGACACTTTGGCGCGCCTGACCTAGAAGGTCATTCATCCGCACAATACATTACTGGTATCACAAGTTGGGGAACCTCAAATAACAATCTCACTAGTTTGGCGAATGCGTTCAATGGTGGATTCAATGGTGGCGGCCCGACCTCTACTTATGCTAATGACCAGTCAAGTATAACCCTTCCATCTCTGCCTTCTACCGTCACGAATTTATCTGGAATGTTCGCAAACTGTCCTTGTGTAATTACCGGTATTTCAACGTGGGATCTAAGTGGTGTAACAAACACGTCTTACATGTTTTATCAGGCGAGAAACGGATCAGGTGTACCTGGTAAAAGTAGATTTGATACCGATATTGCACTGTGGCAAGTAAATTACGTCACGAACATGGACTATATGTTTGACGGAGCCTATAAATTTGCGAGGAATATCTCTTTATGGGATACGACGGGTATTACCTCGACGCCACCCTTCTTCTTTTCGACGTTGACAAATAACCTTACATTTGACGAATTTTCTTCTCCCGCCGTAGTTGATACGACCACATCGGATCTCTTTTCGCCTTTTTATGTAATTCCGCCATCTATGACACTGACCTTTAACAATGCTGGGTTTGTAGATCTACCGATAGCAGGTACCTTTACTGTAGACTGGGGAAATGGAGTCCCTACTAATATCGCAGCGAATGTGCTTCCAGCAGCAGGGCAAGTGAAGATCAGAGGAACCGTGACGAAATTCGGCAATGAATCTGATACTTGGTCCGGTGCGACTAGCCTTACCGCGCTTGCAGGTTGGGGTGATGTATCTGGTCTTGTAAGTCTCAGCGGAGCATTTAATGGTGCATCGAGCCTAGTATCTGTACCGACTACTTTACCATCGACTGTTACAAATCTATCGAATATGTTTAGTATGGCTCCTTTCTTTAATGGGGACATATCGGGATGGAATACTGCGGCCGTCACAAACATGTCGTATATGTTTAATGGGGCTCTTTCCTTTAATCAGGACATAACAGAGTGGGACACTGGAGCTGTAACAAACATGTCGCATATGTTTTCGGCCGCAGCGGCCTTTGATAAGAATCTAACAGACTGGGACACTGGGGACGTGACAAACATGGAGGGTATGTTTAGGGACGCTACGGCCCAATACAGTAATGGTCTCCTAAAATATGACTATAGCGGCTGGTCGGTGTCCTTGGTAACAAACCGGACAAATTTTTTATATATAGGTGGAGTCGATACGACTACAACAGACACCAATTCGCCTTTTTATCCACAAGTGGTTCAGCCATCTATGACACTGACCTTTAACGGTCCTGGTATCGTCACGCTGCCGATAGCAGGTACCTTTACTGTAGACTGGGGCGATGGAGTCCTTACTAATAGCGCATCGGCTACGCTTTTAGGGCCAGGGCAAGTGAAGATCAGAGGAACCGTGACGAAATTCGGCAATGAAACTGATACTTGGCCCGGTGCGGAACTCCTTACCGCACTCACCGGTTGGGAAAATGTATCTGGTCTTATAAACCTCAGCGGAGCATTTAAGGAAGCAGTGAACCTGATATCTGTACCGGCTACTTTACCATCGACTGTTATAAATCTATCGTATATGTTTAATGAGGCTCTTTCCTTTAATGGGAACATATCAGGATGGAATACTGCGGCCGTGACAAACATGTCGTATATGTTTACGTCTGCCTCTCTCTTTAATGGGGACATAACAGGGTGGGACACTGGAGCCGTGACAAACATGTCGTATATGTTTTCGGCCGCAGCGGCCTTTAATCAGATCCTATCAGACTGGGACACTGGGGCCGTGACAAACATGGAGGGTATGTTTAGGGATGCTACGGCCTTTAATGGGAATATATCAGACTGGTTCACTGGGTATGTAACAAACATGATGTTTATGTTTAGGGACGCTACGGCCCAATACAATAATGGTCTCCTAAAATACGACTATAGCAAATGGTCTGTGTCCTCAGTAACGAACTCTAATGAATTTTTATATATAGATGGAGGCGACAAGACTACAACAGACCCCAAGTCGCCTTTTTATGTACCAGTGGTTCCTGGAGAACCCGCTATGACACTGACCTTTATACTACCTGCAAGTGGGCCCGTCACGCTACCGATAAGTGGCAACTATACTGTAGACTGGGGTGATGGAGTCCAAGGATCCAATAATGCAACGGGTACGCCTTTAGAACCAGGACCTGTGAAGATCAGAGGAACTGTGACGAATTTCGGCGATTTTGATGATACTTGGCCCGGTGCGGATCGCCTTACCGCACTCGCCGGTTGGGAAAATGTATCTGGTCTTATAAACCTCCGCGGAGCATTTAATGGTGCAAATCTCTTATCATCTGTACCAACTACTCTACCGCCGACTGTTACAAATCTGTCGTACATGTTTAAGAATGCTTCAATGTTTGATCAGAGCCTGTCAACATGGAACACGAGGGCAGTGACAGATATGTCGCATATGTTTGAGGGTGCCACGGGCTTTAACTCTAATATTTTCACCGACGTATCTGCCGTGACAAACATGGAGGCTATGTTTTATATTGCCACTGCCTTTAATCAGAACATATCAACATGGAATACTGGGGCCGTGACAAACATGGAGGCTATGTTTTTTAGTGCCACTGCCTTTAATCAGAACATATCAACATGGAATACTGGGGCAGTGACAAACATGTCGGGTATGTTTTCGAACACGGTTGCTTTTAATCAGAACATATCAACATGGAATACTGGGGCCGTGACAAACATGTCGTATATGTTTGAAGGTGCGGGTGCCTTTAATCAGAACATATCAGACTGGGACACGGGGGCCGTGACAAACATGACGAGTATGTTTAATGGTGCGGGTGCCTTTAATCAGAACCTGTCAACATGGAATGTCTCTGGAATTGGTACTTTTGGCCAATTTAAGAATTTTTTTACGGATACTTCCACTGGGTCTGTTGCTGACGTAAGTATCTCCAGTAACCGAAGCCCGTTCAGGGCGGCGGCTATGGCTATCACTGTTCTGCCGACTTTCACCAATGCTATACAAGTTTCGGATATTGGAGCAGATGGTATCGCTATAGACTATAACGACGGATACGGTGCAATAGAAATTACATACGGTACTCCAGTATCAGGACCTACTGTTACAGGCTTTACTAGCGGGCCCATATACATTTGGGGCTCCTTTGGACACTTTGGCGCGCCCGACCTAGACGGCCATCCGACCGCACAACACATTACTGGTATCACAAGCTGGGGAACCTCAAATAACAATCTCACTAGTTTGGCGAATGCGTTCAATGGTGGATTCAATGGTGGTGGCTCGGCCTCTACTTATGCTAATGACCTGGAAACTATAAATCTTCCACCTCTGCCTTCTACCGTTACGGATTTATCTGGAATGTTCGCAAACTGTCCTTGTAACATAAATGGCATTACATCGTGGGATCTAAGTGGTGTAACAAACACATCTTACATGTTTTATCAGGCGAGAAACGAATCAGGTGTACCTGGTAAAAGCAGATTCAATGTAAATATCGCAGGGTGGAGAACGTCGGTATCTAACGTCACGAACATGAACTATATGTTTGATGGAGCCTATAAATTTGCGAGGAATATCTCTTTATGGGATACGACGGGTATTACCTCACCGCCTCCTTTTTTCTTTTCGACGTTGACAAATAACCCTACATTTGACGAAGCATCTACTCCCACGGTAGTCGACACGACTATATCGGATTTCAAGTCGCCTTTTTTTAACGGGCCTCCTCCTGAGGGTTCTATGACACTGGTCTTTTCATCAGACACCCAAGCCGTGACACTGCCGATAGAAGGTATTTACACGGTAAACTGGGGCAACGGAAACCCAGTTCCCAATGATCCATCGGGTACACCTATAGGGCCAGTGATAATCACAGGAAATGTAACAAGATTCGGTAATGGTTCAGCTGGTTGGATTGGTGCAGACGGTCTTTTATCATTAAGCGGCTGGGAAAGTATGACTACTCTTGTAAATATCAGCGGAGCATTCAATTTTGCAATAAATCTGACATCTGTACCGGCTGCTCTTCCAGATGGAGTTACAAATCTATCATATTTGTTTAATGATGCTGCGCTATTTAATCAGAACTTGTCTACATGGGACACGGGAGCTATCACAAATATGTCGAATATGTTTTCTTCGACGCCGGCCTTTAATCAGGATCTGTCTACATGGGACACAGGGGCTGTGACAAACATGTCGAATATGTTTGGGGGTGCAACGGCATTTAATCAGGACCTGCATACATGGAATACGGAGTCTGTGACAAACATGTCAGGTATGTTTCAGAATGCTACAAGCTTTGATCAGGACCTGACAACATGGAACACGGAGTCTGTGACAGACATGCCGTTTATGTTTCAAAATGCTACGAACTTTAATGGAAACATATCAGGATGGAATACTGGAGCCGTGACAAACATGGTGGGAATGTTTCAAAATGCAACGGCCTTTAATGGAAACATATCAACATGGAACACGGAATTAGTGACAAACATGTCGTATATGTTTTATGGTGCGACGGCCTTTAATGGAGACCTGCCATCATGGGACACGGGAGCTGTGACAAACATGTCGTATATGTTCAGGGGAGCCACGGCTTTTGCTGGATACGGACTAGAATCATGGAACACAGGGTCTGTGACAAACATGTCGCACATGTTTGAGAATGCAACGACTGTAGGTAATGTATTTGACACGTGGAATGTATCCAACGTTACCGATATGTCTTATATGTTCAAGGGAGCAATCGGTATGGCCTCACCAAGTTATTTATGGGATGTCTCTAAAGTCGTAGACATGTCGCATATGTTTGAAGGAACCCTTATAGATTTAAATGCAGGCTCGTGGAAGCCCAAGCGGTGTGCAAACTTTTCATACATGTTTGCCGGCGTAGATTTAACGACTTTAGCACCTGATATCACACTCGCACCATGGGCTTCTTATATCGGTATCAGTGCGGAGGAAATCAGCAGTTTAAATTTCATGACAGAAAATGGAGAGGATATAACTTATTTAACACCCATTTCACCGTTCTGGGCAGATCCTAATGGCACTAATGCTCCAAAGAGTTATGTAGGCGACGTCGGAAGAGGTGGATTTCCAATGGCTATAAGCTTTCTGTGTTCTCCTGGAACATATCTATCCTTACCCATATCGAATCAAGATGGAGAGGTGCTCATTGATTGGGGCGATGATCAAGTCAATTGGTACCCGCCGGAGTTTACGGGATTGTATGAGCATTATACACGGATATCGAATCCGGAAATACAGTTGTATGCGAATTTTAACAATTTTGGGGCTAATTTGTGGCCCGGTGTCAATAAAGTTGTATCAGTAGACGGTTGGGGCTCGCCTAATAAATTAATAAACTTAAGCAATGCGTTCAAAGGTGCCACTATCCTAACGACGGTGCCGAACAATCTGCCAACAACAGCAAGAAACTTATTTTCTATGTTCAAAGGCACCGTCCTTTTCAATCAGACCCTCGATAGCTGGGATGTAAGTCGTGTTACAGATTTTTCAGATATGTTTTTTCAAAGTATCGCATTTCAGGGTAATGGTCTCGATGAATGGAGACCAAGAGCTGCTCAGGATATGAGTAGAATGTTCTCTGGTGCCACGGCCTTCAACACAAATCTAAAACCCTGGTGCGCTTATCTTGGTGTTCTGACGGGTCCAGTCTCACATATTAATTTTTTTACAGGTTCTGACACAACTAATCCGAATTCTCCGTGGTACACTGAATACACCACTGCGCCTAGCAGAAATCCCTTAACAATCACATTCCAACCGACTCCCTATACTGCCCAAAATCCATTAATATTTCCACCAAATGTGTCTGGGACAGCCTATATTTCGTTACCGATTACGGGTGTATCGGGAGATCTTTTTATTGACTGGGGCGACGGTACAAAAAATCTGTACTCGCAGAACCAACAACCTACTCTCAGTGCGTGGACCGAGGTATACGAACACGTAGATCTCTCTGGATCCAACCACCAGGTAAAGATATATGGAGACTTTACGACGTTCGGTGAACGTTACAATGGTGATGCAAAACTATCAGCGCCAGGAAACCCCGCTGTTGTCTGGTTCGGTCTTTCGAATGTATTGACCGTCGACAGCTGGGGTGACAATGCAATACTTTCCAGTCTGAAACAAGCATTCCAACTAAGTGCCTTCTCCTTGACTGCCGTGCCATCCAACATTCCAAGAACAGTAAAGAATACTGCGTCAATGTTTCTGGCCACGCCACTCTTTGTTGGCGCCAATCTAGCTCTGTGGGATGTCTCTGGATTGACCAACACGACGAGCATGTTTGCTGGAGCCGCCGCCTTTACGGCCGATCTCAGTGGGTGGGCATACAAACTGGGCCCCGTTTCCGCATATGATAACTTTTTTAGCACAAGCACGTTTGGTATGTCTGGATTTACCGATCCCACATCACAATCGCCCAGATCTCCGTTTTATATAGGTGTACCGACTCCATCGAACCCGTACGTGCCTGCCGCACCTCTGGTCGTGTTCAATGCGCAACCGAATCCTACCATCAAGGTTGGAACCGAAGTATTCGGAACGGTTGGGTCAGTGCTATACAGTCTAAATCCTTCCTATACCCGCATAACGGACTTGGGTACATCAACTTTTGTTGGTACTCTATACAGACCCTATATTGCAAACGTATCTATATCCAACAAGATCTACGGCGCGCACACCGGCGGCAAATTGTTCTCATACGACACGGTAACACGTACACTTGATCTCTCGGCCGGTAGTTATCAAGGGATACCCACGGGCTACATGGTACTCGACACGAATGGCAATCTGTATTCCACGGACAGCGCGGGTTATGTATATAAACTGGCCTATGCAACCCCCACATTCGTGCCCTTGAATACGGCAGCTCTTGTTCCTCCTGTAATTGGTCCTCTCAGTATAGTCAACGATGAATTTCTGTATGGAGCCGACTCTGAAAATCGTATAGTTCGCATGTCAATACCCGCAATAGATGTTCTTAGATCAGAAGCTATCGATATGGCTCCTACATCGCTCATAGTGGACTCGGCTGTAAAGTCGTACTTTTATGACACCAATGGCCAAGCCCTTTGGTCTTATTCTCCTCTCACCAAGCTCTACGACTTTTCTGAGAATCCTCTTGACGGCACGGGACCCGTCGGCCCCATTCTTATGGATCCCACAAAGCGAGTTCTGTATGGCATATGTTCGGCCGGAGGGCGAGGAATCGGCACTGGTTTACGTGGAGCCGGTACTCTGTTCTCGTTCGATCTAAGCTCTTCTGAATATTCGGTACTCGTAAACTATGTAGCCGGCGACGTAAACCGTGGTGAGACACCCCTCGATTTCTCGATTACGACCGAAACGGGCACCGCTTTCGTGACAACACGATCATCTGGAACCAGTTTCCAGACACGGATTGCTCCTAGAGTAGCCAATGGCTACGCCGTTGGCTCGGCGGAACTGCCTGGAGCCACGACGACCTGTTTCAATCACGGAACAAAAATTCTCAGCCTCATAAATGATATCGAGGCATGGGTCCCCGTAGAGAGCCTGAACATCGGTGACCTGGTCATGACATACTTGCACGGCCCTCGTCCTATAACACACATATTCAAGGGAGTCATGATCAACAATCCGGCCATCTGGCATACGTGCATGTACAAGGGCCAGAAAGCCGGATTCGAACCCCTTCTCGTCACGGGCGGCCACGGTCTACTCGTGGACTATCTCACAGAAAAGGAACAGGCCAAACAACAAAAGTTCTGGGGCCGCAATGAAGTCGTCATCGACGACAAAACAGTGATTCTTGCACCGGTCTCTGCTGAGTTTACTCAGATCACAGATCGGGACATCTACACATACTACCATTTCGTGGTAGAAAACGACGGCGACAACGACAGGCGTTACGGCGTATACGCAAACGGCTTTCTCACGGAGACACCGTCGAAGAATCAGGCGAACTCGAAGAACTTCAAAGACCACCCCGTTTATTGAGCTCCGCCGTATTTTTTTCCATAAACTCTCTGAATTTTACTAGATTATCGAACGCCTCCTGAGGAATCTTCGTCAGATCGAAAAACAGACCACTACGATTCTCCGAAACCACGACACCGTGTTTTTTGAGAATCCGAGCAATTTCGACAAATGCATTCTTGTCCATCTGCTTCATCTGCTCGTTGAAGGCAGCACGGCGCTGGTATTCATCGTTCGAAATCCGGGTTTCCATCTAAGGAGCACCGGGGTTATGGAGCGTCTCAGTTGACCGCAAACTCGAGGCGAAACATTACGTTGATGAGACCCCGGTTGCGGGTCCGGAGTCGAATCATGAGGGCGTCCTCTTTGACTACCTCCATCTCATAGTGCGTATTGGCGTACATCATCTTCAGACAATCGAACCGAAGTGTGTCGATATCGATGGGTTCAATCTCTGCTCGGAGTGTTATAATCAACCACTCTCCGTCGGACATATCCACGTGTTCACCGCCGGCCATTTTCCCGGCTCCGTATTGGAACATCTTGCGTCGGCCGTTTTCGAAGCGGCGAGATACTAGTTCGGTCCACGGCACATTCTGATTCACGAGTTTGTTGGTCGAAACAAAATCCTGAATGAGAAGATCGTATGTGTTATTGGCCATTATATGGGTGAAGACACGGATACTTTAGGCCTCAGTGACCACGGCCGGCAACAGAGCCGGTAACAGAGCCGCCTTGGCACCGCCCACCGTCGTGTCGAGAACTCCCACGGCCTGAATAAATGCGTCATTCTTCTGGAAGACGGCCCGCAGAACCCGGAGCTTGATACTTATGCCGGGCACCAGTCCGTCGAATTCCGCATTTCCCACGTGGAATTCTCTCGGAAGAAGGACACGGGCGGCCTCGAGAGGCTGGCCGCCTTCCATCAGAATCGCATAGGCGCCCATCTTGTTCGCCTTGAGGACCTGCGCATCGACGACTTGGCCCTCTGTAAGACGCAGACACTCCATGCGGACCTTGCAATAGTATATGAAATCGCCCGTGAACCGGCCGTGTTCGGCCTGTCCCATGGATCGGGACAGGATTTTCATGGAATCGACACGGACATAGCCATCCGTGGAGCAGGTTCCCTCTGTTCCCTTTCGGAGCTTGGCGAGAAGAAACTCGTCGATATTCTCGGCTGCCTCTCGGAACTCTCCCGGCGCCAGCGCCACCCGTTTATCGACGAACACGGGAGTGAATAGAGGCGGCATGTGTACCCGCTCTGCCATATCTATTAGTCAGTCATGTTTTCCGGCTGCCTACTTGCGGCTTTTTAATCCCGAATCGGCCGCCTCAATCAGACTCAAGAACCATCTACGACCTCCGCCTCTCTTATCCAGCAACCGGGACAAGAACTCCATGTATAGACACACGGGCTGGTGACTGAGCTGCGTGGCAAACAGCGGCTTTTCTCTTACTTCCCGTTTCTTGCCACTCGGATCATCGTCGGGAATTATATGCGGAGACAGTGCGTCATCGTCCCTTGCCGCCGCATGAAGGCGGAATATACGGGGAAAATGCTCGCCGAGTTTCGAGGTGTTGCCGCATTCGGCGCCGGCTCCTTTCGTTTTTGTCATGGTTGTCGTATCCAGCGACTTGAATACGACCTTGTCCACCTTGGGTGCCAGGAATCCGAGTAGAGTTCCCGCACCGGTCGGAATGGATACCGCCGGTTTTTGAAGCCGGCCGGCAATTGCATCCCGTTCCAGCTTATTTGCCACGATCGAGAATGCACCACCCTTGCGGCTATAGTACTCGACCTCTCTCGTCGCCGGATTGTAAATACGGTAGGCAGATGTGCTGGATGTCTTTACAATTTCTCCGGCCAACATCTCTTCTAACTCCGCATCACCGGCCAGAGCGAGCTCGATGAGATTCTTCTGCTCCTCGTACGAGGTCCGTTTATCGAACCACCAACGGAGGGCCACTGCTCTCGTCTCCGGCACGGTGCCGAATTGCTTCAGAATCCAGGACCACAGTGATAGAATACCATCGGGAGCCGGACCGGTTCCATCGACAAAGCCCATCCATTCCAACCACCGCTGCTTCAAGGGACTCGTCTGTGCCTCTTCATCAACTTCGGCGGCAGGAGCCGCCACAGTGTCAGCCACGGTTGGCGCCGGCCCCTTCATCATCATTCGCCGTCTCAGTTGAAAGGCGCGCGCATAACGGAGAGCGAGCGGAATCTCCATATCGGCGACCGCCGACGGCTGAAACACGAGATAACCCGCCCGTTTAATCAAGAAGCCTTCTACATCTCCCCGCCGTATTTTGAACCGCTTGCCGTCCAGGAGCTCAAGAAGCACATCCGAGCTGATTTCGGCGGGCAGCTCCTTGAAAATGGCGAGAACCGCCGACTCCGGCACGATCACCGTGTCGCCGAAGAGTTGGCGCACGAGTTCCATCTTCTGCAGAATTACTCGCCGGGCATCGGCTACCGTAAATGTGCTCGAGTCGATACGCAGATCATCGGGAAGAGCAGCCGCACACTCGTGTTTACACACCTGGTAATCGCAATACGTCGTATAGTCCTGATCATTCGCCGAGTACTCCCGATATACGTTTTCCTGCGCATCGATCTGGTGCCGCTTCGGCAAATCCGTGAATACGATGGCCTCCATTTCCAGATTGCAGTCCCACGCATGTTTCTTAAGAAGACGCTGGACACGACCGACCATCTGCGCCTTTTGAACTGCGAGGCGATACGCATACATGTCGGCGGTTTCGAATCCCTCTAGACCATCGCCGTGTGTGACAATCGTGGCGTGCAGATAAATCAGACAATTGTTAAAGGACATTGGCGGTACGGCGAGCGCTCTCTCCGTCTCCCGCAGCGCCGAGTGAGAGCAATAACGAATGGCCCGACCAATGATTTGGTCCGTGCGGTTCAAGTGATACCAGGAATCGAGAATGTGCATCTCCCGAATACACTTGAGATCGAGACCCTCGGATGCCACCTGAGAGCCTATGATGACCTTTACAGAATTGCCGAGAGGTCCCCAGACCTTATCGGTCCATGATGTCGCTTGCTTAACGAGACCGGGAAAATCTGGACTGATTTCGTCTTCGGATGTTAAGAGCACATAATACGCCGGAGAAAACGGATGTTCGGCTCCGTGTTCCGCCGTTATATTGCCGCATAGAGCACAGATGGGTACGGCGGGTCTCACACCATTCAAGAGAGGAGCAATGCGGCCATCCGACAGCTTGCGCTGGAAGCCGGCGCGCTCGAGAGCGATCGCCAGAGGTAGCGCACCCGATTTGATGTAACGACTGTAGACAAAGCAGAGGCCCTGGGCCGCCGTTATACTTTTGACGATACGGTGAATCTTGGGCGCATGGTCCAGAAGTCCTCTGCCGTGAAACACGGAATCAATCGGAAACTCCTCCTGCGGCGTGAAGACACGGATTTTGCGTGATCCCGACGTGACGGTTTTGGTAGAAAAGTGCGCTTCCCAGCCGGCCGTGCCGTACATGTTATTCGGATACGTGATATTCGCCATTTGCATACGGAGGTCTAACATCACGTCGCCGGTGGTTACCTCTTCAGCCGTTCTCGTCGTCGCCGCTCTCAGAGCCTTTTCTACTGGCGTACCGGGCTCGGGCTCTGTAAATACGATTGGAAGGACATTCAGTGCGGCGGCATCCGATTCGGAGAACTCGACGGGTTTTTTCGTGGCGGAAATTCTCGGCCAGTAAATGGCATTTGTTATTTCGCCGTCCGGCGGAAGCGCTTCCACTGGTCTCATGCGCAGCGGAAATGTAAAGGGATTTTCGCCTCGCATGTAGCTCACATAACGGCGGGCGGCGGCCTCCAGAGGCGCCGGATTTATCAATTCGCCGGTGCCGGAAAAAATTTCGGACACCTGCAGCGGTGTCTTCTCTTTCTTGCTGTCATTCATCCAGAGGTAATTGAGAAGACGCACGATTTCGGGAGCCGAGTTGTACATGGGCGTGGCCGTCATGAGTACGAGGCGCAGACCCTCTGCGTGAAGTACGATGCGTTTGAGATAGGGATTGAGAGCCTTGCCGCCGGCATTTTCGGCGGCTTCACCACCGGCTACGGCGTCCTCGGGCTTTCCTTCATCCTCTCGAGTTGACACATCCCGCAGATTGTGAGCCTCGTCTATTACGATCAGATGGTCAGAAAAGAGGCGTCGGAGAACCTCGTTTTCCGCTAATTGGCGGGCCTCGCTCTCGATGCCGGCGGGAACGTGATTTGCGAGACTGCGATCGATCCAGTTGGCAAAGGCCTGGTAGCCGGATACCGTGTACCGCTTGCGTCTGTCGGCTTCTATGGCGTATTGCACGGCCTTGAGGTCGGGATTTCGAAGGAGACCGAGACGCTCCAGATAGGATGTTCCCGTACATTGGTTGGATATCCAGCGGTCGCCGCCCCAGACGAGTTTGGTTGTGTCGAATACGGTGCGCTTGAAGTTTTCCTGGATCGCTTGGGGCACGAGTACGATTACCTTGCGGGTCGGTGCTACCTCGAGGAATTGCTCGGCAATGGTGACGGCACTGCACGTTTTACCTACGCCGACACCGTGAAATAGCAGAAGGCCCATGTATGGTGTCTGCGGATGCAAAAATCGGCTTACGAGTCGCTGGATCGGTGTTAATTCGAAGAGGGCCTCGGCTTCCTTGGAAGAACAGGGATCGAGGATTCCCTCGGCCACCTTGGTGAGAGTTGCTCGGGCCTCGTAGAATTCCCGTTTTTGGTAAAGACGACTAGCAAAGTGGGGGTCGTCGATGTTGGGATATAGACCTGCCATTTCTTCACGTTCTTGCATGGCCTTGGATGGCCATACACCCCGACCGGTCATCACCTCGGATACCGTTTTGCGTACGACGGGATTCTTTAGTGAAGCCCATTCCTGAACTAGGGTGGCATCGTCCATGGCTTGGAACCGTTGGCGATAGTCTATGGGAGCCTTTGGTAAGACGGGTGCTTTGACCTCGACTGGAGCTTCGACCTCGACGGGTACGTCGACCTTGACTGGTGCCTCTGCCTCGACTGGTGCAACGACTGGAGCTTCTGCCTCGGCACCGACCACTTCTATCGCAGGAGCCTCTGACACCTCGGCATCCGGGGCAAAGGGCTCTGTGACCTCATCATCCGGACTTGACATGTCTCCTCTTATTTAACAAGATAAATTCAAAGCAATTGCGCACATCGCATGTTCAAGTACCGCCAACTTCTCTGTGTTATATGGCCGGATAAGCTTCTTTGCATCATCCAGTGTTACCCATCTCACATCTCCAATTTCCTTTGCCTGTTCCTTATTCTGCGGATCCATGATTACCTCAATGTGTGAAGACATTTCTGCCAACCAGTATTTATGCTTGTATCGTATACCATTACTTCCTATGAATTCTTCAACAAGAGGTTCTGCATCCACTAATGTCAGATGCTGCCGCTTCACTCCCGTTTCTTCAAATGTCTCCCTAAAAGCACAAACCAGTTCTGTCTCACTCGAATTCCGCCGTCCCTTGGGAAATCCCCATTCTGCCTCGGTCCAGCAAGTTGTTGATTTGGCGATCAACGCTTCGAGTTTACCACTCTCCTTTAGTTTATCCATTTTAGCCTTGGCTTGATCGAATTCTATTTGATACCGCCGAGATACTTGACCGTTCCATAATAGTTTCCATAGCTGGGAGAACGAGGTGGTTATGAGTCGCTGGCGTTCATCGACGGTTGCTTGATCTATAAGATCCTGTATAGCTGTATCGTCCTCGAGACTGTATTTTCCTCGCATAATTTCAATATATCCGAGGGAATCCTTACGACGTATAAGCAGTATTTGCGTTCCTTCAATCTTTCGCCGAAACATTAGAACTCCCAGTGACGTGATAGGTTCGGTGCATTCTCGAAAAAAGTGTCCTGGTTTGCCGCAGTTACTGCACATAGACATGGCCCCTTAGTTTGCCTTGCTCTTCTGTTCTTTAGGTATACCAGTCTTCTGAACCAAAAAGCCTGCGACCAAAAAGTCTGCGGGGAGTGGGGTTCGAACCCACGCGGATTGCTCCAGCAGATCTTAAGCCTGCCACCTTAACCACTCGGACATCCCCGCACGGGTGGGGGTGGCCGTGCCCACAAGGGCTCGGACATCCCCGCATGGGTGGGGTGGCCGTGCCCACAAGGGCTCGGACATCCCCGCACCACAAATAGGGTAAGATCCGTACATCCCTAGTCAAGTTTTGGTCAAACTAAATTTGACCCCACACCTACCAGCGACGTGATCAGGTATATGTTGGTCCTATTATCTCTTCTGCTTGCGTCTGCCTCCGCCTCTATCAAGTCCTGCGGCGGTCTGTTTACCATTCAACAACTCGGCCTCGAGCCATCCGATAAGGCCGTCGGTGGAACAAATGTGTCTCTAACTCTGTACTATACGAGCCCCCTCGAGGTTACCGGCGGATCCGTAAAGAACTCCATGTCATACAATTTCATTCCTCTTGCACCCACCATCACCGATCTTTGCCAGAATACTCAGTGTCCCATTACTATAGGGCCGCACGACGGCTCATCTTGGTATACGATGCCATCGGGTTTATCGGGCACGATCACGTCACGAATTCTATGGACTGATACGGCCGGCACGCAACTTCTGTGCCTGGATATGACGTTAAAGGTTGTCCAGACAAAGCCGTATTGAAGTTCAAAGAGCCATCCCGTTTGTCTCAGACCAATATAGATTCGATGCACCTTCCTCCCGAAGTATGGGGTCCCGTTTTTTGGGCCACGCTCCACATTGTCTCACTCGCATATCCCGATTCTCCTTCCTATGCCGAGAAGAAGGCAGCCAAGGAATTTTATACTTCCATGGCCCATCTGTTACCGTGCCCGATATGCCGGGGCCATTACACGGAGATTATCAAGGCCATGCCCGTCGACACATGGCTAGATAAGCGCTCAACTCTCATCGAATGGGTGCATTCGGTCCACAATGCCGTAAACAAGCAGCTCGGAAAACCCGAGATGTCTCTGACCGAGTTCCATCGCAAATACAAGCAAATGGCGGATACCGGTCTTCCCCATCCTCCCTCGGGCGCCACGGCCGAGATGGCCGAGGCCGCACTCAATGCCGCCTACGCACAGGGTGCACTCCATGTTATCCTCGGCGGAGCTGCCGTTGCCATCGTAGGCGGCCTTCTGTGGTCGTCGTACAGGCTTGTGCCGAATAAATGAGGCACAGACGATAGCTAGAAGTGCTAAAGTTAAGAATTCCGAACGAAGTGAGGTTCTTAAGTTTAGCACTTCACGGTACAAAAAAGCTTGATCCCAAACAGGTGACATGGTCAAAACGGTCGATGTCAAAGCAAAGACATCCGATGCCGACTTTGCCAAACACGAAGGTGAATGGTTTACGGCCGCCGGCCTCCAGATCTTCGACGAAGACGTAGATGTCTACGGAATTTCGCATCCCGATGACGTGGCGGCCGGAAAACCCGAGCGCAAACTACTGGCAAAGCTCCGCAAAAAGGCGATTCCCACAGAAACAGTCCAAATCGGCTGGGATGCCTTTCGTCTGTTAGCCATTCCCAGTCGTAATCGGGGTGCCGCCGCCGGCCCGATTGATACCAAGGGTGTCTACTGGAGTCGCAGGGATCCGGCAAAGATCGACAAGTGGTCGGCGCAGTACTATCAGATCAAGGACGGCAAGAAGGTTCTGAGTAAGATGCGGGTCAACAACGTGGTCGCCAGCGGCGTCATCGGATACTACGAGAAGACGCCCTTTCTCGGCCAACCCTGTCGTATGACGGGATACACCCGGTCCGGACTCAAGCAGTTCCTTCACGGTCTTCCATTTTTGGAAGCGATTGATAATCAGTTCAAGACACTGGTGCCCGCTGCCCATAAGAAACAGTTGGCCGAGGTCTCCAAGAAGCCAATGTATCAGATTGGCGACACTGCATTCAGTACTCTCACGGTCAACAGCAACTTCCGCACGGCGCTACACAAGGATGCCGGCGATTACAGAGATGGATTCGGCAATCTCTCCGTGATAGAGTGGGGCAAGTATCACGGCGGAGAGACGCTGTTTCCCCGCTTCGGCGTCGGGTTCAATATTCGCACGGGAGATTTCGTGGCCATGGATGTGCATGAATGGCACACCAATGCACCGGTTACTACGACGAAGGAGGACACGGCATATAACAAGACGCTGCCTGATATTCGCACCCGGGATCCCACTACGGGTGTCATTGGCAGTCAGGAACTCTATCAGCGCCTGTCCTTCGTGTGTTACTTCCGTGAAAAGATCGCCGATTGCAGTGAGAAGGATACGAGAGAATACTACAAGTCGATCGATTTCGATTTGAAGCAACAAGAGACCAAGGCCCGCCGGGCCTCTGTGCCCACTCTCGTCTTACCGGGTATCACGGGAACAATCGAAGAGGCGAGGGGTCAGGTCAAGGTGGGACCGAGACACACCGTCAGAAAGCGGGCGCAGACGGAAAAACACCGGCGTCGCAAGCATTTTATCTAAGACTTTATCAGATTGATGTTTGAAGCGGAGCTCATATTCGGCGGCCTCGTAGTCCTATGGATTGCCTACGAAGTCTTCGGGCGTAATGCAATCGAAATAATCCAGTCCTACATGGTCTATATCCGAATCGCCGGCGGAATCGCTGTCATCGGATTTCTGTACTGGCATGTTACGAAAAACCCGGAAAATTTACAGGATACGCTGGGATTTGCCAAGCATCTTATGTTACCGTCGGCAACGGGTCGCTATACCACCACTGAGAAGCGGTCCGTGACGAATCTAATGAAGAAGAAGGTGGCCGCCGATCAACATTGGAAGTGTGGAGGCTGTGGTGAAACCCTGGACGAATCGTATGAAGTCGATCACAAACTCGCCTTGTACAAGGGCGGTTCTAATGACGCAGCGAATCTGGTAGCGCTGTGTCGAAACTGTCACGGAAAAAAGACGATGGCCGAGAGACTTGGACCGACCTAAATCTAGAAATTATATAAGACCATGTTAGAGTATCATGAGTGCCCCCCCCGCATTAAACCGTGTCATGAATGCCCCCGCAATACTCCCGAAAGTGTCTCCGATTAAGCCCGTGGAAAGATCATTTAATTCTGCTCAGATCACATCAAAAGCGTGGCCCGGCATAAATACCGGTCTTCCGGGTCCTTCCGCACTGCTGAATAACTATGGCGGCATGTATATCGTATACGCACTTGTTGCAGCACTCGTCATTGGAATTACGATCGTTATCGTAGACACCTTCTATCCATTTCTGCCCAGAAATCCTTTTGGCGGACCGTCGGCTACTGCTCGGGCAGGGAAGACCTTCTGGAAAAATCAGAACGGCGATGCACAAAATCTGATAGTGAAAGCCGATGAGTCGCCTACATTTCGTCCCGACACCTATTCCATGACAGTTCAGATGTTGATTGGTGATTCGCGCACTCCGGCACTCGGCAAATACAGACATGTGTTACACAGAGGGTCGAATCCTTGCGGCATTACTTCTTCGGTATCTACTGCAGTCGGCGGATCCAGCGATCCCATTTATACCAGTCTGGGTCTGCCGAATGAGATGAACCCTGGTCTATTTTTAGACAATTATAAGAATGATTTGTGCATATTTATTCATACGGTGTCTTCGACGGGTACTATGCTGCGGGAATCACTCGTAGTGGAGGATCTGCCGTTGAACCAGACTATAAATATTGGTTTGGTATCTAATTCCAAAACGCTCGAGGTGTATGTCAATTGCCGTTTGTATGCGACACATTTGTATTCGGGAACACCAGTATTATCCGTGACGAACAACCAATGGTTTGGCCGGTACTGCTCGTACCCCTTTCTGGGATCGTTGAGTAATCTGACACTGTGGGATGCACCGATCACGTCGCAGGATATGATGCGCACCTGTCGCTCGACCAAGATTTTGAATGCTCCCCAGCCGTGTCCCGGTGGTCTAACCGGTGGTGGCCTAACCGGTGGTGGCCTAACCGGTGGTGGCCTAACCGGTGGTTTGACGAGTGCCCTTTCGGGCTCCCTGTAATCTGAAGTGCTGAGGCACTAGCCGGTAAAAACACATCTTACATGTAGGGAAATGTCGAATCTGGGACAGAAACTCAGCGCCTTTACAGAAGGTATCGTCGGGCCCAAATATGCCGGCGCAAGTATTGGTGAGTCAGGCCCCTCCTATATCTTGCCTCTCATCGGCACGCTCGTTGTAATCGCCATTATAGTAATATCGGTCGTTATATCTCTGCAATACAAGGCAAAACGTCCTCCGTTTAAATCACTCGGCCCAATCGATCTGTTTGCTCCCGAAGCACCCATACTCGTAGACCGTCCCACTGTAAAGGCGAACATGTTAGCGTCGTATACGCTTTCTATATATTTCATGATGGACGCCGTTCCCGATATGAGAACATCGGGCACACCTCTTCTATCGTGGCCGGGAGTATGGGCACTTCAATACAACGCCCCGAAAGAAGAATTCCTGTGGATTTTTACAGAAACGCCGTATAATACAACACCTCCCGGCCCGGTTACAGTTAAGATAGCGGGCATACCCCTCCAGAGATGGAATCAAATCGTTATGACGTTCGAGGGCCGCACGGCCGACATGTACTGCAACGGCGCTCTGGTATCTTCTACAACTCTTCCGAATGTACCACCGTTGCCGAATTCTTCCATCGAATTAATTCCAGGCAATATCATGGGTAAGGCGGCCTACATACAAGTATGGCCCAAGCGTTTGACGACGGGCGAAGTATCCGGGAATTACATTGAAACGTCCGATTCTCAAGGGCGGCCCTATATCGGTAAAAAACTAACGAATCCATTAAAACTCCCGAATTTGTTTTGCCCGGGCGGCCAATGCTGCGGAAAGGATATCGCATCAGGAGAAGGCTTGCATTGGGAATTTCCGTACCAGTGATCTCTAAGAGCCATTATATTTTGGCCTGTATTCATAGAAGATGGATCAGGCCAAAATGTTTTATCAGCAGAACAGCGGGCTGATCAGCACGGTTATATTTGTGGGCGTAGCGTTGATCATCCTGTACGTGGTGTATACCTATCTCTATCCCTCGGAAGACCCGAACCATGTGGAGTTCCTGAATCATGAGGTAGATGCAAGAAAGGGTCCCGTTTCCCTGAAAAAGAACGGTAAGGTGCCTCCCATTTTTACGGGCGGCGACTTTACACTGAGTTTTTGGATGTATATCGACGACTGGAACTACCAAACGAGCAAATACAAGCCCGTGTTCAACCTCGGCCCGACAATGTTGGATGGAACCACCCGCAGTGTTCTTGTTGGTATGCTGACTCCGTTCAAAAATGGGCTAATGGTTCGGGCCGCCACGACAAATCCCGAATCTTCCACACCCGACATTACGGTAGGAAGTGTCCGGCAAGCGCTCATGAACCAACAGACCAGTATGGCCATGTTCGAGAACACCGTCGATAAGCCGTGCGACGTCAAGGAAGTACCTCTCCAGCGTTGGGTATGCGTGACTATCGTAAACAGTGGCCGTGTTCTGGATGTATACACGAATGGCAAGCTCGCCCGCAGTTGCATGCTCGACAGCGTGGTTCAGATTCCCCGTGGCGATTTATTCCTGAGCATGGGAACAATTGGAGGACGCTATTCCTCTGTCCAGATGTGGAACCAACAGCTGACCCCGGATGTGATCTATGGTATTTACATGATGGGGCCGACGCAGACGAAACACGATATAGTTACGGATGTGTCGAAGTTTCTGGGTATCAACGTCACCTTCACAGGATCGGTGCCGAACCAGATCTCCAGCGTTGCCCAGGATCCGTTCGCAGCAATTACGAATACGCTTGGATTCACGGCATCCTCGATGGGCTGTGATCCGAGTACAATCGCAAGTTCTTTGCAGGCGGCGGGAACAGGGATGTATGCGAATGCAATGGGCCGTAACTAAGTAAGTTGCGATACAATACTACTGAAGTTAAGAACCCCCCAAGGGATTCTTACATTCGGTATAATAAATATAAGACTCATTTAGAATGGATACACTGAGATCGGTCTATAACTGGACCCTTGGCACATCTCTATTAGCCCAGATAATCCAAATTGTTCTGATTGCGTGGGTTTCGTATACCGTCATGTTGGGCGTGAAAAATCTCATCGACGTTGTGAACGTGTACTCTGATTCCACCGTCATGCTTCTTCCGAAGTTGTACAATAGTACAAAATTGGTCCGGCAGAACCCGAATGTTGATGGATCCAAGACGATTCATCCGAGCACGAATGCGCCCGGTGGGCTCGAATTCTCTTACTCGTGCTACATGTTTATTACGAATAACACATTCCAAGGAACTGCTGCAGGGTTGCGCCATATCTTCCACAAGGGCTCGTCCTTGTACAAGCCGCTCATGTGCCCCGGTGTGTATATGAAAAACAACGAGAATACCCTGGTGGTATACATGAATGAGGGAGCCCACTGGGACACGCACTGCGAAATCCCGAGTTTCCCCGTTGGCAAGTGGGTTCATCTTGTCATTGTGGTGCGGAACATGGATGTGGATATCTATGTGAACGGAAATGTGGCGCACCGCATGACTCTTTCTTCTGTTCCTAAACAGAACTTCGGCGATGTCTATGTGTTTAATAACCAATCGAATGTGGATGGGCAGCCTCTGGACCAATCTTTCCGAGTCCTCGGATCTGCTACGGGATTCATCAGTCGTCTACAGTACACGGGCTACGCTGTAAACTACGAGCAGATCGACAAGATGTTACGCGCTGGGCCGTCGACCGAACTCGATTCGAACGATGTCATGTCGAATGCGCCGCCGTATTTCACGGACTCTTGGTGGGTGACATACACGAGAGCCTAAGCGACCCTTATTGCTAAAGTTAAGAACTCCCATTGGGAGTTCTTAATCTGAGCATGACCTAAACCCATAAAAGCCACCTACATCATAGAGTCATGCCAGGCGGTGGTGAATTAACCTTGATAGCATTCGGATCCCAGAACAAGGCGATTAGCGGTAATCCCGAGATGACCTATTTCTACAAGGTTTTCAAGCGTCACACACATTTCAGTCAGGAGTCGATTACTATATCCATGGATGGACCGAATGAGATGATGTTGGATACACCGATTCGCATCCGAGCAAAGATTCCCCGTTCCGCCGATTTACTCACCGATCTCACATTCGTATTCAACGTTCCGGATCTCTATAGTAACTCGACCCCTGCAGGTAGAACTCCTGAGCCCCGTTGGATTCACATGCTCGGTCCACTTATCATAGGCAGTGTTGGAATCTACGTGGGTGGATCCAAGATTCAGGAATTCACCGGTGAATGGATTGCTCTCCGAGCACAGATGGATCTTCCTACGGATCAGTATATGAAATGGCGGACCATGGTCGGCGATGTTCCCGAGTTACACAGTCCCGAGTGGGGCATTTACGGCAAGTCGCTGTTTTATCCTTACGCCCAGGGACGCTATCCTCACGTATTCAAAGATTGTCCGGAAACACCGAGTCCGAGTATTCCCACAACGGAAATCCGGGTTCCGTTGCCGTTTTGGTTTTCCGAATCGATTGGCAAGGCTCTGCCTCTCGTTTCCCTCCAGCTTCACGAAGTAGAAGTCCAAATAACTCTGAAGACTCTGCGAGAAGTGTACAGGATCATGGATAACGCAACACTGCCTAACTCGGCAAAATGCCAGTACGAGCCGATGAGATACGGGCGTAACCTGGTGATAGATCCAGCTTATCCCGTTTCTATGACTACTCCTCCTGCATATAACGGCACTGCACTGAATCTGACACTCCAGAATCAATATACGTATTCTCAGCCGAATGCAACCGATCCGCTGAACGTGTTTTATTCGGCGCCGGGTCAGGCTCTGATTACCCAAGAGGGGTTCATAATGAATGCGCATCTCGAGGGCAATTATGCGTATCTTACGGAAAAGGAGCAGCTGATGTTTGCCGAACGAGAACTCACCACGCTGGTCCACCAAGTCCAGATGTTCAACGTGCCCGGAATAACAACGAAAACCAAGTTGGACATGGATGTTCACGGACTAATTCATCGCATGGTGTTCTTCGGCAGACGCTCCGATGCCATCGATATTCGCAATGATTATCTGAATCTGAGTAATTGGAAATATCCTCGGCAGGCTCCATTCTGGCCATTTACGAGTGGAACAGGAGCCAGCGACGGTAATAATTCGGGCCAGGCTATTCCAGCCGGTTACGGTAACAGGGATATTCTCCAGAGTGCCCGTCTCATCTGTGCCGGCAATGATCTGTTCGAAGAGAAGCCGGCGAAATATTTTGAGGTCCAGGTTCCGTATATGACAACGACGGGCTCGGGTACCTCCGGCCTGCATCCTGGTGTCAAGGCGGATGATGTATTCGGGCCCGTGTATCAGATTCCATTTGCTATTCGGGGTTCGGATCACGAACAGCCGTCGGGTACTCTGAATACGAGTCGTCTTCGTGAATTCCAACTCGAGGTCACACCGTGGCCACTCGCCGCCGATTCTCCGTATACATTCGACTTTACCGTATATGTGGAGAGTCTGAACTTGGTCCGGTTCACGAATGGCATGGGCGGCCTGGCGTACGCAGTATGATCACTGTATGATCACTGTATGATCACTGTATGATCACCGTCTACAGCGAAGTGTCAAAGTTAAGATCCTTTTTATTTAAAGCTTTATATTTCTGTACACATATAAGATATGTCAAAACCACGTGTCGCATTTTTATTTAGCGGTCAATCTAGAACCAATATGTTATCATTAAATCCAACTAAACATAGCATAATTACAGATTCTTGGGATAAATATATATTCCATGCAGATCTAAAAGAAGCATATGATTATGATGTGTTTATTACATCTGATAATATGGATATTAATAAGACTTTCGCCTATTTTGGTCAAGACCATATTAAAAATATCCATCTGCTAGATACAGATTGGTACTTACACAGGCCTACAACAGTAATACCAGACGTTAATACGTTTGTGTCTTCATATACTATACCATATGGATATGAACGTTACCCAAATTTAGTTCATCAGTCCTATAAAATGTATGACTGTTTAAACTTAATGAAACATTCTGATATTCACTATGATTATATTGTAAGAATGCGCTTTGACACAGTACTTCATCATAATATCAAAGATTGCCTTGATAGAGTTGCATCGGGCCCGGCGGAGCTAATAGATCATTCAGAAATGTGTATTATAGGAAAGTATGATATAATGTGCTGGGTGCATTCTCTGATATTACATAATGGTACATATAATCAATATAAGAATAGATTTTTGGGATGGCCTGTAGATAGTGCCGTACCCGATAATTATCGTAGATGGGCATATTCTCATGAAGCACAAGCATCAGAACATATACGCAATTATTACAAAGATAAAGATGTAGAAGAGAAAGTGTTAAACATGGATTTATCTAGATTAATGAGACAAGACGGTAGGCTAGAAAATTGGTAGGACCCTTCACGTTAGCCGGTATAAATTCCTTGGTATCCTTAGTAGATAGTCATGAATAACGGCCGAGTAAATCTCAAGGCTCGTGACCCAACTACAAATCAAGTGCCCGGGTTCGGCTATCGCACGGAAGTCGGATCAACGGAGGGTCAGGATGCCATTCGTGGGAACATGAATGCCACTCCGCTAAACCAGGCCTATTTCAGTCCGGCGAATGTAAAAATTGTGCAGAACAAGATTCGCAAGGAGGTCTATGACCGCAGCAAGGGCGATTTTCTGGTCGACGAACAATCCGTGGATGAACTTCTGATTGTTATGCGGGCCATGTATCTCCAATATGGCAAAAATCAGCCGACGAATATCCCGGGCCAGATTGCCGATCTCAATCAGCTCGTTGCCGACTGGTGTGTGCCGAAGATCATCGCCGAGTGCAGTATGCACAAGACGTATCTCAACGATATCCAGAACATGCCGGTGCCGCTGCCGCATCCGATTAAGATGAGCAAGACGGGATCAAAGTCGGCGACACTGGATCGGTTCTTCTAGAGCTCTGTAATAAACCCAAGTTAATTGCGCTCCCTGAACAATTAACTTTAGTTTTTGAAGGACGACTCTAACGGCTGGCCTTGGCCCTACGAGATCTCTTTCTATATCTGCGATATCTGGTACGGCGTGCACCTCTCTGTTTCAAACAATCGAGGACTGTCCCACTCGAAACCATGGCAGGGCCGGTAAATGGCTGACCAGCCGCTTCCATCGCCTCCTTTTCCGCCTTTAGTGCGTCATCCGCAGCACGGACAGCAAGTTCCAACTCCTTTCTATCAGCTGCAATACGTGCGTCCGCTTCCTTTCGTGCCGCCGTAGCCGCAATCGCTGCCGCAACTCTATCCTCCAGACGGGATACAATCATCAAAAAACTTTTACTATACCGGAATATCTTTCCATTAACATCGACATCAACATCACCGTTTCTATAACACTGTGTTACCTTACCGGTTGTTCCGACAAGCGGACCCTTGTTTTTTGTAGGATATGTTTTGTCAAATTCAGCCGTGTCGAGGGCTACGATATCCCCTATGACCGGATAGGCAACGGAATATGTACCTGTTAGGCTCCATTCACTGCGACCATCTACCATATTTACAAAATAGGGATAACCCTCTTCCGTCATAAATTTTTTCCATATGTGTCCGCCATCGTCGTTTTTACACGCATTGGCCATCCTTAAATGTTACTCATATAATTTATTTGCCCTTTGCCTTGGCCTTGGCCTTTACCTTCTTCACAGTTGGCTCCGTCACTCTTAGCGAAGCCCGCACCTTCATAAACGTCTCATACGCCGCGCTAAACGCATCGAGATCCGCAAGCCACAGTGACTCCGGAGTCTTGGATGCCAGAGCCTCTCGTGCTGCCGTGATGGTCGCCAACTCCTCCTCGAGATCCGACACGGCCTTGGCCTTCAGTCGGTCAACCCGCATACGGAGCAAGTACTCAAAGTCGGCGAGCGAGACCTCCTCACTCTTGGAACTCAGCCGAGGCAGACCCAGAGCCAGAAGCCCCGCAAGAAGATCCTCGTCCGCCGCATTCGCCACGACCAGCGTGCCAGTCACCACGGCTCGCACAAAGGCGGCGCGCGCACCAATCTCCACGATCTCGGCATCGAGACGGGCGAGCTCCGACGCCTTGCGACACACGTATCCCTCGAGACGACGACTGTAGAAGACCTCGAGAATCTCGCCCGTGCCGTCGAAGCGGCGAATGTGTCCGTCCACATCAAATGCCACCATGTTCGACAGACGATAGGAGGAAGAGAGCTTGAACTTCTTCTCGAACTCGGAAGGAAAGGCCCTCGCCTCGTTATAGTACTCCGGGTCCAGTGTCAGCAGAAACTCGACATCCACGTCATTGTACGCTTCCTGGAATGACTTGAGATAGCGGCCGGCCGAGGCGGACTCGGCATCCCTCACTCCCGACAGCAGATCCTCGAGAAAGGCCTTGTAATTCTTCGTCCACGTGCCCACCGGCAACTCGGTAATGCGCACCCGATTCGTGTCGTCGTCGAGGAACTGGTACAGACCCTTGGTCACCACCTGGCGGCTGTCCGCCGACGCCGTCACCGAGCCACGGAAGCCGTCCCAGTGCGGCAACAGACGGGTCTCGCTGAGATCGTCCACATCGCCCGTCAGACGCCGGCGCAGACACGACACGAGTTCGGCCGGCGAATACGGAAGCACCTCCGTAGAAAATCCCGTGCCGATGCCCAAGGATCCGTTGACGAGGAGCATCGGAATCACGGGCAGATAGTATTCCGGCTCCACCTGCTGGCCGTCGTCCTCGAGCCACGACAGACCCGGATCATCAGCCTTCGAGAAGATCGCATTCACAATCGGCTCGAGAGCCGTGAAGATATACCTCGGTGATGCCGCATCGTCGCCGCCCTGCAGACGGGTACCGAACTGCCCATTCGGCACCAGCAGATTCACATTGTTGGAACCCACGAAGTTCTGCGCCATGTTGACAATCGTCGCCGTCAGAGAGACCTCGCCGTGGTGATACGCCGCCGTCTCCGACACGTAACCGGCGAGCTGGGCCACCTTGATCTCCGACACGAGATTGCGCTTCCGTGCCGCCCACAGAATCTTGCGCTGACTCGGCTTGAGACCGTCCATGACATGCGGCAGCGACCGCAGATTGTCCGCATTCGAGAAATGGATGAGCTCATCGTTGATGAAGCGGGTGTAGGATACATCAGCGCCGCCCCGTGGAACATCGAGATTCCGGGCCCGGTCGTACGTGCTGAGCCACTCCTTGCGATCGTCGGCCCGCTTCTTGTTGAAAGCGAGATCGATACTCTTATCGGCGACGTCGTCCCATTGGAACCGCACCGTGTTCATCGACTCAAAGTATTCTCGGGCCTCGGCGGCCGTGGATGTACCCAGACCCTTGTAATACTTGGTGGTCCACCGACCGACGGGAGTCGTTGCCAGCCACGCATCGTATTCGGAGGCCGAGTAGAAACACATGGTCTGTGCACCCTTGGACGCCTTCAACAACGGCGTCATCATACAGCAGAGGAAGCCGTACTGCAGAAGCTCGGGCCACTCGGTGTGAAACAGATTGATGAGAAGACCCTTGATGTGTGAGCCGTCCACGTCCTGATCCGTCATGATCATCACCTTGCCGTACCGGAGCGACTTTACATCCTTGTAGTGCTTGCCGTGCTCTAGGCCGAGGATCCGCTTGATGCGGGTCAGCTCCTCATTCTTCGTCTTCTTGTCCATCGAGGCATCCTTCACATTCAGAATCTTGCCCTTGAGAGGAAAGACACCGTAGCGCTCTCGGCCCACGACCTTGAGACCGGAAATGGCGGTCGAGGCGGCGGAATCGCCCTCTGTCAGAATGAGCACGCACTCCGACGAACGGGCCGTGCCAGCCCACGTGGCATCCTCTAGCTTGGGAATGCCTCGCACCGTGGCCGCCTTGCGACCGTCGGACTTCTTTGCATCCCGGCTGAGTCGGGCGTCGAGGACCGCCTGCGCCTCCTCGAGCAGCCCTCCATCCTTGGCCAGCTTGGTCACGAATGCATCGGAAATCTTGAACGTGGATCCGAATTTCGCCACCGGAGTCGTGAGAGTCTCCTTGGTCTGACTGTCGAAACTCGGATTGACGATGGTGGAATTCACGAAGAACGTCACGGCATCCTTGAGCTGCGCCGGCTTGAGATCGAGCTTCTTACCGGGGCCGTCGCAGAAGGCTCCGAGAACGGCACGGGCCACGGCATCCACGTGCTTGCCGCCGCGCCGTGTGAAGATGCCATTTACGAATGAGATGTGGCGATCATCGGGAATGCTCTCGACGTGGAGATTGCGGGTGAGAACGGCGGCGACCTCCCAGCGGGGACCGCAGCGCTCATAGTAGACGGAACCGCCGTCGAGGAAGAGCTTGACGTAGCTCTCGAAGGATTTGACGGGAACCACCGTGTGATTCTCACCGAGATAGATGTCGACCTTCACTCCACTCGAAGCGCAGAGAGCCACGGCGTCCACGGCCCGAGTCAGCATCACTGCCAACATGTCGGCGGGAATTGCCGAGCAGCCGGCACCATAGAAGCGGGGCAGATCGGGATACGATACGATCTCTGTAAACTGCTTCAGAGGACCGAGCTTCTTGATAACGGGTTTCTCGATGACGGCCATATTGTCTCGGAACACCTGCTCATAGTGTTGCTTGGAGACACCGTCGCCCGTCCGGACCACGAATTTCGTGCTGTAGATATTCGTGAGTTTTGCGCCGTAGCCGTTTTTGCCGCCGACGGTCTTCTCTTCCGTCTCGTCGTAGTTGGACGAGGTCAGAAGTTGGCCGAAGATGAGCTCGGGAATCATCACCTTGTACTCGGGATGGGCGACGACAGGAATACCGGCACCGTCATTGAGAACGGCAAAGTGGTCGGGGGCGATACGGATACGGAGTTTCGTGACCTTGTCGGGCGTGCCCGCCTGACGGGTCACGTGATCCAGTGCATTCACGATGATCTCGTCGAAGATCTTGAAGAGGCCGGGATTCATTTGAACCGAGCGCCAGACCATCTTGGATTCCTCGGCATCGTAGATCCAGCGACCCTCTTCGTGGCAATCCCGTGACCCGATATACGTATCGGGTAACTGGAGGATGTGCTCCCGCTGTGTGAGCTTCTTGATCTTGGAAGCCATTAAGGACCAAGGGAGGGGGTCGAGGGCCGGTCAAATTTGGCGACCCTCCTCGTTCGCCAGAGAAAACGCCAAGTAATCGCACGTAGTAGAACAATGTCCGACGATGCAAAGATGTGTCCATGGTGCGAACGTTGGGCCCTGAAAGACGCAGCGTGCAACTATATATTTGCATGCGGCCTGGATACGAAAACGGGATTCCATATTGGCCAGGGTTGCGGCCGATCCTGGTGTTGGGGCTGCGGCAAAAAGTTCTGCGGAATCTATTATGACCCGGTCACGGGTAAGAAGATGCCGGGTGCCAGAGATAATCATGATTCGGGCTGCTGTAAGAATGAGGAGGGTTACACTAGAGAGACGTATTGTATGGATGGATGCAGCGGTCACTGTCCTACACGGTGACGAGTCCGGCGTCTTTTCTTGTTGCGATGTTTACGGTGCGATTTTCTGCCTTGGCCAGCCTGTAAACTGGTTAATGGTTCCAAACCTTGCGATCTCCGCCATTCGTTCACGGCCTTTAAATTGCGTACCGCAGTATATACCGGTTTAGGAGCCGTATACAGACTTAATCCAGACGATGCAGAATCAGCGTAGGGCATGTGTTGTGTTCTGGGTGTGTAATCTGTCCTTCTATAAATCTTCCATGTATCCACAGTATCGTTTAGATATCCAGTTTTTACGCTAATAGTTACTTTTGTGACTAACTTACCGTTTGTATCTATTGCCCTATAAACTCGGGATTTACTATATAAACCACCGATTGGGACTCCTTCTGGAATTAATTCAAACAATTTATTATTGACATCTACATATAAGTAACCTAGGTCCATATTATTTAACAGATCAATTCTATCTTCGGTACTTAGTAAACGCAGCCTGTCAGACATGTAATCTAATATAGTCCTCGTTTATAAATTCGAAAGAGTCCTCGGAACATTTATTCCCATGATACTAAAGAGATTTAAAAAGCCAGGCTCTATAACATCCCGAGATGGTTTATGACGCCGACCTTCTGTCATTCCACGGGCCTTAAAATGTTCCGTAGCAGCATCATCATCTAACTGACTCAAATCTGAATTGAGTGCTCTGTACACAAACGGATCAAAATCCGAGGGAAACTCTGTATACTTAATCCGTATAAGAGCCTTAATCTTAACCAAGTCGATATGATCATCGAAAAGAACTCGGCGAAGCATAATATCGTCGAAAAAAACATTGCCACCGAAACCGGGATATGCGTGATGAAGAACAAGAGGATCTACAAACAGACCCGAGGATCCCACTTCATTCTTATTGATAGCATCCGATAAACTGGTTGCCGTAACCGAATTATAGTGATCTTTAATTTTCGCAATACCGGCCTTATTGTAACACCGGAGAAAGTCCGTATAATGATACTGAATTTCATTGGATGTCATGTATGCGACAAGTTCTGTGTTAACTTCACATAAGCGTATGAAACTGTCGAGGTCCCTCAGCAGATAGTATGAGTCATTCGTCAAAATAACTCGGTCGTATCCAGATATGTCGTAGTTATTCAGATAGTACTGATACTTGGCGTAACAGACATTGATAGGGTCATTCAGGACATCTATCGTTTCTGTTAATCCTGGACACAGTGCGGATGTAACAACAACCACATCTCCGTATTTCTTGAATTCGGCAACCGTGCGTTCGAGTGACTCCTTCTTTATCGGCGAATCAGGATGCGCTGCTATCACGCACAGAAATTTACACGGGCTTCCATATCGCCGATCTTCTTTGGAACCATAATTGGTCCAATGTGCTATAGCATCGGATTCAGTAGTTAGACCTGCTTTCAATAAATCTGAGTTTGTATCCAAATAGGCCGCCCATGTCTTTGACATCACAAATTCATCGTTGTTTGGCTTTCTGCCTTCAATCTTGCCATGCGTGTTCCAGTGTTCGGTTGCCTTCGCCTCCGTATCTATTCCGGCCGCTCTCAAATCTGCGTGATTTCCAATATAGTCCCTCCATGAAAACATGTCTCTATCCAATGTCTAGTTGGCCCGTGTTTAAACTAAATCCGGGCCGGCAGAATATCTTCCTATCGTATAGGTGTGCCATGGTTCTGTTGTGTTTTATCCGACACGCAGAGTCTGTAAGTAACGTGATGAGAAATCACGATATGGCCGGATCCAGAGATATTAGAGATCCTGCTCTATCCGAAGAGGGCAGACACGCAGCCGAGGCGTACGGCCCCGTGTTACAGCGTATCCTCGAGGCCAGAGGCTTTGATCTCGGCAACACGGTTTTCGCTTCCAGTGCGTTACAGCGCGCCAAGCAGACACTCGCCAAACTCTTTCCTGGCCGTGAATCGACGGTGCTGCCGTATTTTGGAGAGGATGGAGCCATACCCGAGAATACTCCAGCATCCCAGACCTACAAGGCCCCGAACTTGAATCGAACACTGCGATCATTGCCTTCCGATCGTAATTGTGTGATTGTCGGTCACGGCAGTTTCCTCACTTCTACAGTCTGGTTCAAGATTACCGAGACATCTAGGACCAAGTTACATAATCTCGACGCATTTATAGTATCGGGTGATTACCGGCAAGACGCACCTGTAAGATCGGAAAAGGCCCTGTTTGCGGCGAAGAGTTATATTGATCTTCCGTTTAAAAGGTCTCGGATAAATAGAATGCGTGTCGGATCTAAGACAAGCCGTAATAAGACCCGCAGGAACCGTAATAAGAATCGTAACAAGACCCGTAGACAGCGTGGAGGTATGTCTCTCGGGTTTTTCAGTCCCGGTGCGCAGATGATCGGTATGTCTCCATACACAACGGGACGGGGTCTGGAAGTATCCAATGATTCATGGGCCAGAGAGACGCTAGCACGGACATAATCAGATATGCCAATTCTTAACTTTAAAATACACGGTAATAGCAGGGGATATGCAAACTGGACCATTCGAATTGGAACGATTCACAAATCGGCCGGAGATTTTACAGTACTCCAAAGATTTGTATGACATATATTACACTGTAGAACAAACATTTAGATTAGAAGGGTCATCATACAGCTTCCCAGAAGCACTAAAATACAAAATAGTAGAAGATGAAAATTGGCTGTTGAATTTGCTACAAAAGCCCACAGAGATCCTTGGAAGCTCTTCAAACAAACCACAGTCTGTCTATCACGGCCATGTTCAACGGGGCGGATACAATGTTCATATCCTCAATGGCCTATTTCTAAAGATCTACGGAGCACAAAACGAGTGTACAAACTGGCCGCCGTTAACATATCCTTCCTCTGCTCCTCTTCTGGTATATGTTCCAGGTATACATGGAGAATCGAATAAGGAATGGTCTATGAGAATTTTACACATGATCGGTGGAAATAAGAAACATGTAGACTGGCAAGCGGATACTCGAGACTATCCGGCCAGACATATATATGAAACGGCATGGTTGTCGGATCCGTACATTAAAGTTGCGTTTGACCGAATCAAGAGTGCCCTGCGGGAAGGAGTTCCGCACGACGAAATTCTTGGTGGCTCTAGTGAATCTATAATAGACGCATTTACACGTGACGGAGAAGTAGTGGGAGATGTAATACATTCGAAAATGAATACAGCACAGCGGTTTTTTTCAAATCTGAAAGGTTACAACACCCTTGACGACATGTATGATCACCTGGATAGTCCCGCCACTGAATTCGATGCAGCCTTTACCACGAAAGCGATTGGGTCATCCAAACTATCAAGAACCGAGTTACCGTGGGCACAACAACTCTTTATAATAACAAATCCGGCGAATACGTTGTATACATTAACCGGATCATTACCGGCAGCCGATACAGTATGGATCGCCGATGTGAAAAGAAAGGGAGCGGAATACGGCGTGATTCAAGGAGCCTACATGCCAGGATGTCCCGAGTTTTTGCGTATATATTACGGAGGAATAAGCGGTGTATCGAAAAAGCTACTGGAAAAATTACGGGGCCAAGAAACTCTGGAGGAACTCAAGACTCGGATATCGGAGACGTCGAAACACAACCCATCTCTTTCTATTAAACAAGTGCTAGATATCGTTGATGCCATCCCGTTTACACTGGACGGTAAGAAGCCATTGAAAAACCCAAATCCAAAGACAAATAAGGGGGAAGTGGCAGTCCTAAATGTGAGAGGAGATATGTTGGCCGCCAATCTCCGAAATCTGCGCCGCCATACATTCAAGACACCGGCGTGGCATTTTTGGAAAAAGAGCGCCAAGACAAAGATCGGCGATATTATAAAGAAATACGGCTTGCTCGGACCAATAGGGGCAGATATACAAAAAGCGGCTCTTGCTCTACAGAGTCATCATACAGAGGCAAACAAGGAAGAATTGATACGGGCACTGGAGCATGCTGTAAGAAAGCAACGGGCGACGCACAGACGCAAGACGACGGATATAGTAAAACGGATTCCTGTAGAGTCGGATCACGTGGACATTTTGCCGGCCGATATTCTCGCCGAAGATTTGCGAGAGTATATGTTGATAAAGAATGACGCAGGACGTATCTTAGAAGAAATGAAAAAGTCGTGGCTGTTCAACAAGTCCAAAAAGTTAATAAAGGAGCTGCAAAACAAGTATTTGGAACGTTTTGAAATAAAGGCGGGATACAGAAATTTGGGTACACCTGTACTGCTCCGTTCGGAACCAACATCAGAGCTGCAAAATTTGGGCTCGGCCCTGGATGTTGAAATTCTAATGGCCTTACGGGATCTGAAGAATGAACAAACGATAAAGTCTCTGATAAGCCGTATAGAGGCGGCGATTCGTCACAATGAAAAGATGTTTCGTCTTTCCATGAAAGAAGAAGGGCGCATGAACTCCGATGCAATTTTAGATGGAATCTTGTTAAAGCAAGCCCCAAGTGCGCCACCGGAGAAATATAGGAAAAATCTGGGAGCTTATTTGATGTATCCTTTTGTTGGACGCATTCCGAAACGGACAACGGTAAAATCGGGCCGTCCGGGGCGCAAGTCTTCTATGCGAATCCGTCCTCAGGCTTCTGCGGGCCCCCTTCCTCAACCAGCCTCTGCAGAACCCCTTTCTCAACCGGTCTCTGTGGAACCCCTTCCTCAACCGGCCTCTGTGGAACCCCTTCCTCATCCGGCCTCTGCAGAACCCCTTTCTCAACCAGTCTCCGAACAACCATACGGATCTGGACTACAATTTACGACTCCTGTTAGGTCCGGAATACAAAGTCTAAGCCCAGTATCTAAATCCAAACAGGTTGGTGGCTGGTCACCGAGTCTCATGGCCTCGTTCGCTGTTAATGGAATGCGCCTTCTTCCTGTCGCCGGATATATGGGATACAAGATGTTTAAGAATAATAAGACCATGAAACGAAGGAGGTAGCCCTGATTTAAACGCAATCGCCCACTGCGTTCAGTAGAATGGACCATTCCGACCTGCTCTTCCGTATTCGCACGGTCAAGGCTGCTCCTTTTCGTACACTGGTAGAGGCCATCAAGGATATTCTGACGGATGCCAATCTCGAGATTGACCAAAACGGCCTGAAAATCATGGCCATGGATGGTACACATACCATCCTGGTACATCTGAAGCTCAAGGGCGACCGTTTCGACGAGTACTTTTGCCCAAAGAAGCACATCCTCGGCATCAACATGATCAATCTGTTCAAGCTCGTGAAGACCATGACAAACAATGAGAGTATCGTGCTCTATATGAAAAAGTCCGACACGACGAAGCTGGGCATCGAGATTCTGAATGGCGAGAAGCAGATGGTTACCCGTTTTCATCTGAACCTGATTGAGCTCGACATCAAGCCCATCGAGATCCCTCCGGTCCAGTTTCCGTCGATCATTACGATGCCGTCCACCGATTTCCAGAAAATCGTGCGTGATATGCACACTCTCGGCGAGGTGGTGGAGATGCAGTCAGCATCACAGGAGCTCGTATTCCGGTGCAAGGGCGATTACGCCGAGCAGGAGACGATATTCAGCATCGGGCAAAACGGTCTCACGCAGGTAAAGACCGCAAGCGAAATCGTTCAGGGCAATTTCTTTCTCAAGCATCTCGTGTTATTTACCAAGTGCACGAGCCTGTGTTCCGACATCAGTCTATATTTGAAGAACGACTATCCGATTATTGTCGAGTACAATGTGGCGGGACTCGGTGAGATCCGCCTGGCTCTGGCCCCGGCTCTCACAAAACCGCCCGAGGCAGCGTAAAAGTTGACCGCCGCCCCCATTTAAAAACCGAAGATAGTAGCAAAGCATAGATGACTACGCTTCGCTCTGTCTCTTTCGCCCAGGCCGCTGCCCAGCCGGCTCAGGTGATTACACATGCCATCCCCACTGGATCGTGGACTCTCTACTTTCATGAGCCAGAGGACAAGTCATGGACACCTGAAAGCTACAAGCGGATTTCCCAGGTCAATTCCTGGGAGGCACTCGGCACCATCATTCACGAGATGGGGGCACATCGCACTGTAAATGGGATGATGTTCTCCATGCGCGGCGACACATCCCCGCTGTGGGAAAACAAGGCCAACATTCGGGGCGGCTCTTACTGCATCAAGGTGAGCCGTGCAAATTCTATGGAGGTATACCAGCGTTATCTGGCAGCGGCGGCGCTCGGGCTCGCATCGGTGGATCCCGAAAACGTCATCGTCGGGGTAACGATGAGTCCGAAGAAGGGATTCTGCATTATCAAGTTGTGGAATGCCAATGCCAAGGCATTTCACAGCCCGAAGGATGTCGTGACTCTTCACGATGAGATCAAGGTCGAGGAAATCTTATACCGCCCTCACACGGATCAGAAGATGTAGGGATCTTAGAGATCCAGGTCTATGAATGAATGGGTTCCATTTCTTGCCATTACTGTCATGACTCCAGAAGGCACTTGTCCTTTTTGGCTGATGAATAGCAGTACAGCCTCCTTATCCGTGAGCTCGGCTCCTTTTGATATACGTAGACATCCGAAAAAATCGGACATGTCTACGTTGGTCGTAGTCGCAGTTACCCACTTCCAACGTTCCATCGGCCCGGTTCCCTTGATAATCTGATGAGACACGCAGTCGTATTTTGTTTCTGCCCGTGGGCTTTCATAGTCTATCCACGATCCTCCGAGAAGAAAGACGTCCCGTCCTCCCCGTAATGCGAGAGGGACAAGCCATCTTCTTCTGCAGGAATGGGCTGCAGCCGAGAGCCAGTCGATAGCATCCTGTGCCGCAGCCATTGCTACAACGAGTGGCGCCGGCATCTGATTAACTCATATGCGGATTTCTCTAAGTCGATTTCAACCGGATGCTCCTGATGCTCCTGATGAAGCAAAGGGATTCCCTGGCCCTTCTGTCTTGTATAGGCATACTCTGCATCCGCATCCATTACATTTGTCACACCGAGTCCGATTACACCGGGGCTTTGGTTTATGGCAGGGACCATGCTCGGATTTACAAGGACCATGATCGGGTTTACAAGGACCATTACGTTCGGGTTTACAAGGACCATTGTACACATTGTTAATTCTCATGCTGCTAGCGAGTAGGGCCACGGCAAAAAAGAAACATACTACGAGAACCGGTAGGAACATCAGGATCCACGACATCTGCTCGAGACCTCCATAGCACAGAGCCTGAAATACTGCAGTGCCAATTACGCCGACACCAATCCACCACATGACCGTGCGGAATTCACCGACTATCATGTGATACAGAGCGCCGGCAATAGATACCAGCAAAATAAGATGGGCGGGCTTACATAGATCCATTCTTACTAACGGACGGGGAAATTCCTGTGAGGATTACTTTCCAGCGAGCAGAACGGGCTTACCATTAGCCAGAAGAATACCGACCTCGTCGCCTACGTCGTCATCCTCACCCGTGAACGCATAGAGCTTATTCGACTTCTCCTCCCACCAATAGTCACGGCCCTGAATGCGACGGCGAGCAACCTCCATGCCCTCTTCCTCTTCCTCCTCTTCCTCCTCTGACTCCTCGATGGGCGCATCATCGGAATCCTCATCAAGATCGGTCAAGGACGTTGACATGACCACCGGCCCAGCCTTGGGTTGTGCAACTATCGATACGACCTGGGGTTGTGCGACCACCGGCCCAGCCTTGGGTTGTGCAACTATCGATACGACCTGGGGTTGTGCGACCACCGGCCCAGCCTTGGGTTGTGCAACTACATATACGACCTGAGGTCACGCTGGAACATGACTAATCACCAAAGGGGGATCTTCCTCTTTGATGACGAGTTTAGGAGTATTATCACTCTCTGTAAAATCTCCGAGTGCGCCGAGAATCTGCGAAGCAATTTCACGTGCAGTCGGATCATTATTCTCACGGCAGGACCACACCCGCAGAAGACGCTCGGCATCGGCCCGAATAATGGCCCAGTCGCCACCCGAACACTCTGACAATGCGAGAAGACCGTCACGCAACATATCTAGCCGTCCCGTGGAATCCGCCGAATACAGCCCGGTCAGATACGGTACAAGAATGCGATACCGTTGTTGTGCGGACATGATGCAGGGAGTTATAGGAGGCGACCACGGGTCAAATTTTACACGGGCCCCACGAGGTTATCTTTATGCGACAATCCCCATACAGTACTCGAGAGTCGCCTCCTTTTCAGCCAGAGGCTTCGTACGACGGAGACGCAGACCCTGCGCCCCAGGGCGATTCATGCGATCCATTTCCCACGGAATAAAGGTATTCTTCATGGATGCATCGTAGAAATCAATCGGCTTCGTATCCATGACCTGAATAATCGAAATCATCGGCGGCGTCATCACATCAATACGCAACCGCTTCTCGTGTACGGTTTGACGGAATACAGAGATATCCAGTGTGCCTCCGAATAGACGCAGAGACAGACGGGAGGGCGCCAGACGCACACCTCTGGATCCCTCCTCCTTCGACAGATAACCCGCATAAAGCCGGTTGAGTAACGCATATCTCTCCCACTGTACATGAATGTCAAGACGCTCCTGGAACAAGTGGGCCGCCGCACACTCGGGGCTGCAGAAATTGCCATAGACACGCCAAATGCCCTCTTCAATACAAATCGGAATTACACAGGGCTGGCCCCGAAAGGGATGGCAGTCCCAATAACAGGCCACATCGGTTGTATCAGGAAGACGCTGCTCTCTGTTAGAATCCTGGAAGCATATCATGAGCTTCTCGGAGTAATGCAGCGGCAGTGACGGTCTCGTAACTGCTTGGACCTTTACCTGCTCAACCGGTTGAGATTCACCATACACGACATAAATATCTTGGGGGTCGTAGGGGTTCGGAACATCGGTGGGCTGCTCCTCCTTCTTAATCTGACTGAACATGTCCGTCTCAATATCGGAAGAATGAATGGGCATGTGAGCGATAAGGGGACGCTGATTAGATGATGACAGTTCACCTTCGATTCCGTCGGGTGTTACTACGGCGACAACGGCGGGCTTGCGGGGTTTTTTGGCCTTTGGTACAGGAGGGGCCGGCTGCTCGACCTCCTCGACAAATATTGACGGAGGCTCGGCTTCCTCTATTCCAAAGGCAGCAACTACAGAGGTGGTAACTTCGGGGACCTTCTTACGAGGTGCGCGGGGCTTTTTGGTCTTCTCCATTGTTAGGCTGACGAAGCCTCCGCTTTAGATTGTGAGGCCCAGGCCTGGCCTAAACAGGTATCAATTTAAGGACCACATGAACAAGACACAATGGACCGAAATATATCGCCCCGTTCATCTGAATGAAGTCGTGGGACAGGATCATATCAAGACCGTACTGACGAAACTTACTGTATCCGGAATCATGGACTGTCCTCATCTCATATTGCATGGACCACCTGGCACCGGTAAAACGACCCTCGCCCTCGCCTTTGCGACCGACATGTATCCCGCCGCTCCTCAGCCGGCATCCACCATGTATCTCAATGCTAGTGATGAGCGAACAATGGAAACAGTTCGTGATCGGATCCGTGAATTCCTGAGAACATCGTGGACAGGAGTACAACGAAAAATCGTGATCTTCGATGAGGTCGAAACGATGACCGAACCCGCTCAACTGACTTTGAGAGCTCTCATGGACTCGCCACTGGTTGTCGGCGCTCCTCTGCCGCTCTTTCTATTTCTGTGTAACACGATATCACGAATTGTGCCTCTCGTCAGATCCCGGGCTCTGTCTCTGTATTGCGGCCATCTTACTTCGCAGCAAATCAAGGGCGTTGTTGAATCGGCACAGGCCAAGGAGGGAAGGGCGCTAAGGGCTCCGACACCTCTCGCATGCCTCTTGAATCGAGGAGATATGCGCTCTTTTCTGCAAAGAGCCCAGCAGAATGAGGATCCGAATGTGTGGCTTCCCTGGCTACAACGGGCCTTTAATACGGGGCCCAATGGAATGGAACTCGTGTGGGAAGCCGGCTGCCAGAAGGTGCCGCCGTGGATTCTATTTCGTCACGTCTTGGTATTTTGCTATTCGATGGGAATACCTGAAAAGGCGGGAGAGACCTGGTTACCGTTTCTGTCAGCTGTTATTGAGCACAGAGCATCTCCTCCTACCGAAGCGATCAAGACTATCTTGCCAGCCTGGCTGCGGGTCCTGGATAGTTTGAAGTGCCAAAGTTAAGATCCCCTAAAGGAGATCTTAACCGAGATACTATAGCTCTGAGCAAGGTTGTTTGATTTATCGCAGATCAAACACCCTTACACTGGGGGTTTAGTCATATCCCATCATAGGGTTTTTTGTTATAACTGTCTGCGGTGGATTCAGTATCCCCATTAATACCAAGGCATCACTATATGTTGGAAGTATCGACTCGCTGGGCTGTTGTGCCATGGAAGATGTTGCTGAACCCACAGCTCCAGCCACGAGCATGGTTTGACCTGCAGATACGAAAGGATCAGATGGACCCGAACCTTCGGCGGCAGCAAACATAAATGCGATAGACAAAAATATGAGAAATGCATACCCCCCGTAGTACACCGTTAACATTGCTGTCCTTAATACAATCAAGAAGACACCGTACAAAAATAAAAACAGTCTTAATTTGGTTCCTGTAAGCTGCATACTGACATATCGTGAAACCGGATCGTCCCCTATAGCCCCGCCCGCCTGAGGAATAATGACGGGCTCATATCCTTCAACCTGACTCATTATCTTGTCAAATATCTCCTGTTGCTTAACAGCCACCGAGTTCGTGCGTTTGAAGGTACCGGTCAGATAATTAGCCACCCTGGATTGCTTATTACGACCTACAGCACCTGTTTCCGTCACACGGCCTTGCCAGTGCGCCTTTACAGCGGCCTCTTTAAGCACCTTTTCTTTTTCTTCGGCACCCATGCTTTTCCAACTTACTATGGCGCCCTGCATTTCGTTCATGGCCTGTGCTACTGCCAGTGGTAATTGCACGGTGCCTTCGCCTGTTTCTTTAATAGCCTTTAATTCTGCCGTTATTCTGGAAAGTTCGGCAGCAAGTGCCGGGCCGCCCTCGCCTTTAAGGGTCTCGACGAGACTATTTACCGTACCCTTTTTCGGTTTCAGCCCAAATGCACTCCGGAGGCTTCCAAAAAAGTCACCGCCTCTTTGCGACCGAGTTCCTCTTTGCGTCCTGGTTCCCCTTTGCGACCGGGTTCCCCTTTGCGACCGGGTTCCCCTTTGCGACCGGGTTCCCCTTTGCGACCGGGTTCCCCTTTGCGACCGAGTTCCTCTTTGCGCCATTCTAATGTTATAACCGAAATTAAGTAACAGGCTTGTGTTAATCATAGTATTTGTGGATATGTCTCGTAATTTCCCAATAATATCCCCATCGTCCCAAGAGAGGTTTTTCTGCTTTGGAACTAACAAACCGGGCTATTAGAGAAATTATCATGGTAGTTTCAGTCATGACGAGTAGGTATCATTCAAGTTTATAGGCTAGTGTAATGGAAGCAAACATGACAGCGTCGTTTAGGCCCTATCCCGAACTCAAATGGCAGCCCTTACAATCACGCCCCTTCGCATTAGTACAATGACTGTAACGGGTCATCTGGGCCATGCGCCCGACCTTAATCGCATGTATACACACGGTGCCTTCATACCCTATTGGTGGATTGGCGAGGGTATTCTCAAAATTGAACTCGGCAAGGACAAGAAGGGTCTGAGCAATGAAGATATTCTACACGAATCAACACGAGAGAAGAAACGATTCTTTAATCAGTCGTCTCTGGTGTTCCGGGTCTGTCTGGATCCGTCGCTGCCTCTTTACAAGGAGGTGAATATCAAACTCTTCAAGAATGGCGGATTTCAGATGACAGGAATTAGCTCAGAAGCGATGGCCCGACTCGCTCTGACCCGGTTTATCGAGGTCAATAACGGCCGCAGTATTTGGTCTGATCAGACTCCCTATCTGAAACTCTTTGATATCCGCATGATGAATTCCGATTATTCCATCGGCAAATCCATTCGCCGAGATCGTCTACATAAGCTCCTCGTTGAAACATACGGACTCTGGTCATCCTATGAGCCCACGATTTACCAGGGCGTGAATACGAAATTCTTCTGGAACAAGTCCCGTAGCGCCTCACTGAGCCCCGGCATTTGTGTTTGCCCCGATCCGTGTGCCGGAAATGGAGACGGTTATTCTGTTGGAAACTGCAAAAAGATCACGATATCTCCTTTCCGTACCGGCTCGATTATCGTGACGGGAGCCAAAAACATGGAACAACTGCAAGATACATATGACTTCATGAATAAGGTATTTCATGATCACGCCGACTTGGTACTGCGAGATGAAACAGAGGTCCCAGTGACAAAGGCCAAGACTTCTCCGGCGACAACTACGGAGGGAGTACTCCGGCAAAAAATACGGACAAGTCCGAGAAACTTGATTACGGTTGGGCCCATCTCCAGCAAATCATGATCCATGATTGCGGTCAGAAGCATTTGAAACATCCCGGTACGCTAATCAGAATGAGCGCACCCGCCCCGACTCCTCAGACAGGCGGTGTTCAAGTCGAAATCCCGAATGAGAAGGTACTCAATCATGCTGCCAAGATCGCAATGGAGCAGGATAAGCCCATTCTTCTGGACTACTATATGGATACGAAGTTGGGTAAGGCATTTTTGGGTGAGGACGGTGAGACGAAGGAGAAGATCCTTGTAAAGAACCCGGAGGAGTACACGAGCCCGGTGAAGAAGATGTTCAAGGCCAAGGATGACTATATTATTGTTACGGAGAACTCCGTATACATTGTGAGCGGCAACATTAAGCGGAAGACGATCTCTTCTGCGGCCATGAACTGAGCCCCCGGCCAAAGTTGAATCAAGCTGGCGCAGATGCTCGAATGCAACATGCTTCTAGGTTGGCTCGGATCAACGACGACAGTCGACCAGAAAAACCTCAGTCCCCCGAAAAAACCCCAGAGTAGGAACTCCCGTTATGTCCTTGGAGTCCTTGGCACCCGAAACCGTACGGATTATGAAAGTCTTCAGAGGGAGGTGATTGGACCCATGGTCGATGCATGGGGTCTCCCGGCGCAGATGATTATTCCGTCTGAGAGCGAGTCATCGCATGTCCTTGTGTTGTGGGCACAACAAAAGGACATTCCGATTCATATGGTGTCATCCGACTGGTCCGGATTTGGACGCAAGGCGTCAATGGTCCGAGATTCGTATATTCAACAAAATGCGGATTGCCTGGTGTTTTTACAGGGGCCGCGGTCGAATCGAGTTGCGGCCGTCGCCGCCAGATTGGCCAAGAAGGGAAGGGCGGTTGCATTGAGCGAGAGACCAGGACAGATTCTGAAGATCCTGGATATATTAAAAGCTTGACCATTAGTAAGATGGTCAAGCAATCTAGACGCAGCCGGTCCAGAAACAACCAAAGAAAGCGCAGACAACAGAGAAAGTCCAGACGTTCTCAACGGGGCGGCGGTGGCTGCTCTGCATTTACCAATCGTAATTCGTTTCAAACGGGTGGTGCCATGCTGTCGCCCTACAACGGAGAGGGTATGTTGCTGAACCAACAGGCCTTGGTACAGGCCCAGTCGAATGGTCAGGTGGAGGCAATCAATGCTCTGTCCGGCCTGATACCTCAGCGTGGCGGCTCTCGGTCTCGTAGAAGACAGCGTGGTGGCATGGGGGATTACTCCTCTTCTTCGTTGATGAGCCAACTTTCTTCTCTCTCGGGGACCCAGACCGGATCTTCTCGGTCCCGTAGGTCCCGTAGGCAGCGCGGCGGTTCCTCTGGTTTGATGAGTGAGCTTATGGCCCTCTCGGGATCCCAGTCTGGGTCTTCCCAAAGACAGCGTGGAGGCATGTCGCCGTTTGCCGAAGCCTTTACTACTCCCAGAGTACCGCAAGGAGCCGAGATGAATCCCCAGTTCAGAACCGAGGCTATGGTCAATCCGAGCTACGGGGAGTCCCGAGGAGCACAGGCCTGAGCAGCACTTTTTGTTCCTCTGTTAAGACGCACGGTGTGACATGACATTTCAAGATCAGGGGTCCGAATCCACCAGATATAATCGGCATGCCCTTGCCTTCCACTACAATCGTGTCGCCGTGCCGCCGCATAGCATCCGATGTTACCGTGACTACAGATCCCGAAGGATGTCCTTCTAGATTCCGAGTGAAGCCCAACAAACTCTCTGCCAACGATATCTCTATATCGTGTGTCAGTGTGTCAGAATCCCGGCGGAAACTCGAGGAACCCGACTCCCGGATTACGAGAATTACGTCGCCCGGCTCAGCAAACTGCGGTGACTCGGAGCATTTGCCGGCGAATACAATACGGTCTCCTTCTTTCATGCCCGGCTTGACCTGTGCTTCTAGTGCAACTTCTTCGTCAACGAGACGCTTTCCCTTGCAGGTAGTACACGGAGTTGTAACTATGGAACCGGTCTGTTGACAGGACCCACATGGACTCTGTGACATTGTTACAAACGGTCCCACTTGCTGCTGCATAAGACGAATACCACGGCCGCCGCATGCGTTACAGGGACTCCGGTCCCCTCCCTTGCCATCACAGGGTTTGCAGAGAACATCTCTTTTAAAATGGAGAGTAAACGTTTTTCCGTTATAGAGATCCTGAAGTGTAAGGCCGATGTCGTGGAGTTTGTTAGGGCCTCGTGGAGCTTTTTGATTGCCTTGCATTCCAGGCATTCCTTGCATTCCAGGCATCCCAGGCATTCCAGGCATCCCAGGCATTCCAGGCATCCCAGGCATTCCAAACATAGAAAAGCCTCCGCCGAACATTGATCCAAACATCTCCGACAAATCTACACCATTTCCACCACCTCCTTCTTGAGGAACCTGGCCCGTCTGATCGTACTCCGCTCTCTTCTGAGGATCCGATAAGACAGCATATGCCTCCTGTAACTTCTGGAAGGTCGCCTTGTCGCCGCCCTTGTCAGGATGATGCACCAGAGCCTTTTTACGGAAGGCTTTCTTAATATCATCCGCCCCCGCTTTCTTATCAACCTCAAGAAGGTCATATAGGGAGGACATTAACAGTGTTGGGAGAGGATTGTTTAGGCCTTAGAACCATGAAGGAAAATCTCTCCCGATAACGTAGGGCCACGATGAACCGAAGAACAGGACGGCGCCGCCACCATAAACGCAAGACCACTAAAAAACGGGGACCAAAGGTAATTTTCGTTCCCGTCTCAAAGATTTAGTAAATCCTCGGTTTAAAACAATCCACCGGAAACCTCGAGTAATGGATGATATCATTGGTCAAGAACCGACGATCTCATATCTGAGAAGTCATAAGAAGAATCCGCCTCATATTATATTGTGGGGTCCCACCGGAGTAGGAAAAACAATGATGGCAAATGCATGGATATCTGAACATCTCGAGTCCCAGGGTGTGACCAAGACTTCTGACAGAGCCACCATGACTCTTCGTCTGAGTTCCGCCGATGACCGAGGAATTACCGCCATTCGTCAGCGCCTTACGGAATTCGTGAGAAGAGTGAGGCCGGTGGCCAATGCGCTAGCCTGGGTCCTTCTCGATGACGCCGATAATTTACCCGTCGTTACTCAACAGGCGCTGCGTCGCATTCTCGAACTCCATGCACACCAGTGCCGGTTCTGTTTCGTTGCGCAGAGTCCGGAGCACTTTATCGAGCCGATCCAGAGTCGATGTGTCATTCTTCAGTGTTTGCCGGTTCCATTACAGTTACATGGAGCCGCCCTGTGGTCAAGACACACGGGATCTCTCGAAATTGAGAAAGATGCTCTGCAACTCCTGTCATCCATGTGTAATTGCAATGTCCGCCAGTTTACCTTGGTCTGTCAGTGTCTGCGAGGGATTCATGGTGATCGGCCCGTGACGACTTCGGATATTCAAACTCTCGTGAATATGCCGCCGGTGTCTCTGTTACTGAAGTTGCAGGACTCGATTATAGCGAGAGATGTCCATCGGGTCACGGAATGTGTTCTGGCTCTGTGGTCAAAAGGATACAGCTTCGAGGACTGTATTTCAATGTTAGAAATGGTGGTGCGTCTGTATAATGCGACGATCACGGCGGAGCTACAGTATGTTCTCCAAGTATGTGCGGAGGGCCATATATTCCAGATTTTGAATCGTATGACGACGTTGGATTTGATTGCGGTGCTGTCGGGGGCCGCCTCGTCATCGTGTCTGGCCTAAAGGTCGATATCTTACATATAAATAATGACTGTGTTTATATTGTGTTTTTTACACGGAAACGAACTTGAAGATATTCGTGTGTGTACGGATTTCGAAACAGCAATGAAATTTCTCGAAAAATATAAAAAAACACATCAGGTGCTTGAATATAATGTTACCGATGGAATAACCGACCAGTCTCCTCTTTGCTCGTATTCATACGATAATGGCGTGTGCCGACGGGTCGCCTAAAAGATACTTTATTAACAGGGTAGATATGGCCCAGTTTTCGGTCGTTCCTCCTTTGAAAGAGATTGCTATCCTTTTCAAAGCAGTAACTGGTCTCGATTGCGATGTAGACACAATCTGGTCATCATGGATTGACGCAGATCTTGTTGAGACCCTGGAAGACCTCCGTCCCTATTATCGTCCATGTCATACCAAAATTCTGGATGAGACGGCATCGGGGCTCTACAAGGATCCATCGAGGCTTCTGCGTCAGCTTCTTCGGCCTCATGGACTCAATATTCAGGCCCGCAATGGTTCATGGAAACTCGTAAAGATGGACACGGGTCTCAAAATTGATAAGGGCCAGGTTGGAATCATATGGGCTTGATAAGGGCAAGATTCGTGTCAAGATTGACAAGGGCCTAGTGTGGGGCTGTGTAGGCCTGTTTCGCCCAGAAGAATCCCGACTCGCCAATCTGCTTCTCCGAGAGACGCAGAAACCATTGCCACGCCGTGGCCCTCTCCAACTTGTCCCGGCCATCGGGCAAGGGAATCCAGAGGGCGCCCTCCGTCGTACCATCCTGCCACTCCGTTTCGCCCAACAACGTGTCGAGTTCGAGACGGCGCCCATACTTGTCTCTCGATGCTTCGACCCCTCTGTCAATTTGTATGGTACCCGCCGCATGACGATCCCATGCATAACGGGCGGCTTTCCGACACTCGGCGGAGGACCACGACTGATCTCCGGCGTCAATGACGGCACGGAGATCCTTGGCCAGCCCGGACCACACAGGATGGTGCGGAGCAGCCGCCCATCCTCCGAATGGAGATGCCATGGGAGATGACGATTCAGTAGCAGACAGTCCTTCATCGGGATCGACGCCGAATGCGAGTACCGGCTTACCCTCCAGATACCGCTGTAGATTTGCAGCACGGCCTATGGGCAGTACCGATCCATCTAGCCACAGACCGCCGAGATGAGTGAGAAAGGCGGCACGGCACCATGCGAGCCAAATTGCCGGGGGAGACCGATCGGCATCGGGAGGAATATTGCATCCGGCCTCCTCAAGAGTGCGGTGGGCTGCGACCCGGCCAATGATGGGCTCGAGATCGAATGCATCTGCTGCAAGATAGGCCCGGGCCCGCTTCAGACACACCTTGAGATAGGGCTCATTCGGGTCATTCGTGGTTCTGTCGCCCCAGTCGAGCCATTGACGGGAATTCCGCTGACTATCATCGACGACCCACCAGATTTTAGGTTTGCTACGGAGCCCCAGAGGTGTATCTATGTATCCCGTGATTTGGTTTCTGACACCGTACGCTACACCGAGAACGATGGCGATTACACCGACTCCGAGAATCCAGGGTTGTGACATGACTACTTGAGGGCGGATAAAATCGTCTCAAATTTCGAATGAGGAAATAAATTTGGGTAGATTCTTAGATATAAAGATATTCAAGATGTTATCGGATTTGAAAACAACTTTAACTTATATATAATAGAAGTTATATGACAGTGCTATTTTTAACTTTTGGTGGCCCTACACAAGATTTTTATAATGCAGTTAACAGAATATGTAACGAAGCAACTACATTTAACATATTCGATAATATTATAGGTAAAACTGACATAGATTTAAAAACAGATGAAGATTTTTGGTCGAAACATGGGTCATTTTTACAATCAAATCGACGTGGCTATGGTTACTGGTTATGGAAACCTTATCTTGTTAAAAAACAACTTGAAATAATGAATGATAATGACATATTAGTCTATGCGGATGCAGGTTGCACACTAAATATTCTGGGCAAGTCTCGGCTACAGGAATATATTCAACTAGCAAATTATGATAGTGGAATAGTCTCATTTCAAATGACTCATTTGGAATATAGATGGACTAAAATGGATGTATTTGAATATCTAAATGCTAAAGATAACATTGATACTGGTCAAATAGCTGCTACTGCATTTATATTACGTAAATGCTCTTCTTCTGTAAATTTAGTTGATCAATGGTATAATACATGCTGTAATTATGATTTAATAAATGACAGCAAATCAAGAGCACTAAATCATCCTGCATTTAGTGAACATAGGCACGATCAAAGTATATGGTCAATATTAAATAAGAAATATATGACTTATATAATTCCTGATGAAACATGGTTTACAGATTTTCATAAGGATGGCATAAATTTTCCAATTTGGGCTACACGGAAAAAATATGGTTAAACCATCATTCATTCACTAGCAGTCTCCGCCGCATCTGATCCGACCAGGACTCGTATGACGTGTCCTGTTTGGCCAAGCGGAGCCGACGCTGCCTCTCGCGCTCTTCCGTTGCGGCGACCGCCGCCGCAATTCGGGATGATTCATCCGGTACTACTCGGGCCATCTCCTCATTTCTAATACGATGGGCATCCGCCATAGTCTTGGCAGATCTCTCTCGGACATTTACCACATCCTGGGCCACGTGCTGATACATGGTGGCCGACTCTCCATAGGCCTGCTTGAGATCCGTAAATTGGACATCCGAGCCGAGTGCCGACGTGAAATTGTCCGTCTTGCCGCCGAGTTCCACGCCTCCTACCGGCACGATATGTTCGGGTTCGAGACGCCGAGTTATAGCAGTGGACCGCTGGGCCACGGCCTTTTCCCGAAATACTTGCTCAAAGACCTGTTGATTGAATTTGCCCTTGAGGCGGGGATCAGAGGCCGCCTCATCGGATCCGCCCTGACTCTTGAGCCAGTCTCCGTAGCCGACTTCGGAATCTGGATCAGGTAGCCGATTCTCTTCGAACAATTTGTTGAAGGTGTTCATATCGAGTTTCTTAGCGGATAGCGTGACGGGCGGACCATCCTGAATGGTCGGTGCTCCCTGTGATCTGTAGGAGGCGGCTGCATCCGGATTCACTTGACCCGACATGCGAGCCTTGTCGGCCGCTGACATCTTTGGGCTAATACGGTCCAGAATCTTTCCGAGATATTGAAAGGCCCGGGTGACTTCATCAAAGGCTTCGGGTGTGCCGCCCTTGTCGGGATGTACACGGAGAGAGGTTTTCTTGAACGCTGTTTTGACTCGTTCGTGTGTCAGTGGCTCCGTCTCACTGATACCGAGGAGGGCTAGAGCCTCCTGGAAATAATCGAGAGCCTTGGCGGCGGGAGAGATGATGATCTGTCGATCCTGATTAGAACGACCCTGGCGACCCTGGTTCGAGGCCGCTCGGAACCCTGCTTCGACACTGCCCATAGACTGGGTTGCACCCGTATACTGGGTTGCACCCGTATACTGGGTTGCACCCGTATACTGGGTTGCACCCGTATACTGGGTTGCACCCGTATACTGGGTTGCACCCCTCCATGGCCACGGCGTGCTCCGAGTACGGGCAAACGCTGTCCTCCACGCCAAAATTTTGCCATAAATACCAATTTCCTGTGCTGTTTCTACTAGGTCGGGGGAACTGAGGAGTGTATCAACCATTTGTGCTCGCACCTCGTCTGATTCAATGGCACACAGATCAGACCAGATTCGTGACGCTGCCGCACCCATTGTATTGGGTGTCGGTTTATTTTAGTTGGGGTAGACCGCGGCTATTAACGTGTCTTGCGGATGCCCATTCCTATAAGGCAGCCCGCCATGCCCGCAATCACCATTGTTCCAACAATGGTCGATACCGACAGAGCTACCATATCCCGGTCATCCATATTCGTCGGAACACTACATATACGAGCGTTACCATGTTCAATATCGGACAGGGTCCCCCGCTGTTTAATATCTATGATCGGATGCCACAACATACGTACGTGTTCCAGTCGGGCCATGTACGCCATATATGCGTCCACGTGAAGTTCAATCGGATAGGCCCGTTTGAGTAAGCGCTCCGCTCCACGACGAGACACAATATAGGCGTGGGTGCCCATCAGACTTGTACACAGCTGCCATGGTGTATCGCCCTCAATAGGCTTACATCCAGTACGATACGATCTGTGAAGCTGAATGAGATCCCAATCCGCCGGCACCGCTTTCAACATGTGCTCCAGACGTGTCCGGAGATCTGCCGGTATAGTACAGTCATCTTCGAAAACGAGCATGGCCGGGGCACTCGAGTTCAGCAGCTGTTCCCAGGCCTTGAAATGCGAGAGACTACAACCCACGGCGCCGCCGGCATCAATCTCGTATACAGACCGCCTCGTTTTGAAATATATATTGTGCGCCGTCGCCAGCGAGATAGCGGGATGTTTATACGGAACAAAAGTCGATGCATCCACAGCCTCCATACGTTGTATAGGAATCGTGGCTACACCGGCTTCCCGTTCAATACGAGCCCAGCGATCCGGTCGTTTCGCCAACGAAATACAGATTATCTGTAAATCTTCGAGCTTCATCGTGTCCCCTATAGTTTCTATAGGATTTAGAAATCTGTGACTACACCCTCCTTGAGAGAGAGCTCAGTCGTTCTCTCTCTCCAATCAGGGAATGTCTTGGCCGTAAATACCTCCCAGGCTCCTTTCGGATCATTGCGGACCTTCATGGTCGGCAGCGCCTCCACCGATTTTTTGAGCTCGGATTCATCATCGAGCGTGTCGAAATCGATCCACTCTGGTGTTACACCGAGCATTCTGCAGTGCTCGATAAAATCGGCCTTGATGGTTTGACAGCGCTTGCACCAGGGCGCAGTAATGAACTGGATCTCGAGAGGCATAACTAACTCGATAGATCAGGGTCGGGGCCGGGTCAACTTTGGTTATATAAACATCATATCCGCCGTAATCGAATGATAGGTAAGAGATAACAAGACTGCTTGAACTGCATTCAGCTGTTGAATCAATCGAGGAGGAGTAGACCGTTCGATGAGCTTAACGGACTTTGTGACGACGTCAAGTGCCAGCCCCTTGAAAATCCGTGTTATAGATCGCATGGCCTCTTGTTCCGCTTCTCCGTCGCCAATACTGATAATATTCTTGGCTCCTTGAAATACACCCTTTAACTCATCGATGAATGTCAGCTGTTTCCATAGGATAGGCGACGTGTGCTTACTATTACGCTCCTGCGCATATATGATGGGAATTGACTCTATATTTTTCATCAAGTCTGGCATAAAGATGGAACAACTATCTTCAACCCAGCCCTTTTGCGAATTCGTGACAATGTAAATCCGGCCAAGAAGTCGGGCGTGAATCAGGATCTTCTTTACTATTTTCGACAGCTCGGCGCATCTGTCCAGCATTTCTTGTGTGACGGTCTTATCTGACCCCCTATAATTCAACCATGACGTACACAGAAGGGTATCATCCCAGTCGAATATGAAGACAGTTTCGTCGTGTGTGAATGCAGTGGGAGCCCACTCAATGTCTACATCGGTCATGTGTGGTCATTTGTGACCTCGGCCCCCATCATCAAATTTTAGGCGATTCGAGCTGCCTCAACAACTCCTCGGGTATAATCGGAATCACTGCTTCCGTCTGCCATATCTGTGATACACCGATGTCAAACAACGAAAACTCGGTTGGCCAGTACAGAGGATGGGATTGGAGTAAACCGAGTTGCGTCTTTTTCAGAAGTTTATTGGCGGAGGCCGCCGGAAGAACGGCTAGCAAGTGTATCCAGGCCGGCAAATAGGTGGTGTAGGTTAGTGGCGGAGGAGCCATTGCGACCTCCTGGCTCGGCTTGAGTCGGGACCACAGCGGCGGCAAATGCGGTTCATAGGCCCAGCCGAGATCCACCGGTTTTCCCGAATAATAATCAAAGACCCATGCCACTCCCTTGAGATACTCGGAACCATCTGGATCGTCGGCTCCTCTCCAGGATTCGTAAATGGCTTTCCAGTTCGGCCGCAGTCCCGAATTATAGAGTCGGAGAATAGTCGCCCATTGTGCCGGCTGCGCAGACCAGATGGCTAACGTATTATCTTCGACCGGTCTTCCCCGCTGTTTCAGTGCGCTCACGCAGGCGGCGATCATGGCGTTCTCCTCCTCGGAAGCAAAGGACTCGATGATTGCTGTCAGATGCCTGCTTTGGATACGGCCATCGACGACTAGATTGTGACCGGCGGACCAAATCCGTTTATCGAGAGCCCGGATCAGATCAGGAATACCGTCGTCACGCACCGTGTGTGTGAGTGATTTCGGCAAAAAGTCATTGCCGAGAAGTGACATTCCGGCCACGAAATCCCGTGTCTTTGATGCCAGAGTTGCGCAGTCGGATGTCCGCTCGAATAGATGGCCCATGAGACCACGAATATCCACGGTTCTCCAGCCTCCGCCTCCCGAACGCTTCTCGAATTCCTGTTCTTCACGAAGAAGATGAACGGATCCGCCCTTTTCTACGACGAGTAACATGGCGAGCAATAATAGATCGGCGTCGAGACCATAAATCGTACAGCTGAGACCATCGGGAAGTTGGCGCATGTGCGCCATGAGTTTGTGTTCACCCTCTCCTGGCTCCTCCGTCGTAGAAACGATTACGGGAAGTCCGAGCCGTGCGCCGGTAGCCACGAGATCCTTTCCGAGACGGGCCATGAAGGCGGTTCCCGGTGTCAGCGCATTCTGATCCCAGCGTTCCTTGAAGATGCCCTGAATAGAATCTTCGGAGGCCGTGAGCCACGGGCTCTTGAAGCGCCGCAGCCGTTGTTGTCTCCGCTTGGCCGCACAGACAACACCGTCGCATGCTACATAAACCCCGGCCGTCGGTTTTGCCACTGCAACGATTTCTTCGAGATAATCACAGATTCCTTTGCGTAACTTGGCTTCCCATTTAGCGGCGCCCACCACAGATCCTTCGTAGGGCGGCATTCCGTGGAGCACGAAATACATGGCGCAGTTGAAATCGAGACAGAGCCAATCGGACGTGGGCCCTGCTGTGCGTGATATGATATGAGGAAAACGTCGACATAAATGACGATAAAAACTGGGGATACCCATTTCTACACGGGTAGTTACGGGATCTTCTTAGACTCTACTTGGGCCTCGTCGGGACTATAATTTATTCGTAGAAGGTAGGGACTATGCCAATATGGGTATTTGACAAGTTCGATAAAAACATCATCTATCCCGTGATCTACAATCTTCAGATACTTCCCGAAACGCTGATGTGCGGAATTATAATTCTCGCAATTATTCTCGGAAACCAGCCGCTCGTGGCTCTTGCTCTGAGTTTAGTATTCACCCAACTGATTGCGCAGGGAATTGGCCGTATAATCATGAACATTCAACCGGATTCGGCCATTGCCCGCACATCGATTGATCCTTGCTCTGTAGGTATCCTAAGTAAATCGTGGGCCCGGTTGGCGGGATCCAATCCCAATCTGTTGTGGCATCCGATGGCGCCGTCGATATACTTGTCGACGATTGGATTCTTCGCAGGCTGGGGTATTGCGTTGCAGCAAATATATAAGGAAGAGATCGATTCGGGCCTGATTAAAAAATCGTCGCTAGTCACTACGCTGGCTCTCGGTGTGATTCTTCTTGCGCTAGCCTTTGCGTACCGGATTTATTCCGGCTGCGAATCATTCATGGGCGCAACGGCCGGCACAGTTCTCGGTTTAATGTTCGGTTTATTGGGCTGTATCGCACTGTCGTACGTGACGGATCGCAAGGCAACAAACTTGTGGGGTATCCCTCTGTTGAAACGGAACCGGTCCCGGAAATAGAAATATATCGAGAAAGTAGATGGGCAATAGTGCGGAAGGTCTGGTAAAACAATCGGCTCTATTGGAAATCCTTTCACAGATAAGCAAGAGTTTTCCGAACACCATTACGGCGACTCTATTTGTACTGGGTATCATGCTGGGAAAGATCGCATGGATCTGTATTGCGGGAGGCGCAATTGTGTTGATTCTCATTGTCGGCGTGTTTCAGAAATTATTCGGCAGCCTGACTACGGAAGAGTATAATGTACCTGGAGCCGCCGCCGTTTCGGCGTGCTCTATAATACCGCCGAACAGCATACTTGAAGCATCCTTTTCCAATATTCCGAGTACGTGGATGTCGGTCACATTCTTCTATCTGACGTATATTGTAATGAACGCACTGACCGTCTATAATACGAAACCCGCAAAGGCGCACGGCGATTCGATTGCGGTACAACATCGCAAGAGCATGGGGACTCTGAGCATAATCACTACCGTGATTCTGTTAATGTGTATGGTATTCATGCGTTATTTCTTGTGGGGAACATGCGAAAGTATCATTGGCACACTTGTGGGAGGATCGATGGGCGTTGGTATGGGAATTCTTTGGTGGCAACTGTTGGCTGCGTGTGGCCCCGATGTGTACCCGGATATTCACGGTGTCATGGTGGGACTGAAACCCCGGGCCATGTATTAGACCAGCGAGGACTACAAACGTTAATTTCTCAGTGAGCAATTAACTTTTATAGATGAAATAGACCATCTTACTTCTGGAGCTTCTTCAGAAGGGACGCCTCCTTGAGCGCATCCGAAAAGCTGGCCTTCTTGTTCTTTGCCCGCATGGAATCGAACGTCTTCTTAACGAGCAGATTCCAGCCAGACATCTTGCGAGTTCCACGAGAGCGGCGATTGCGACGAGTCATGGGCATCTGTATACTCAAGGCAAAGGAAATGTTCGGTGTCCTCTTCTTGGCATCATCGGAGGTGCAGGGATTTCCACCGCCCTCAGACGTCCCGCCAACTTGTGAAATGCTCGGGCCCAGAGAATGACCGCAGGCCACGTAGGGACTCTCTCTGCCGTCCATACTCCGGCCACCTCTTCTATAAATGCAAGTGCCTTGCGTATCTCGGTTTCTCTTTCACCGCCATATAGGCCGGCAAGATCCTCTAGCGGCACCGGATGGCCAGTACTTTCTCCGTGCACGGACCACAGAAATGTACGCACGAGTTCCTTCATTCTTTCTGCTGTATATGGCACGGCAGGCACATGAAACCGCCGGATTGCGGCTCCGAAATGTTCTCGACATACCGGACATGGCAGAACATCGGCTGTTAGACGAAACACGGCTCGCCAGGGACCGATGGAATCAACACGATCCGACTGTTCGGCCAAAATATGTAGAGCCTTCCAGACGAGAGGCCCCCACCATTTTTTATCCATGTGCGGCTATTTACAAGATGATTTTAGGTCCAAACTGGGGGGCCCGGTAAAACTTGATTCGACACAACCCATCTCTATTACAAGTATGACTACGACGTTACGTATTCCTCGAGGTCTATGGAACGATCTCGAGGAATCCGTTATCAAGCAAGATCGAATTTTCCTGGCCGAGGTTGCGCGGGCTCTCGGGCTTCCCTTCCAAGAAGTGATGCGAAAGGTTGGACCGGCGACGACCGTGATGCCCACACTGTGGGTCGGAGATGCATCGGAACCGCCCCGATGTCCATGGTATACTCGTCGGGGTGAATCCGTCTGGTTTCCCTGTTCCCGTCTCCGTCTGTCGCCGACGATGCCCTGTTGTGTGCATGAACGGCAGGGTCCCTGTGATTCGCTCTTTAATAAATTAGAACAAAAGCCAAAGGCATTTCCCGTTGTGCGCAAAGGAGTTCTGTACTGGGTGACGGAAGATGGCACGGCATATGACGAGTCCGGATCGGAGATAACCAATGGCATATTCCGGTTCATGACGTTTCGTGAAAAGAAAATAGCTCTGTGGGTTCCTTCTTTGGAAGAATGACGGGAGTTCGAGTCAGTGCCAGATATTTTGATGCAGAGCCATATTGAGACACCTCGAATTTGGTGGTGTCGAGATGATCCTGTACATCTGGGCACGAGGGACCGATCTTTAGAATACCGATACCCCGTAGACGATTACTGAAGACAGAAATTCCTACACAGCATCCGCAGCCGTAGTGTTTGCGTATGATGGACATTAATTGACACTCGACCCTATCGAAACAACATGTGTCAACATTGGCCCGTACTTTAGGAAATCTTACCTTGACTATACTAGAGATGTCCGAGGACTCTACGCATCCCGAGGTCGAAGTCTCTACAGAACCGTTGGTCTCTACAGAACCTGAGGTCTCTACAGAACCTGAGGTCTCTACAGAATCCGAGGTCTCTACAGAACCCGAGGTCTCTATAGAGCTCGAATCCACGTCCTTTACGGAAGACACATGGATAGAACGTATAAAACGTTTACCCGAGCCCGGTACAATACGACTCCTGACACCTCCTCCACCTGACGCCCATTATATGATCGGCCGTCTTTGGTTCACAGATAAATCACTTACTGATTGGAACATGGATATAGATGAGACCCGTGAGAAGATCGAGAACGATCCCGTGTTTGCCGCTCTGTCTCCGCCGAAACTCGTCGAGAAAATCGAGGATATATTTTACAAAAATCAGAGAGCTCGCTGGCTAGCCTCTGTCGTTTTACGTAAATGGAAGACCCGTGTGTGGGCCAAGCGCACACAGTGCAACGTGGACATGATTGACCTGGAGCCGATAGCCGACAGAGATGCTATTTTTATGACGGATACAGCACAGCGGCAGACGTTTCGTTTCCATCGCAACGACGTGTTTCGGAATCTGATTGCGAATATATGTCTGTCGGAAGAAATGCTTCCATACCCCCGTCCTCCGACGAATCAATGGACGAATAAGATTCTTACGCTCGGGCAGACCATAAGTATCTGTGAACAGCTGGCCAAGAGAGGCCTGGGATCCAGATCCCATATATTCCTGGCGGCATTCTGTGCCGCCCGTTATGATACTAGACGCTTCGCCACCGAGAATGCTCCGATGTTGGCCCAGCACGCTATCGAGAGTTATTTTAAGGATCTGACGATTGAAAATGCGGCAACTGTGTATGACGCAATTGCGAATGTGTTGACGGAACTGCGACTGAGATATACGCCAACAGTTCTGTTAAAATGGTTGAAGGAGATGCCGCAAACGGATTTACACAGGGAATGGCTGATATTTGTTCGGGATTATACTCTGTATACTAACCTCCACATTCAGATTCGCCCCCACTGGGTAAACATGGCATCTATATATCGGGATGTCAGAGATCTGTATAGTCGTACGGTGTCGGGAGCGTTTTATCGTACGGCCCCTGTGAGTAATACGATACCGGTTCCCGCTGCTTCGGTTCACGGTTTCATAGATATGCACGTAAGTCAGGTGGATTTTGACCTAACGAGTTTGTTAATTACGGCGGCGATATTGAGATAACCAGGGCCGTGGAGACCCTAACCAGGGCCGTGGAGACCCTAACCAGGGCCGTGGAGGTCCTGCGGAGGTCCTGCGGAGGTCCTGCGGAGGTCCTGCGGAGGTCCTGCGGAGGTCCTGCGGAGGTCCTGCGGAGGTCCTGCGGAGGTCCTGCGGAGGTCCTGCGGAGGTCCATGACGTTTAATTCCCTGGAGACCTAACAGAGAATGAATCCCGCCGACGAAATTATGCCCGGAGTGTGGATAAGTGGATGGAAGCCAGCTCTCGATGGAGCCTGGCTCAAGGAACACAATATTCAGGCCGTATTCAACTGCAGCAAGGATATTCCATTTCATCCTGATATACCGCACCAATATCGGATACCTGTCGACGACAATCTTCAGCCGGCCGAAATCAAAAACATGGAGCTCTGGGCACCCGAAATCGCCGTAAAGATTTCAAGAGAATATAATGCACGGCGACCCATCCTAATTCATTGTTATGCAGGAATGCAGAGATCTACTACGGCCTGTGCCATGTTCATGATGGCTCGGTCCGGCAAGCCTCTGATTGAAGTCATGCGAGATATAAAACGGAAACGGCCTATAGCATTTGAACCGTCGCCGAATTTCATAGAAGCGCTGCGTGCCTTTGAAGCGCAATTACGGTCTTGGCGAACCTCATCAAGGTCCTAATGAGGACCTAATGAGGTCCTAATAAGGACATAATGAGGACCTAATGAGGATCCCATAAGACTTTATAGTACACTACAGTAGGATCGCCATGAAAAGCCAGGACGACATGGATTTAATGTTCGACGAATTAACCGAACTCCAGCCCAACCAACGCGCCTTCATTAAACACCGTTATCGGTTTTTAATGGAAGAGTACAGAAAACGAGCATTCGCACATTCCATCCTATTTTACGTCATGCGGACAACCATAACCGCCGGCAGTCTCGCCGTTCCCGCACTTCTGAGTCTTCAAAGCGCCGACATATACTGGTTCACATGGGCTCTGAGTCTCGCTGTCACAACAGCAAACGGAATTACGACCCTGTTTAAACTCGAGACGAAATTCTTCCTTCTCCATACAACCATGGAACAAATACGCTCGGAAACGTGGCAGTTCCTCGAATTATCGGGCCGGTATTCGGGACATCACGGCAGTATAACTCCGAGTCATCGCAACCAATACATGTATTATTGCAGCCGCATCGAAAAAATTCGTATGAGACACATCGGCGTAGAATATTCCAAACACGGTGATCAATCCGAGTCCAAACAGAACCAACCCAATCAGAATAGTGCCACCGTCGTTCCGTCACCACCGGATCAGGCGATACAAATCGCCGTCAGGAGAGATTCTATGCGCACAGTAGGGGATGAATCTAACGACGGCAAAGAAAACGAGAAAAAATAGGAGGTGTCATTGCGTTGATGACACCGGAAAGAGATGTCGGCGCAGCATGCTCCAAGGAACACTCTTCTGTAAGGCACACCAGAATTGTGAGGGTTCCCCGCTCTCCGGCTGGGAACCACTTATAAATATCGAACTATTCAATTCACCCGAGGTGCGGGAATCCCACAATTGTTACTCGTTCGCCACCAATGCGTATGATCCGTCTCTGTTACACCAATGCGACGGTAAACCGGGCTGCGAACCTCGGTTTCATCAACCGGGTGGAACAAAGAATAAGGCCAATATTCTGAGAAACGCCTCCGCCCGTAACTGTAAAACGGTAGAGGGCCTCGTGGGTCTGGATATTCCCGATGTGAAGAGGACTACGTTCAAGGCTCGTTGTCCGGTGGGAACGAGTAAAATCGCCATGGTATCCGACAGAGGCGACGATTACCATTTCTATGCACAGTATCCCCGAGAGGGACAGCGGCCTTACGTAAATTGGTTACACAAGGATGGTGGGAACACTGTAAAAGAAAAGGATGCGGATGGTAACCCGATATTTAATCCCGAATTTGCGTCCAGAGATTACAGACCGGCGAGTTTTCTCAATTATGAAGATTTCTGCGGATTCTATTGTATTCCGAGGAATCGCAAGATACAGCTGGCCCGTGACTAGCCGATTGGCTCAGCCAAAAGGCTCAGCCGATTGGCTCAGCCAAAAGGCTCAGCCGAAATGGCTCAATGCCTTCTTCGCATCCCAGCGCTTGCGCACATCGATTTCTGTTAGACCCTCGAGAATATGAAAAACCGCCTTTTCTTTCTTTAACAGAGGGTGGTCTTTCAACGTCGAACCCGGTAAAATAGAGGCTTGCCTGATTTTCAGATACACATCCCACAACGCCATGCCGAGACGCCAGGCATCCATGCGAACTCCATACTGTCGAACAAAGGAACCGAAATCCTTTTTGTTCACTAACGGAGTCAAGAAGGACACGAGGCCGGCCATGGTCTTTGCCGACGATTCTCTCATAGGAAACGAGCGCTCCAGGTACGTATAGTCACTGTTGGATTCAATAATTTTTCGTATTAGGCCTGGTATCTGACCAGTGCCGCCGACTTCCTTAATATTTGTCAGCAGTCTCCAAATATATATTTCGGGAGGCGCCCAGCTCGCCTTTGTCTTGAAATTTTCAGACATTCGGGCGCTCCGCATTGTTGTAACCTCCACCGGTCGGAATGTCAGACCGAAATCGATGAACCGGGCCACATTGTGTCTGTCCACTAAAATATTTCCCAGATGAATGTCATTGTGTATGTAACCGGCATCCTGATAGATCACCATTCCCTCGAGCAGATGTTTGAAAATCCGCACATAATTGTCGGCTAGCGTTGTTGTATCCTTGCTGTAATACTGCAGAGACTTGCCGCCGTCGGGCATAACCAACATGTCTATGAGACCATCATCTTCGTAATCTTCCAGCAGTTCACAGGTATCTGGATCATCGACGGGCATCGCAGGTTTACACGATTTCGTGGGCAGAGCAAAGTAATTTGCGGCGAGTGGCAGCTTCATGATTTGTTGGCCCACCTTGAGTTCGTCATCGTCTTGAAATGTAATCTTTCCTATGGCCGGTAGATTACCGACGTGAGTATACCGAGTACCATCGGCACATCTGGGTACCGGTTTGAATGCGCAACCGTAGGAGCCCTCTCCCAGCACCTTTCCGCCGACTTGTCTCATATCTCTAAGGTGCCCGGATAAATTAGATGGAAGTTTAACCAGCCGATAATAAATCTCCGCATGTCAGTAAGGGATGTCATGGATGACATATGTCGTACTCGGAATACTGGCGGTCTATATAATATCGGAAACTATTGGCAAAAAACTCCATGAGGGATTCTCTTCGGCGAGACGTACAGATATTGGACCCGTGTCAGAAGGCTGGACCCATGAGGAAACAGGATGGATCCGAGATCTTCGGTACGCCGAATCCTATACCAATGTTCAGGGACTCGAGATTGCCGGCGATTTCTGTCGGGCTGTCCACAAAAACGGTAAACCCGAGACTCTGCATATTGCCTGCGCACTCGCAAATCGGGATGGCATGGACACGATGGAATACCACAGCCGAACCGTCGGAGAAGGATTCCGTATGTCCCGAGACGATTATTGGAAGGCCGCAACCGGATCTCCCAGCACCGACTACTGTCGAGTTCTACAGGATCACGATACAGGTGAATGGTTCGCTGGCTGTGCAGTAGCCTCCAAGGCGGGTATCGGGCCCCGTGAAATCCGAGACACGTCGCCGCCCGAATTCATCAAGAAGCTGCTGGATGCATACAAGGATGTGGTGACGTGGTACAGATGGCAGGATGATGCCGAGGATTATTCGAAAAAGTCGGTGGTCGAAGTGAGAGGCAATCCCGTATTTCCGAGCCTCGTGAAACCGATAAAGACTCGGGGTCTACAGCTGAATCGGTGGCCTCAGGCATCGCAGGAGGCAGGTGATGCTGCGCCTCCTCTTCTCGACTCGCTCGGCTGGGGCGAGCCGCAGACACTGACACTGGATCAGGATATCAAGCCGAATCAGATCAGAGCCATCTGTTTCTGGGTCTGGTTCGACACCTTGGCCGATAATCCGAGAGTTCTCGAGTGCTCGAATGGAGCCGAGGATCTCGTGTGGATCGGTGCGGAATCCGGCGGGCTTCCGATAAAACCGGCGCCACTTGTTGTTCAGCAGGCGACCGAAGTCCGACCGGAAGATTATCGGATTATGAATCCTGAGTCACCTCCTGTGTTAACCGATGAGTCTCGGGCCGTCTCGGGCACATTCGTCTTTGAAATCTGGGACAAGCAGCAGCGTCTCATGCGTCTCAAGTCGCCTACGGCGACCGCTGGTCAATGGCATCACGTCGCCGTGACGACAACGGATTCTACGACGTGGTGGCCGACGTGGAGCATGTGGATCAATGGTAGTCGGGTTGCGGAAAAGGTCGAGGGCCGATCCATTCCGGCGATTGCACTGGCGAATAATGTAATTGGGAAAAATATGCGGGGCTGTTTGCAGGATTTCCGAGTGTATAGAGCACCGATGACGGAAAAGAAGATTCGGAATGCGATGGAATGGTCGAAGCCTTTACTACACCCGATGCCCTAAAACTTGAACCGGTTTGGCCCCCAGTACTGCCTCAACAGACAAACCATGGCACTGCGTAGATTACAACGCGAACTCCAGGATATTCGCAAGGATCCGCCGGCGAATTGTAGTGCGGGGCCAATTGAAGAGGCGGATTTCTTCAACTGGGAAGCCGTCATATTCGGACCCGAGGACTCGCCGTATGTGGGCGGTGTATTCCGTCTGGCCATTCGCTTTCCGAGTGATTATCCGTTCAAGCCGCCGATTATTACATTCAAGACCAAAATCTACCATCCGAATATCAATTCGGCTGGTGGAATTTGTCTGGATATTCTGAAGGACCAGTGGAGTCCGGCACTGAATATCTCGAAGGCTCTGTTGAGTATTCTGTCTCTGCTGACGGATGCGAATCCGAAGGATCCGCTGATGCCGGAAATTGCTCGCCAGTATGTGAATGACCGGGCAGAGTACGAGGATACGGCTAGGCAGTGGACTTTGGCGCATGCACAAGGTTAAGGTAGACCGTTTAGTCTATTAAAACGAAGAGCGTTAATAATTCTATTTTGTGTTGCAATGACGGCATTCAGAGTAGTAATAACTTCAAGAAGACTGGCGCTGCTGGTTAAATATCTTCCCGCTAAACCATTTACCGTACCGGATGCTGTATTTGAAGGTGTTGCTGTTGGTAGACCCACACCTGAAGTTGCTCCAATTGATCCCGATACATCTAAAATACCTATGGTTCCTAGCTCTGTATTTATTGCAGAGCTGATATCGGCCCATACGGGTGCGGACACTACGGTGCCCTGGCTTGTTACCGTTCCGATTACTTCTAGATTGCCAGCTATAAGGGTTTTACCTGTTATAGAAGCAATAAGAGTTGTGTCAGAACCACTATATGCACCTACTCGTAATATGCCTCCAGCAGTTGGAGTAGTACTTGTAAACCGCATAGATCCAGCACATGTTGTTACGCCAGTAAGTCCCGGACTGGATATTGAAACCCCCCCGCCTCTTGTGATTATTAATTGACTGGTAGCTGTGTCAGGAAATGTTAAATTATTTCCTGTTAATTTTTCAATATTAATTGAATCTGAATTATTATCATATACAAATGCACTAACACCATTTAAATTCCGAATATTAACGGTTGAATTACTAATATCCAAACTTTTGTTCGCAATGTATACATCTCCATTGAATCGTGATTGACCCGATACATCTAGTACTCCGCCAACGTGGACGTTACCATTTGTGGCGGCCGTAACTAGTCCATTGGATATATTAAGACCTGCGTTCGGCCTCATGAGTCCAGATACATCGAGTACCCCCTCTATATGTGTCGAACCAGTCGAAGCAGCCACAGTGAATTTTCCACTGGATACATTGACGCCCCCATTTAACAAAGACAGTCCAGATACATCGAGCACTCCCTCTATATGTGTCGACCCAGTCGAAGCAGCCACAGTGAATTTTCCACTGGATACATCGATGCCGCCGTTTAGAGAACTCAGCTGCGCAACTCGTAACGTTCCACTAATATCCTGACTTGTCACGACCGATGATCCATACTTTTGATCAAGAGTTTGACCGTTGATAAGTAATGTGCCGTCAGGTGTAATGACAAACGTGGGATCATTTACCTTAATACCACCTTTTAGATTTGAATATCCGCCAGATACATCGAGGCCGCCATTTAATAATGACCGACCAGATACATCTAGGTCTCCACCTACATGTACAGAACCAGTCGATCCTGCCACTGTGAATTTTCCACCAGATACATCAATGCCGCCATTTAGAGTACTTAGTAGGGCAACTCTTATTGTACCACTAATATCCTGACTTGTCACGACCGATGTTCCAAACTTTTGGTCCAGAGTTAGGCCATTGATAAGTAATACACCGGCAGATGTAACGACAAAATTCGGATCGTTTACCTTAATGCTGCCCGTTACATCTAGGATACCACCTATATAGACATTGCCACTCGTATCGGCAGTAACCTTACCGTTCGACATATTGAGACCGGCATTCGGTCTCATGAGTCCAGATACGTCGAGGACACTCTCTATATGAACATTGCCACTCGTATCTGCCGTAACCTTGCCATTCGACATATTGAGACCGGCATTCGGTCTCACGAGTCCAGACACGTCGAGGACACTCTCTATGTGGACATTGCCACTCATATCTGCCGTAACTTTGTCATTCGACATATTGAGACCGGCATTCGGTCTCAAGAGTCCAGACACATCGAGAACACTCTCTATATGAACATTACCACTCGTATCTGCCGTAACCTTGCCATTCGACATATTGAGTCCTGCATTCGGTCTCACGAGTCCAGACACGTCGAGGACACTCTCTATGTGGACATTACCACTCGTATCTGCCGTAACCTTGCCATTCGACATATTGAGACCGGCATTCGGTCTCAAGAGTCCAGACACGTCGAGGACACTCTCTATATGAACATTGCCACTCATATCTGCCCTAACTTTGCCATTCGACATATTAAGACCTGCATTCGGTCTCAAGAGCCCAGACACGTCGAGGACACTCTCTATGTGAACATTGCCACTCGTATCGGCAGTCACTTTGCCATTCGACATATTAAGACCTGCATTCGGTCTCAAGAGCCCAGACACGTCGAGGACACTCTCTATGTGAACATTACCACTCGTATCGGCAGTCACTTTGCCATTCGACATATTGAGACCTGCATTCGGTCTCAAGAGCCCAGACACGTCGAGGACTCCACCAACATGGGTTGCGCCAGTCGAAGCCGTCACTGTAAAGATCCCATTTGACATATTGAGCCCCGCATTGAGTCTCGTAAGTCCAGATACGTCGAGGACTCCTCCAACATGAACATTGCCACTGGGTACCCCGACGGTGAATAGGCCGTTTGACATATTAAGTCCGCCATTCAGAATTGTTGCGTTAGTTACCGTTAATGCGTTGGCTGTACAGAGATTAGATGTAGTGATACTTGTCACCGATGTAGCGCCGATTACATTCAGAGTTCCGCCTATATATACATTTCCAGTCCCATCGAGCGTAAACTCACCACTGGTTAAATTAAGGCCGCTACTTATGGTGACTAATCCACCAGAAATATCGAGGGCGCCAGTGATGGACGTTTCTCCAGATGTAAATTGAGGAGCAGATAACGCACCTCCTATAGAAACATTACCGTTACTATCCAATGTAAACTGCGGTGCGATCAAAGATCCTCCAATAACTACATTGCCGTTACTATCTACCGTAAACTGATTATTGTAAAGACTCAGACCATTGTTGACTAATATACTTCCTCCCACGTCGAAATCTTCTCCAACGGTTGCGGCTCCACCTATTGCTGCAGCACCCGTAATGGAGGCGGCTCCGCCGACAGTAAGATTACCATCGATCTCTGTATCGCCGGACACGTACAACGTTTCCTCGATAGCAGCGTATTGTGATACCAGCAGTGAGTTATTTATGTTGGTTAGACCGCCCACTGTTAGGGTCCCACCAATTGTTTCGTAGCCGACCACTGTCAGATTCGATTCGACTTGAGTCGCACCTGCCACGTCCAATGTACCGGCAATCGTGACGGGACCGGTCACGGACATGTCTCCGCCAACTGTAGAGGAACCGGTGACATTAAGATCTCCTCCAGCCAGTACTGACCCCGTCACGGCTGCATTATTCCGTATAATAGTGGCTCCCTGTATATCGACCGTATTTCCGAAAATAGCCGTACCGTTGACCCGTGTATTGCCGCCGACAATAGATGATCCGGCTATTTGAATATCCGAGTCGGCAGTGATTTGTCCTGATACGCCGAGGGTTCCTCCGATCGTCGTGTTGCCATCTATTGTAGCCGGGCCCGAAACACGAATACTGTTGCCCACAGAGGCAGATCCTGACACGTCGAGATTACCGGCCATCCGAATAGATCCAGATGTATCGACGAATACCCGATTCGATATGGATAGACTGGAATCCATTGTTGTGGCCCCGACAACGTTGAGTGTTCCGCCAATCACGGTATTACCCTCGGCATCCACCGTGAAGACACCATTGTTGAGATTGATGGTGTCGAGGCCTTTCAGAGAACCGGTTAACTCTTCAAGAGTCAGGATCCCGGCTACGTTATCTGTACAAAATCCGAGTTGGGTGGATTCCGACATCACTTAAGTTATGGCTTGAAAACTTTGATCACAAGTGAACAAGGGCAACCCTGGATCTAAATTATAGAACCAACCCAATATTAGATGTACAGGCCCTATGATTCTGGGTCCGATTCTGGCTCCGAGTCGGTCGAATCCGGTTCGGAGGCATCGGTAACATCGCAACACCGTGCTATCGATCAATGGCGAACCCAGATTCTTGAGGACTTTGCAGATACGAATCAGGGACCGGGGCCCGGACCCGGACCCGGACCCAGCGATCTTCAATATAATCAAACGACACTGTTATTCGAGTCCTCCAAACCCGTACAGGTTCTCACGGTCGATAGTATGCACAGAGATCTGACCATGTACCCCAGTCCAATGTCAATACGTCTGAAGTTACCGCAGGTATACAAAAATGTAACTCGAATCGATATTGTTCAAATCAAAATGATGAACGGATTTCATGCACTGACGGCGGCCAAGGAAAACACGACCCTGACACTCTATGATTCTAGCGATAACAAGATATCCGTGACAATTCCCGATGGCACATATACAGCCGTGGCTCTCGCCGATGCACTGAATACGGCATTCAAAGTAGCATCGAGTTCTCAAACATTCAAGATAACGTATGCTGCATCTTCGGGGCGCTTTGTAATAACTTCGCCCGCCATGTTCCGGATTCCATTTCTGACCTTGCTCCCTTCTGCGACGAAGAACTCGTGGGGTCTCGGCTGGAATATGGGCTTCGGTGGCCCTCCAGCCGATCTTCCCCGCGCAAAGTCGCATATCGCCACACATCTGCCCCGTCTGACGACGGAATACATACATCTCCGGCTCAATGAAAGCGATAACATGAACACGGTGGACTGTACTGGGCCTGAGGATTTGGCAGTCTCTCTCGATTCGACGGGACAGACGGCCAGATATTTTGGCAAACTACTGTTGAATGATTTCGGCGCCTACGCCCAGACATTCATCGAGTCTCCCAAGTTATTCAAGCCGGTATTATCGAGACTGGATCGTCTTTCATTCGACTGGGTCGACAAGTCCGGTGACGCTATAACGGGGTCCGACTCACTTTCGTGTGAATGGCACATGACGGTTCGAATCATACAGGTCAAGGATACGCAGACAGAATCGTCGGCAATAATTCGTGGGCCAATATAGATGAATTACGAGGAAAATGTTCAGTACGGATATGTTCCGAATGTGTTGCCGCCTCCCGGTGGCTATGCGAAATCCGAGTATGTACAGGCTCCCGATACGTCATCGTGGTATTCTCGTCGTCAGGGCTGTCTGAAGGGCGTGGATCCGACGGAAATTGCCCGCATGTATACCTTCCCGGATGGACGGATTCCTATGGGAATTCCGATGGATCCGGCGGCGGCATCGAAGATCTGTCTCGGCTACGTCGATTCCCGGCCGCCGGAATTGGTTGATGCCGATGGAATGATGGAGGCGGCTAGAAATCATCCGCAGTTCGCCTTTCGTCCTCGTGGTCCGGCTGCTTCCCAAGTAGACGTGGAGAGCCAGCTGCGTCGACTAGATCAGCGTCTGTCAAAGATGCAGGCGGTCATAGCGGACGATGCGCCGCTGTACAGAAATACGGTTCAGCCGCCACAGGCCATCGGTGTCCGTGCGGATGTACAGAATGCAACCAATCCGATCTCGTCCATTACTCGGCCGGGAGAGGCCGTTTGCCGTGAAGGCTCGGATTCGTATGCGCTGTCCATGTCGGGTCGTCGCTTTAATAACACGACCCGGCAGGATACTCAGCTGTATAATATCAATCCGAAGAGCACGACTTCTTAGAGGTTTTGTATAACATATAGTAGAAATGCCCAGACTTAATAAATCTAGACGTAGACAGTCGAGGCGTCGACAGTCGAGGCGTCGACAAGTGGGAGGAGCTGCTACTTGGGTAGAAAGAGAAAATAGATATAATCAAGAATCCCGTTTACCTCCGATGGAGAAAGAGATGATAAAAAAGGCTAAACAAGAAGCTTGGAATAAGTGGCAACAAAAAATGGCCACATTAGATAATAACAGAAAAAGTAGAGTAAGAGGAGAACCCTGTTCTAGTATGTTGGGATGGGATAATTGCAAAGATGGATTAACGTGTGAAAAACGTTATATAGATGCACCATCTGAGGTGGACACCACAAACGGTATTATGTCTTTCCGGTATAATCCAAGATGTATAGAAAAAGAGCATGAACCGTACTCTAGAGGTCTGGATCCCAGAAATTTCACATACCGGTAGTGTAAATCTCCTTAACCTTATAAGTGTTCCAGTCATACAAGACTGTATAGCGTCCGCCTTTCAAATTGTTAGACGGCCGGTATTCATCATCATCTTTCATCGCAATCGTTGTAATTGCATACGTGGGATTTATCTCGTGTATGATTTTCACCGCTTCGAGCAAACCGAGGCCTCGTAAATGATACATGGGTTCTTTCGGCGATGTTGTTGAATAGAAGCCTCCCATTCCTACAGTGGCTATCAAAATATCTTGGCCCCGTAGAAGACCATGTACTATAGGTTGCGCAGACACGTAATTTTCAGTCCGCAGACGCAAGAAACCGTCGAGGCCTGGGGCATTGATCGGGCCGCCGCCGGTATCTCAACGACAACTGGACCTCGAAGCACAGATGAGTCTGATCCACTGAGAACGCAGTGTCCTCTTCTGTTACTTCACGGCGGAAACTATGTAATCTGGGACACATTCTTCGAATGGCTGAGTTCAGTCCCCGCCTATACGCTGGTCAGCGGCTTTGAGAATCTGACTCCGTATTCGACTCTGGTTATTAGCGGGCCTTAATTCTATCCTTCCATAGTAGTTGATGCCTTACACTCTCCGGAAAAGTCGTCTGCGGCCTCTGTACTGGGTCGTCAATAGAAAGACGGGACACAAGTTTTCCAAGAAACCACTCACGTTAAAAAAGGCCAAGGCCCAACGAATCGCACTCTACATTTCTGAGCGTCGAGGTACCAAGAAGTTCTGGTAAACTGTGTTACGCTTTCTTGGATGCCCGGTAAAGAGCCTCTGCGCCCTCCACAGTTAGCTTGCTCCATTCTGTATTCGCCGGTATTCCCACGAACGTCGGTTTCTTGGTACCCGACTCCGTCTTATACATGTATAGACCATAAGGTCCCTTCTTGATTCGGAAAGGACCGACCTGATGGTCAATCGAGCCGACCTTGGCCTGTAGGCCAGCACAGATTTCGTCAAAGGTCTCGGCACCCTTTAGCGACAGCGTGATTGATTTCCATGTTACATACGGGCCGAATTTCCCCGATTTTTTAATAACGGATTCGCCGTCGAGATCACCCAGAGACGTCTCACCCGAGACCTGTGCAAAGGCGGCCTTGGCGTGTTCGAGAGTCGCCGTGTCTCTGGACAGATTCTTCGGAACGGCGGCGAAGCGGGTCTTCTCGCCTTCCTTTTCATAGACAAAGAGCGGACCCTTTTTACTAACGAGGAACTTGTAACCTTCTCCGAGGCCTCCAGAGCTCTTGCTTCCACTAGTGGCTCGAATAACTTCCAAATAACGGTCCTTGTACGAGCTCCACGTTTCCTGAAGTACTGAAGCCCACTCTCTCGATCCCGATGCCACCTCATCCAACTGCCGTTCCATAGCCGCCGTAAATCCGTACTCCAGAATATCGCCGAATTTTGTAAGGAGCCACTCGATAACTGTGCGGCCCAGAGGCGTTGAACGTAGTGTTCCTTTGACCTCGCCCCCCTTGGCCTTTTCCGTCTTCGTCACGGCCTTTATCGCTTCGCCGACGGCGGCCAGACTCAGACGCCGAACTTCCACCGTTTCCGACGAATTCTTGGTAATTTTCTCGACATAGCCCCGCTCAATCACCGTTTCGACGAGCGAGGCATATGTACTCGGTCGCCCGATTCCACGGGACTCGAGATCACGAATCAGAGACGCTTCGGTATATCTCGATGGAGGAGCCCGGCGAGTTTCCGCCGCCTGCAACGATGTCCACCGGACCTTCTTGGAGACTTGGAAGTTCTTCACGGAATCGACGGGCGGTTTCTCGGTCTCTTCATCCGATTCTGACCCGGGCATGTCGAGTGCCCTCCAGCCGGCAAACGTGGTCTGCCGGGCCTCCGTGTATAATTCCATCGAACCCGTACTCGCCTTCAGAGCCACGACGGCTTCCTTGTGTTCCGCCATCACGGATTGGACGGCCCGCTTCCAGATCATCGAATATAGTCGGGAACCGTCGATTTCCGTCGTCTCAAAGTGCGTGGGTCGAATGCCTTCGTGCGGACCTTCCTCGATCTTGGTTGACGGGGGGCCAAGATACTCGTCACCCCAGTTCTCGGTCACGACAGACCGAGCCGCCGCCGTCGCTTCCTTTGATAAGCAAGCCGAGTCCGTTCTCATGTATGTAATGTGACCGGCCTCGTACAGTTTCTGCGCTTCCTGCATCGTCGCCTTCGGATTCATGCGGAGCCGGGACGAGGCATCCTGTTGAAGACTCGAGGTAATGTACGGTTTCGGCGCCTTGTGGACACTCGTCGACTCCTTGCGATCCGTGATAGTTAAAAGTGCGACGGCGGATTCGAATGCGGTCCGGACCGCCTCCTCAGTCTCATAGGCCCTAGTCCAGGCGAGTCCGCCTGCGTCGGCCGTCACCGTCCACGAAACGCCGGATACGTGATTCTGAATAGCCGTATCCCTGTCATAGATGATCCGGAGAGCGGGAGTCTGGCAGCGGCCGGCAGACAGACCGGGTTTGTAACCGACGCCCTTCCAGAGACACGGAGACAATGTGAATCCGATGAGCATGTCGAGCATGGACCGGGCCTGTTGGGCTTCGACAATGGCCATGTTGAGACGCCCGGGTTTCGCCACGGCCCGTGTGAGAGCATCCTTGGTAATTTCATGGAAGATGACCCGGGGAGTTGTTGCTGGATTGAGACCGAGAACGGTGCAGACGTGCCAGCCAATGGCCTCACCTTCCCGATCATCATCGGAGCCAATGTAGACTTGCGCACCTTTTGCTATAGATTTCTTGAGACTGGCTACCTTGGTACCGATGGATTCATACACCGGAGACCAGTGGCCCCCGTCTTCCTTGAATCCGATCCCTTCGAGACCCTCTTTGAGAGCTCGGATGTGGCCCATTGTGGCCTGAACTCGCCATCCTTCGCCGAGAAATCCTTGAATCTTCGAGCATTTTGCCGGGGATTCAACGATTAATATTCGGGACATCTTGATCTCTACTCTGGGAGAAAAGGTGCCTGTCAACCTTTTAATCCGAGCGCTGTCTGCGGGAAGAGCGCTTCTTGCTGGGGCGACCCCGGCGCCGGGTGAGTCCAACCGCATTCGTCACGGGCTTGGCAACACGCAGCGCCAACCGCGAGTAGTTGCGACCGAACTTCCGGGTGCGGCGCCCCGCATTGCGAACAACCTTTGTTGCACGGCCGAACAGATTGCTGAGGATGCTCATGGTTCTACTAGGGCTGTACAAAATATCTAGGAAGGCTAGTTTATGTATTCCAAAAAATTCTGCGGTTAGATTAAGATGATTATAAGGACCAACCGCAGTAGGGCGTCCCGTAAATACAGTAGGGCGACCCGTAAACATAGTAGGGTGTCCCGTAAACGTAGCGGTGTATCCCGTAAACGTAGTATGTCCCGTAACAGAAAGACCAGAGTTCAAAGAGGCGGTGCCTTACATCCAAATGACTTAACAGCTATTAACCAAGCAATTTTAAATCTAACATCTGGAACTTACGAATCAGATGAAAATAGTTATGAGTATGACGATTTCAACAGAGAATTAGATAAGATTAGAACGTTTACTAAAAATGGAGGAAAGTATCATACAGATATTGATGCGTTGACATATTTACGCACGCAATTAAATTTTACGCCCGCAGATGATTCTACTGGAAAAAAGAAACTCGCAATCGATAGCTATAGATCATATTTACAGGGATTAATCAATAGACAACAAATTCAGACACCGCCTCCTTCTCCAAAGTTTTCGGTAGAACAACTTGCATCTGCACTCTACAAAGATGGCGCCGGTGACCTGCCTCCAGGTTGGGACTATGATAAGACCGAGGAAGGCGAATACTACTTCATTAAGCCGGATGAGACAACCACGTGGGACGATCCCCGAGAGAATTTTGAAAAATACGTTGCAGAATATGTTGCGGCGGCTAAACGGGGCGTAAACCTTGAAAAATACGCTCAGACCGTATGATATTCCCTCCTCGCCAATGGAAACCCGTTGAATTCCGACGACGAAACCAGCGTGTAGGCTCCCATGTTATCCACCGATAACCAATCTCCTATGCGCAGCTCGGGCAGTTCGATATCCTCCGCCAAACAGTCGGCCGAATCGCAGGTCCGGCCGAATAACGTGGCCCTAACTCTCGGACGCTCATCGTCGCCGATGAGTTTGAATACGGGTCGCTGACCGTCAAACGGAATATTACTGAATGCACCATACAAGGATTCATCCACCGTATACCGCCATCCGGTCATATCGTTCCGCCTCTTTGCACCTATCACCTGTACTTCCAGACGCACTACCGGAGTTGCAAAGAATCGTCCAGGCTCGGCTATCCATCGGGTATCCGCCGGAAAATGACGAAGCGCTCCACGAATTTCGGCCGCTGCCGCAGCAAAGGCGTCGGGTTCTGATATGAATCCGCCGCCAATGTCAACTGTCAGAGGACCTGGCGTTCCTATCCAGTCCTGCGCCGCCGCACACAATTCAATGGCCTGCGAAAACTGCGCCGGCTTCGTACACAGCGATCCCACGTGAAAACTCCAGCCGTGATGCGGTATGCGGGCGACAGCGAGGCGTTCGGCAATTTTGCCGATCCAGGAGACGGGAGCACCGAACTTCTTACTGAAGGGCTGCAGAGATCCGCCGTCGGGAACCATGAGACGAATGAGTGCTCCGCCGGCCCAGCCGCCCTCGGCCAGCTTATCCACTTCTTCCGGGCTGTCAACAACCGTCGTGGGCACATGTAACCGATTCGCCTTCCGGATATCGGCCGTCGACTTGCACGGATGCGCATACACAATGTGAGAAGGAGATGCGCCGGCCCGAAACGCTTGGAGCATTTCAGTCGGCGAAGCACAGTCGAAACGCACGCCCTCCTTGAATAACCACGACAACAGCCGTTGGTCGTTGTTACACTTGATGGCGTAATGGGGCGTCACTGTCGGGAGATGGCGGAACCAGAGAGAGGCCTGTTGGACCACTTGGGCCCGAGAGAAGATGTATCTGGCGGTCAGTGTTAGTGATATATACGGAGAAATTGTTTAGACTCCTGTGTCATGTTTGCCGAAAAAAGTTGACGGGGGTCGCCCCTCGAGTAAGCCGCCTCAGTACTAGTGGTCTCATGATTTCCGCCGGTATTATTCTAGTCGCAGGTAGCCGAGTGCTCATCTTACAAGGTGCGAGGACAGGTATGTGGAGTTTCCCCAAGGGACACCCCGAGTTGGTTGATAATGGATCGGCGCTGATGACGGCCGTGCGCGAAGCGTTTGAGGAGACGGGTTATGTGCCGGGCGTGGACTACACGCTCGGCGAACAACGTCGTCTGGGCAAACGCAAGTATTGGGTGTCGTACCCAATTCGGGGTCTGGCGATTCCGAAGCTGGATCCGAATGAGCATCGGGCGTGGCGCTGGGCCACTCCTGATGAGATCCAGTGGCTCAACGTCAATAGTGACGTGGATAAGTGGGCGAAGAGCAACCGGTTTTAATTCTTCAACTTGGCCCGGTTACATTTTTGCGGATCGTAGCGGGTCTTTAGCATGGCGGCTGCGAGTTCGTGAACAATCTGCTCCTTTTCGTTCAAGGGGACCGTAAAGGGCAAGGGCAAGGTCTTACCCGTTTCTGTTTCCTTAGTAGGTCGAGGCATGAAACCAACTAGTCCAGAACAACTCAAGTCATATTTGTTGAAGCACGGCAGACCATTACACAGTTTCAAGAAGGGAGACCAGATCAAGAGCCTAAGATATTCGTATACGTTGGCTGAGGAGCCCGGCGCTCTCTCGGCCGACTTCAAACCGGAATTAAGTCCAGCAGAGATGTTAATGCTCGGAGTCTTCGAGGGAGCCTATCTCAATGACTGTTACCGAGAATTTCCGGCAGAGTGGTTTCTTGGTGGCCTCATGATGGGATCACTGTCACCGGGTAAGCCGGATATAACTGTTAATCTTTTTGGTATCAAGTCCCGTCAGCCTCTCTCTGTTTGGAAAGAGAATGGCTGGGCACCGTCACCTCGAGGCCAGGGATTTCTGGGAGATCCTAAGACGAACCCAGATGAACGAGGCTGGTTTCAGTGGTACTGTCGGTACTGGATGGGCCGCCGTATTCCGGAACTCGATCGTATTCAAATCGGTCGGTGGAAGTCATTCACGAGACATGCGGGAGCGATTCGGGCCAATTGTCGGGTGGGTGATCTCACGTGTCGGCCCCGTGAACGCCAGGCTTTATTACAGTGGGCGTGGTCGCCGTTTATTTAGATACAATTGCCCCTCCCTAATTTAAGAACCTCTCACTCGGTAAGGGGTTCTTAAATTAATATTGCTGGTACCTGGAGTGCTTCGGTTTAGACAACTATTTTACGAATTCTAGATCCGTTACTATTAGTATCGGCTACAAATAACATTAGTTGTGCCGAAAATTTGTTTAATGCTATACTAGCAGGTTCCGCAAATCTAGCGATTGAATTTGTGCCATCAGCAGTTCCAAAACTACCGTTACCAGCAACTGTGTATACATATGCAGGATTTGTGGTAGAATTCCACGCACCCCATCCACCTGACGGTGGTGTTATCAATCTGACAACAGCGTTATTAATATCGCATAAATATATTTCCGAAGTGGTGGGGTTTATAGTTATACCAGAAGGCCAGTAGAATCTGGCTACATTGCCAGCACCATTTGTACCTGTACTACCACTCCCACCGGCAATAGTATATACGTAAGCAGGGTTTGTGGTAGAATTCCATGCGGCCCAACCACCGGAAGGCGGCGGTATCATACGAATACGATTATTTTTTGTGTCTGCAACAAATAAATATCCATCAGAGGTAATATCTATTCCAACTGGTTCATATAATTTAGCTGTTCCTGTACCAGGTCCATCTTGGAAACCTGTAGAAGATACAACAATCGTATATACAGTTCCTTGGTTTGACGAGGTCCATGCATTCCAACCACCAGAAGGGGGTGTAATCATGCGTATTCCATCACCATCGGTAGCGAATATGTACCCGTCAGAACTAACTACCAAACTGAGTGGGTTAACAAAGCGAGCAGTTAACCCCGGGCCATTAATGACATTGCTAACTCCCACCGCCCCAGCAATAGTAACTACATTCGCCTGATTTGAAGATACATTCCATGCAGCCCAACCACCGGTAGGCGGTTTTATCATACGAATAGTTTTATTAAACCTTTCTACAACGATTATATTCCCATTTGAATCTATCGATATACCAAAAGGAGCGTCGAATCTAGCAGATGAGCCTACACCATCAGCGTATCCCTGCGAGCCACCAATTCCAGCAATCGTTACAACAACGCCATCGGGGGATACTCTGCGTATAACTGCAAAGTTAGTGTCTGCTACAAACACATATTGGTTGGAGTCTACGGCTACGCCTCTAGGATTTGAGAACCTAGCGGAGGAACCTGTGCCGTCTAAAAAGCCACTAGTAGTGCTCCCTGCAAGCGTGGATACTTGATATTGAATAGAATTAGAGGTAGTTCCAGAAGCAGTTGCCGATGGCCCAGCTACTGTTACACCGTATACTGTCGAAGAAACACGGAACGAATATGTCGTTTCAGAAGTCAAATTGGTTATAGTTATCGAATTTCCAGAACCTAGAGTGTTATGAGTAAACGTCGTCCATGATCCCGATGCCGGTTGGTATTCTACTAGAGTATCCGTGAGAGTAGTCGAGTTATTTGTCCAAGTCAGAGTTATCGAGTATAGGGTAGGATTACTTGTAGTCAGCCCAGTCGGCGCCTGAGATGCTGTTTTAATTACACCACGGATGATGTGGAAATTGCTGCCGCCGCTACCATAGGAGTGTGATACTAATACGTTGCCTCCTGCACCAACGGCTATACCTGTAGGATAGCTGAAAGCAGCGCTTGAGCCTATACCATCCGTGTATCCCGAAGTGCCATTTCCAGCAATCGTTGTAACTACACCTTCAGGATATGTTACCCTACGTACTCTATGTGTAGCATTATCTGCGAAGATTAATGATGTGCCGCCCGATTCGAATGCAATTCCCAAAGGTTGATTTATTTTAGCGTTGACGCCAATGTCGTCAACAAATCCTGAAGAGCTTCCTGCCAATAATGACGTAACTCCTAATTGAGTTATTCTGCGTATACGGCTATTACCAGTATCTGCAACAATTACGGTACCATCAGAGGCAACGGCAATACCTGTAAGGGAATAGAAACTAGCGCCTGCACCTGTACCTTCTTGATTTCCATATGTGGTGCTTCCTGCCAATAATGACACCACACCCAGTTGAGTTACTTTACGTATTCTATAGGCGTCTACCACAAACAACTCGCCGGTTGCTTCGTAGATAGCAATGTGATTCAGACCCTGGAAGGAAGCACCTGCGCCGGTGCCATCAGCAGTTCCTGACGTGCCATTTCCAGCTAATGTTGTCACAACTCCTTGTGGGGTTATTTTACGGATGCGTCTGTTTAAACCATCTGATACATACAAATTACCGATAGAGTCGACAGCCACACCTCTTGGTTGATTGAACGATGCGCCTGTACCGGTACCATCCGCAAAAGCAGCCGATCCACTTCCAGCAATTGTTGTCACAACTCCTTGTGGAGTTATTTTACGAATACGGTGGTTGGTATACTCTGCAACATACACGTTACCACTACTATCAGACGCCATACCTTGAGGGCTATAAAAAAGGGCAGAGGTGCCTACACCATCAGCATATCCAGGCCCGAACCCTGCAACCGTAACCACTCTGTTCCAATAAGGATCCACAAGTGTCAAGGCCACAGAACTAGGTGTAGATGGCATCGATGTTAAACTATTTTTGATTGAGGAAACACGGAAATAGTAAGACGTTTCGGAATTTAAGCCTGTAACGGTTATCGTTGTAGCAGAGCCTAGGAGAGCGTGAGTAAAGGTCGTCCATGTACCTGTTAACGCCGTATTATATTCTACTAGAGTATCTGCCAGATTGGATATACTATTAGACCAATTCAGAACTACAGAGTTTGCAGTGACATTACTTGTAGTTAAATTAGTAGGCGGCGCAAACGTTGTTGAGACCGCAGAACTAGTTGTAAATGGTGTCGATGTCACACCATTTTTGATCGAGGAAACACGGAAATAATAGGCAATTCCAGACTCCAATGATGTAACAGTTATCGTTGTAGCAGTGCCTAGGAGAGCGTGATTAAAGGTCGTCCATGTACCTGTTAGCGCCGTATTATATTCTACTAGAGTATCTGTGATACCTGATGTGACATTCGTCCAATTCAGGACTATGGAAGTTGTAGTGGCATTACTAGGAGTTAGATTAGTAGGCGGTTCTAAACTTGTTGAGAGTGCAGAACTAGTTGTAAATGGTGTCGATGTCACACCATTTTTGATCGAGGAAACACGGAAATAATAGGCAACTCCAGGCTCCAGCGATGTAACAGTTATCGTTGTAGCAGTGCCTAGGGGAGCGTGAGTAAAGGTCGTCCATGTACCTGTTAACGCGGTATTATATTCTACTAGAGTATCTGCTAGACCCGTTGTACCATTCGTCCAATTCAGAACTACGGAAGTTGTAGTGGCATTACTAGGAGTTAGACTAGAAGGCGGTGCTAAACTTGTTGAGAATGGGGTACTAGTTGTAAAGGGGGGCGTTGTCACACCATTTTTGATCGAGGAAACACGGAAATAATAGGCAACTCCAGACTCTAACGATGTAACAGTTATCGTTGTAGCAGTGCCTAGGAGAGCGTGATTAAAGGTCGTCCATGTACCTGTTAGCGCCGTATTATATTCTACTAGAGTATCTGCGATATCTGATGTGACATTCGTCCAATTCAGAACTACAGAAGTTGTAGTGGCATTACTAGGAGTTAGACCAGAAGGCGGTGCTAAACTTGTTGAGAATGGGGTACTAGTTGTAAAGGGGGACGTTGTCACACCATTTTTGATCGAGGAAACCCGGAAATAATAGGCAACTCCAGGCACCAGCGATGTAACAGTTATCGTTGTAGCAGAGCCCAGGAGAGCATGAGTAAAGGTCGTCCATGTACCTGTTAACGCAGTATTATATTCTACTAGAGTATCTGCTAGATTAATTGTACCATTCGTCCAATTCAGAACTACGGAAGTTGTAGTGGCATTACTCGGAGTTAGACCAGAAGGTTGTGCCAAAGTTGTTGAGAATGGGGTACTAGTTGTAAATGGTATCGTTGGCACACCATTTTTAACTGAGGAAACACGGAAATAATAGGCAACTCCAGACTCCAGCGATGTAACAGTTATCGTTGTAGCAGTGCCTAGGGGAGCGTGAGTAAAGGTCGTCCATGTACCTGTTAGCGCCGTATTATATTCTACTAGAGTATCTGCGATATCTGATGTGACATTCGTCCAATTCAGAACTACAGAAGTTGTAGTGGCATTACTAGGAGTTAGATTAGTAGGCGGTGCTAAACTTGTTGAGAACGGTGTACTAGTTGTAAATGGTGTCGATGTCACACCATTTTTGATCGAGGAAACACGGAAATAATAGGCAACTCCAGACCCCAGCGATGTAACATTTATCGTTGTAGCAGAGCCTAGGGGAGCGTGAGCAAAGGTCGTCCATGTACCTGTCAACGCCGTATTATATTCTACTAGAGTATCTGCTAGATTGATTGTACCATTCGTCCAATTCAGAACTACGGAAGTTGTAGTGGCATTACTCAGAGTTAGATTAGTAGGCGGCGCTAACGTTGTTGAGACCACAGAACTAGGTGTAGATGGAGTAGATGTCACACCATTTTTGATCGAGGAAATACGGAAATAATAGGCAACTGCAGATTCCAGCGATGTAACAGTTATCGTTGTAGCAGAGCCCAGGAGAGCATGATTAAAGGTCGTCCATGGACCTGTTGACGCCGTACTATATTCTACTAGAGTATCTGTGATACCCGTTATACCATTCGACCAATTCAGAACGACGGAAGTTGTAGTGACAGTACCGGTAGTTAGACCAGAAGGCGCTACTAAAAGTGTCGAGGCCGCAGAACTAGTCGTCGTTGGCACAGATGATAAACTACCTTTGACCGTGTACACACGGAAAAAATAGGCAACTCCAGACTCCAGTGATGTAACAGTTATCGTTGTAGCAGAACCATTTGCAGAAAGATTAAATGTCGTCCACGATCCAGAAAGGTTCGTGGTATATTCTACTACAGTATTCGTGGGATTATCTGTGTTATTTATCCATGATAGGCCCATGGAGGTTGTAGTGGCATTATTTGCCGTTAGGCCAGAAGGCGATGTTAAACGTGTAGAGCTAATAGAACTAGTCTGAAGAGGTGCAGAAGATACCCCATTTTTGATTGTATAAATACGGAAATTATAACCAACTCCAGGAGACAAGCCTGTAACAGTTACGGTTTCTCCTGAACCGATAGGAGAAGGAGGATTAAACGTCGTCCAATTTTCAGATGAACCTATACTGTATTGCACTATAGTATTTGTGATACCGGATACAGTATTCGTCCACGATAGAACTATAGAGGTTGCAGTGGCATTGCTCGCCGTTAGGACAGTAGGCGATGATATACGTGTCGAAATGGAGGAACTAGGTGTAGAAGGCCCCGCCACTGTTATACTATTCCTTATTGTGGATACACGGAAATAATAGACAGTGTCTGAATTCAGTCCTGTAACGGTTATCGAGTTTGCGGTGCCGATCGCACGAGTACCAAAATTCGTCCATGTACCTGTTAGCGTCGTATTATATTCAACCAGGGTTTCTGTGAGATTGTTTGTACCATTCGACCAACTCAGATCTACAGAGTTTACAGTGGGATTACTTGCCGTTAGACCAGAAGGCGCCGCCACGAGTGTAGAGACCGCTAAAACCGTCGTAATGGGCGCAGATGACACGCTACCTTTTACCGTGGAAATGCGGAAATAATAGGCAGTATCGGCAGTCAATCCTGTAACGATTATAGAGTTGGCCGACCCGGTAGCAGAAGGATTATAAGTCGTCCACGATCCAGAAAGGCTTGTATCGTATTCCACTTTTGTGCTCGTGATACTGGTCGCAGTATTCACCCATGATAGTTCTATAGAGGTTGTATTGGCATTGCTTGCCGTTAGGCCAGTAGGCGATGCTATACGTGTCGAAATGAAGGAACTAGGTGTAGAAGGCCCCGCCACTGTTATACTATTCCTTACTGTGGATACACGGAAAGAGTATCCAGTTTCGGAATTCAGTCCTGTAACAGTTATCGAGGTTGCGGCACCGACAGCGCGAGGACCAAACATGTTCCATGACGTTAATCCCTGTTGTTGGTATTCAATCAAGGTTTCGGTGAGATTGTTTGTACCATTCGACCAACTCAGATTTATAGAATTGGCGGTGGGATTACTTGTCATTAGACCATACGGTGGCGCTACGAGTGTAGATACCGCCGAAACAGTCGCAGTAGGTGTCGATGACACGTTATTTTTTACCGTTGATATACGGAAAAAATACGCAGTTTCGGAATTCAGTCCTGTAACGGTTATCGAGGCTTCAGAACCTAGGGGCTCATGAACAAAGGGTATCCATGATCCAGAAGGATTCGTAGTATATTCAACGAATGTATCAGTGGGATTGTTTATCGTACTAGTCCACGACAGATATATGGAACTGGAAGTAGGATCGAATGCAGAAAAATCAAAAGGTGATGTTAACAGTGTTGAGACCGCATAAGTAGTCGTAGTAGGCGTCGATATAAAACTGTTCTTGACTGTAGAAACACGGAAATAATAGGCGTTATCTGGAATCAAACCTGTAACGGTTATCGAGGTTCCAGAACCTAGGGGCCCATGATCAAATGTTAACCATGGTCCAGATAAGTTTGTCGTATATTCCACTATTGTGTCTGTGGGATCGGTTGTGTTAGTTGCCCATGTAAGACTTACGGTGGTTGTCGTGGCATTACTTGCGGTTAAATTAATAGGTGACAATAAACGTGTAGAGGTTGTAGAATTAGTCTGAGTATACAACGATGTCAACCCATTGTTTATCGTAGAAATACGGAAAAAATAGGCAGTTTCAGGATTCAAGCCGGTAACAGTTATAGAATCTTTAGAACCAATGGCAGAATGGTTGAAGACTCTCCATGATCCTGTTGTGGTTCTGTATTCTACCATCGTATCTGTGATTTTGGATGAGGTATTAGACCACGATAGACCTATAGAGGTTGAAGTAAGACTATACGTAGTTATTCCAGTAGGCGGTGAGATATAAAATGGTGAGTCGATATCTATCGCCGTAGTATCGGTAATTCTATCTGGGCTAAAAAAATATGAATTTTCTACGACGGAATCTGTATCCCATCCAGATATGTTCACGGTGTTATTCCATACACTTCCTGTGAATAAACCAGTCGCTTCTGCAAACATATACGATACGTTAGTGACACTCTTAGGTAAGTTGGTTGGTACTGATGTAAGAGATGTGGCTCCAACAAAGGCGCCCGACAGGCTCACAATAGAAGATGAGCCCCAGGTTGGAACAGATGTTAACCATTGAACACCGGGCCACGGATTTGCATTACCGGAACCAAAACGAGTAATATTACCAATAACTTCCACTGTGTATGTTCCATAGTTGCTATATATATGGGAAGTACTTGTATCTATAGTTCCGTCGCCCCAGTTTATAGTAACCGGATCAGAGATGGGTAGTTCGACGGTATATGTAAAACTCTGATGAGGAGATACAAGTCTCCCCGTAGGAGTATTTCGCATGTAAAATACGAGGCGCATGTTCTGGGGCGGGACCCGGGTAGCATCACAACAATCGTATACCACCTGTTTATTTGATACTAACTCGGTCAATCCAAAAATTCTATCTAGTATAGTGGCGCCGCCTTGTGGCCTAGTTTTAGTATTTGAATTTGCGATCACGGCTGATCGCCTATACCTCAACCACGTCGACGGATCCATGCTTCTAAGAGAGAAGAATAAAAGACTTTAGGGTGGTCTTACGAGGGCCACCCTAAAGTCTTACAAAGGTCTTACAGAGATCACACAAGGGCCCCTACAGCCGCAACCGTCGCACACAAGAAGGTACCCCACACCATATCTGTAAGCGCAAATGACAGCGGATACTTGGCGAGTGTGGCGTAATTTGTGAGATCATAGACGCCGTACATGGCGAGGCCGAGAGCGCCCCCGCGCCCCGCCGCCTCTTGTACCGTTAGATCGGGTCCGGAAGCAAAGAACCAGATGGCGCCGACGATCAACACATATACTAATATGGCTGGAATCCAACGGATTGTGAGAGGCTGACCCTGTAACCGTGAAAACATGGCGGAACTCGTCTTCATTGTAGAGGTTAACCAGACGGCATCGAGGGCCACGATAGCAGCAGCCATTCCGATGATTTTGCCGAGAGTCATCTAAAGAGGTGTAGGATTCCATTTGGATCTAAGGCTGCCGTACCGTACCAGATACAATGGATCCAGTCCGTCTTGAGGAATACACTGGTCTCATCCAGAATAAACTCGTCGCCGTTTGGCAGGGACCCAATGCCATAACACCGTGGTTACCCACAGAATTCCTACTCAGTCAGTACATTACTCGGATTCTTGTAACGGGTCGGCAGTCACCAATGTCGACTGCCATGGCAGCGGATGGAAGTTGGACGCAGATATGGAGGAGTCCGGGTTCGAAAGAGTGGTCGTGTCTTCTCGGTATTATTCAACACATGCCGGGACCTGTACTACTCGTTATTGGACCCGATATTGCGCTGTCTCCGAAAATTGTAGCGAATCTGAAAACGGATGGTCTCACGACACTCGTGTTGAGACAGAGTCAGGGATTTCCGCAGGGCACTGTGATAGATCAGGTCTTTTTTCCGATTGTGGATTCGGGATCCACTGTGATCGCCGCCATCCAGGAATGGTCGGGTAAGGCTGCACCGAAGACATTGGATCTCCGTACTGTTATTCCGCAATTGACAGCCCAGGGATATGGACTCACAGTTGCAGATGGTGTGTGGCAATGGTATAAGCCGGCGGATTCGCCGCCCTTGGTGACGTTGACGGTGCAGCAGATTGCTCGTCAACTACAGGTGTTGGGAGAGTTGCTGGCGTCGTCGTCGGCTTGAACGAAGAGTGAATTTAGTTGCGCCTGGACTGCCTGGACTGCCTGGACTGCCTTGACCGGCGAGACTGTCTGGACCGCTGGGACTGTCTGGACCGCCGGGACTGTCTGGACTGTCTGGACCGCTGAGACTGTCTGGACCGACGACGAGCGGGGAGAGGGGGAAACGATACTCTGTTAGGGGCGAATAGGTGGCGTTTAGCACCCTTGTTGCCTTCTGCTCTAACTAGAGGATTGTGGGGTGGCATAAACTCTCCACCAGGGATGGGGGCACGGGCAGGGGCAACTTGACTCATATTTTGGCTCATATATTATACTCTATACACCGAAAATTCTTATATTAGACCCACAATGGATCTAATATACGAATACAATCAGACCCTAAGGTCTAGTTTGCCGGAGGCACACTAGACGTTTAGAAGAACCCGCCCTGCTGGCGCTTCGTCTTGCGCCGGTACTTGTTGAACAGATGGAACACACCCTTCTTAGCCTTGTAGCCCTTGCGGGTCAGGTACTTTAGCGCCTTGCGGCCCGCCGCCTGCTTGCGACGGCTCACAATCCGACCGTGCTTGTTCTTCACCAGGTCGGACTTCTCCAGACCACCCGACGTCTTCTTTGCCGTTCCGTGAAACACCTGCGCCTTCGAGCCTACGGTCATTGCATGTTCGGACATCTTATACTAGAGGCCGAGAAAATTGGTGACGCCCCCAGGCTAAAAAGTTGATCGGGGTCACCAACGGCTACCGGGGTTCAGGATGGACAAGACCCAACCCACTGAGATGAACGAGATCAAGAAGACCACCAAATATGTCCGCAACAGTGCCGGACAATATATGTGTCCGCATTGCGACAAGGTTGCTGATCGTCAGAACACGATGTACTACCACATCAAGAAACATCTCGGAAATCTGGACTATCCTTGCACAGTGCCGGGATGCACGAAGGCCTTTATTCAAAAGGGAGCTCTTCAACAACACGTGGCGCAAGCGCATCCGAACGTGATTGACACAACGAACCCGTATGCGAATCAGACATTTGATTGTACTGAGCCGGGTTGTAAACACACTTGCCGGATGAAGGCCAACTTACAGATTCACATGGCCCGGAAGCATTCGCCGTGGATTCCGATCTATTCGGGAACATGTGACGGGTGTACGAGGCCATTTGCCTCGGCCACGGCGTATTACTACCATGCGTGGACATGTGAGGGACTCAAAGGATCCAATGAGGTCCTTTCAGGACCTATTGAGACCCTTCCAGGATCCAATGAGGTCCTTTCAGGACCTATTGAGACCCTTCCAGGATCCAATGAGGTCCTTTCAGGACCTATTGAGACCCTTCCAGGATCCAATGAGGTCCTTTCAGGACCTATTGAGGCCTAAAGCAGAACCGCTCCTTACTACATCAGATCATGGTAAACATACGCATTTTTGCCGATCAAGACACCGGAATAGATAAGATTCTCGCTTACATCGAGAAGGTCGACAAGCGCGGCATTCACGTACAGCAGCTCAATCCGGCCCAATGGGTCCCCAAGGATGACAGCAGCCATTATGTGAATATCCACGTCTCCATTCCCTGTAGACTCGCCCTGAACAGCCCCGGATTCAATATTTTGGCTGCGTCGCAGCCCTATCCGGCAGAGTGGGCCTGGGTCGAAGATCGGATGGATCTCTTGATCTGTTCGTGGGAGTCATCAAAGCCGACTTTACCGCCGGGTAAATCTTTTCGAGAGGCGGTCGAAACCTGGCGTCGGGCTATCGTAAAGGCCACAAAGGCTCCCAAACAGATTCCTGTTCTGGTCAACCAGGTCCCTGTTTCCGTCGTAACCGTGTCGCACTACGGTCCTGCCTGGTTCACCAACATGGTTCAGAATGTTCTCGGCCAGGAATGGCCCGCTGTTGAGTGGATCATCGTCGGCGATCTCAAGACCCAGGTCGACAAACTCAAACAGGATAATCCGAATCTCAATGTTATCTGCATTGACGGAAATCTGGAATCGGGTATTCAGGCAGCGAGTCACGATGTAGTGGTAATTATGGATGATGACGTACATTATCCAGCGTCGTCCATTGCGAAACGGGTAGAGGGGCTCCAGCGCTCCGGTGCAGATCTAGTGTACTGTGCTACTCTGCCTGTGTACGACGTGCGCCACTACATGTCATCCATGTGTGTTCCCGATCTGAGAAAGTTGCCGCATCTCAGAGCGTTCGAGTCATCGTTTGCGTTCAAGAAGACATTCTGGAATGGCGAGGCCCCGATACAGACGAGAGAGACGCAGACCGCCGAACTCTCTCCGTCGGGTATCCTAGTCTCTCTTGTACACAAGGCAAATCCAGATGTCAGATATGCGGAGGAGCCAGAGGCCGGTGTGGAACCCAATGGCTGCCACTATGGATTTAGCGAAAAGTATTTCCAGTATATTCACGGAATTGGCATGGCGGCGAAGATGGAGTAAACGGATTTTCTAGACATCAAGTATATGATCAAGCTAGTACTCGGAATCTTGGGATTCGTTGGCGCTCAAGATCCAGTAGGCTCCACCGGCTGCACGGCGCCGTCGTGTGTCTTTGCAAACTCGGCTCTGCGGTTCGGTACGGGTACCCAACCATCCGTGAATGCCGTGGGTCTCTTCGTTCAGCCCTGGTATTTTTCGCCATCGGCCAATGCATGGTACAAGCTCACGTTTTCCAACTATCCGCTAGATACGGCAATCGGTACTGGTACCACGGGGCCTAACTGGAGTGGCGCTACCGTCACCGATTTGTATTCTCTCACGGCTTCGGGGTCCAACACGGATTACTCGAATTTCGTCGTTGACAGCAGCGATACGACGACGTCGACAGGTCACGGTAAGATCGTGGCAACCCGGCTATTCACGGTTCAGGGGCAACTAATGACACTCGAAAATACGTTTTCTCTTGGATACAATGACAGTTTCGTAAAGATTGTTACTCGGGTCATTAACAATTCGTCGAGTCCGATTGAGAACATGATCATATGGACGGGAACACGGGATGATTATGTGGGAACAACGGATGTGAATACAAAGACTCGGGGGAATTTAAATACGGGTTCGTTTGTGGCGGTAACGGCGAATAACCAATCTTCGAGGGCCATTATGATTACGAATACGAATGAGGGCGTTCTGTTTTATTCGGAAACAGAGGGTGTGATGACGGCCTATGCACTATGTTGCTCATTTTCAAATGTGTACAATACGAATCCGTTGTTGCTGGCTCCGGCCACTCCGAATCCTACGGATGGATCGTATGCGGCGGTTCTTCCTCTTGGAACAATTCCTGTAGGTGGATCGGGAAGTATCACATGGTATTATGCGGCAGGTGCGGTGACGTCTCTGAGCACGGTGGCTCAGAATGTGGCGGCTGCGCAGGTGGCCGATGCTCCTAGCATGTCACAGGCCTATTCGGAGACACCTAGCGTGTCTCCTTCTGTGTCTCCTAGCGTGTCTCCTTCGGAGACACCTAGTGGAACTCCTTCGGAGACATCTAGCGGGACACCTAGCGGGACACCTAGTGGAACTCCTTCGGAGACACCTAGTGGAACTCCTTCGGAGACACCTAGTGGAACTCCTTCGGAGACACCTAGTGGGACTGTGTCTCCTTCTAGGACTTCAAAAGCAACATCTACTGTGACCTCGACCCAGACCTCAACCTCTACACAGACCCCTACACAGACTTCTACCGGTTCCACCATAGTCATCTACGTATCTCCTCTCCCTGTCGCAAACCATATTCTAACTGTCCAGCTCGGCAACACGGTTGTTCCAGGCATAATTGCGATAAATGTTGCAACCATAGTAATTGCCGCCACTCTTCTGCTCTGTGCTTCCCGATGCTGTAAGTCGGCAACCCCCGTCCCGGCAGCAATAAAACGCAATATATTTCGCCCTTTGACTACCAGAGAACCCGAAACAACGGTGACTATCGTGACTGAACCCACGCTGCCGAATCAGACCGGACCGTGATCACACAAAAACTTGCCCAAAACTATCGAGACCATAGTAGATATACAATGACCTCGGTAATATTCTGTGATGGGGCCTGCAAGGGCAATGGATATAAAGGAGCCGTAGGAGGATGGGCATATGCATATTGGCCCGGTCCGAGGGCCGTAGGAGAACCGCAGTTCTCAAGTGCCAGTCGTCTGGCTATTGGACCCGAGGTAGAGGCTCCCACAAATCAACGAGCCGAACTCAAGGCACTCCTTGAATCTCTACGATTTTCCAAGACTGTAGAAGGCCCTGTAATAATCCACACGGATTCGCAATATGCCATGAATTGTACGGAAAAATGGGGACCGAGTTGGAAAAAAGCGGGCTGGAAGCGAGCTAGTGGCGAGCCTCTACAGAATCTCGATTTGATCAAGGAACTCGTAGACATGTTCGCCGCCATTCGAGTCCGTGTTAGTCTGAAGCATGTCAGAGGTCACCAGACGAATTCTAGTCACGAGGCGTGGGGGAATAATTGGGTGGATAAGGCCGCAGTAGCTGGATCACAGGGACCTGTTCACATACCTGTTCAAGGACCTGTTCTAGTACCTGTTCACAAACCTCTTCACAAACCTAATCAAGGATCCACTCAAGGACTTGCTCAAACCGATTTGAGGTCCTGGTTCAAATAATGGCTTGGGCCTGGACCCAGTCTAAATAAATCCACAATGTATCACTTTAGAGTAGACATGACTCACCAACCGATCCTGCTTATCCTCGGCTGCCAGAAATATAGAGCCAGCCTGATGGCAGCCATAGAACGTATGAAGCATCCTTCATATTACGTGATTGGTCTAGTTGGAGGTGTAACTGAAATAACATTTGATGGTACACTGTTATCTCTTCCCGTTGAAGATTCTTATGAATTTTTGCCCAAGAAGGTCCAGGCGGCGTTTCGATGGATTCATTCCACATTCCCGGATACTCCTGGTATCTTCAAGACGGATGAGGATATTTTTTTCAGAGATCAAAATCAGCTTGCATCAGAGATTGTGCAAAAAGCCCATATTCCTTATTGGGGTATAGCTGTGCACCACTGTGGCGCCGGAAATGTAGACTTAGGGAGAATACAAAAGGGTGACAATCATTCCATAAGACCTTCGCATCCGGCCGCACATTATTCATTTGGTCACGGATATTGGGTTTCTAGAGTAGCGATTCCGATAGTATGTGCATCGAATGAATACGAGGGAGCATTCCTGGAGGATGTGTGTATGGGGCACGTACTGAATAAACACGGTTGGAGACCCCTAAATGTACGTATTCCGTATGAAGAAAGACCTAGATCCTAAGAAGTCGCTCCGCATGTTCCAATGATCCCTCGATCCAGGCCTGTAAGAGACTGAATGATTCGCCACATACATACAATTCCGGCATGGTAGAAGGCCGGGGACGAATTGCCGCCTCGCTCTCGGCGGCGGCATCATAGGATCCCGGTTTCCAATACGTCGTGCCATCCGTCCAGGCATATGATTTAGCCCACGTCGGCGCCGGCACATTTCTTTCCGGAAACAGACGTTTTACTTCCTGATGTATAATCTGGGCCAGAGCCGGTCCCGATAGTCCCGCCCATCGTTTCGTATCCCGTCCATCGGTATACGAAATCATGATGATACCTTCCTCTGCCCGTATGGGAATTATATAACGTAGCGGCGAATCGGTGACGAGGCGTTCCGAATCACTGAACCACGATGTCGGAAACTTGGCATAAATCCGAATGAGCGGAGCCATATCCAAGTGTTCGAGAGTCTTGAATCCGCGCATCACCGGTAGTCTCCGGAGTTCCGTTACGGGGATTGTGAGAATTACCCGGGAAGCTGACACGGTATCGACCGGACCCTTACTATGGACCAGATATGATCCATCCGCTTCCAGAGTAACATCTGTGACTGCTAGGCCCGTGCGTATTTCGACGCCGAGCTTCTTCAGGGTATCTACGAGTGCTTCGACGAGAAGAGATAAACCACCGGCAACTACGCAATATCCTCCCCTGGCAACTCTGTCAAATCCTAGAAGAGCCACGTCGGCTCTCATCGATTCGAGCTCGGTTCTATAGGGGAATAGGTCGAGGAGGGCCTTGGCAGAATCGGGGCCGAGGATTTCCCGGGCGACTTGCTGTAGAGTCATTACAGATAGTACGGCGGGACTCAAAAATCGTATCTGTTCCAAAAAGGCGGCCCATACAGCCTCGAAGCGATTTTGCATGGAGACCGATGATCCGACATTTCTCCAATAAGAGTCCTTGCCGAGTTGTATAGTGTCGAGACCATATTCCTTGATCAGTCCGAGAGTCAGCTTATGGCTATCGTGGATACGTCCTGCACCGGCTTCTAGACCGTTAATGGTATGTATACGTCCGCCGACGTTGCGATCCTTTTCGAGTAGAAGGACCTTTGTGCCCTTCTTAGCAAGTTCTCTTGCTAAGTAGAGTCCAGTTATTCCGCCTCCGACTATGATGGTTGTCATCTGACATGCGTGTATATTTGGATTGGGCGAGTTTTGCCGGAGTCCTCATTTTGCCTTATTTACAGTGTCACTGATCCACTTACACACCTTGACAGTATCAGATTCGGTTGCTCTGCTTAAGACTTGTGACGGCTTCAACAGCAAAAAGGTGGGAATGGATTTAACGTCGCAGAAGCCGGGGGTGTAGTTATTGGTGTCGATATCACACACATAATAGGGAATACCGAGTTCGATTGTGGCCGCCTCAATGGCTTTTTTATCGAGGCGCTTACAGGGGCCGCACCAGGATGCCGTGAACTGGACAAGAAAAACATCGGAGCTTTTCTTGTCTGTCCATAATTTTTCGAACTCTTCTTGGGTATTGAGAGGAATCATGTTAACTCGGGAAAATATAAATTTTGGCGTGATTTAACTTGTGAGATAGTCCACCAACAACTTTATGCTTCCTCCGCCGATGATAGCTGCGACGGATGCGCCGAGTATCTGGGACTCTACTGTTATCTCGTCACGGGCGCCGCCGGTCTGTTTTGGCGGCTTAGTGGCAGCAGATCCTAATACAGGTCCTAGTAGGCCTGCTGCGGGTCCTAATGCGGGTCCCAGTAGACCAGCACCGGCCCCTAAGGTAGATCCTGCTTTGGTCAGGCCTGCTGCGGGTCCTAATCCAGTAGCTCCTAGTAGACCAGCACCGGCCCCTAAGGTAGATCCTACTTTGGCCGCTCCTAGTAGGCCTGCTGCAGGTCCTGCTTTGGACGCCCCTAGGGCTGCACTGGTTGCACTGACCTGCGATACCTTATCCAGAATCCTCCCATACGGTGTCTGTTTAAAAATACTTAGCGCAATGTCGAATATAGCATACGGTATTGCCATAAACGGATTACCATTAAATCCCGTTTGGACTTTATTCGTGTCGGGTTCCGTCTTATGTCTCAGTGCCAAACTAGGTCTGATTTTATGTTCTTTGATTGCGTGAATTGCTATATCCTGTCTATCCTGGCTATCACCAGGGCCATGATTAAAATAATTCAATATTTTGTTTTCAAATGTCTTAACATTATTGCTTTCCGTATCTATAAGTCCATAGCTCGCCAATTCCATTACAACATTTCCAATAAACAAGTTAAAGGGTATCATAAGAAAAAACACGAAAATTATCAGCCAATATTTTCTATTGTATATAATTGAAAATATCATGTTAATCAACGCATATCCAATAACAATTCCCACGATACCGATTATAAGCATGCGGATTCCAGGTGCGGTTTCACCCGCAACCATGTGATAAAATCCCATGAAGCCGAATATCTTCGCCAGAGATACAACGAAGGACGGCACATCCTGTTTATAAGTGCTCGGCTGATCTGTAAACATACCCTGGCCGATTCCAGTCAAGAGATCAAACGGCGCCGTCATGCCATAATTCAGTACCCGATCCTGTTCTGTCCACAACTGCAATATATCCCATAACCACCAGAAGCCCATGCCGCCACCCGTAAGAAGTTTTGCAACACCCGTAACCGGACTTCTCGCATAAAAATGATCAATGCCTAGGAACCCCAAAAACGTGGATATCCATTTGACAGTTGTTATATTGATATCGGGACGGGGAACACTCGGGCCTACCGCTGGTTCCGGAATATTGCCGTCTTCCACCATTTCATAAGCACTACCACGACCCTTTTGTAACGGATAATATCCTACATAAGGATCCTGATTGTCTTTGGACATATCCCCTGACGCTTACAGCGGAAAAAAGAGCGGAGCCAAACGCTTCAAGTATAGAAAAGTACTCCACCCAGGCCGCCAGTGATTCGGAGCACATTGTAATTCCTGGCGTATACAATCACGTGTCTCGGTACACTACTCACCGTCCCTGTAGGAAATGTTAGAGACAGACGAACATCGTCGATGCGACTCACGTTTATCGAACCCGAGGGTTGCTCTGCTTCGGGTCTCAGACAAAAGGAATATATATAAATGAAGCTGTTTTCTCCCGAAGGAATCGCCGTATGGTACTGATAGGGCTGAGTACGACGAAAGTATAGAGCATAGCGCTCTTCGAATCGGTCGTATCCATCTAGTCGGAGGATAGCCGACGACAGCAGATCTGTCTTGGTTGTAGGCGTCGTGGTATTCGCCTTTACGTTCGAGTAATTGAACCACTCGTTACTGTCTTCCATACGATCCTGTTGGACAACCCAAAATATTTCTTTGAGGCAATGATTGAAATTGAGATCGACCGTTGCCTTGAGAGCTCCGCCGACAATGGACTGGATCGGCGTATATTGTACTTGCTCGATGAGATATTCGTGATCCATGGCGGCAAAGCGTTTTTGCTCCTCCTTGTCCAAGTACACGTAATCGCAGAACAACTGAAACCGGGTCGGGGGCAGAGACTCTGTAGGCGGACAACTGGTTCCCGTGTTACCCAACGTGGTCGACCACCACAGCTGATGAAACGGTTTCAAATGTATAATGAGACGTACCGGATGCGCCTGGAGAGCGATAAGAGGCAGCGCCATTCCGATCGAATTACAGAACCAGAACCGGAGAGGAATTGTCAGATTCAGCGGTCCCTGTGCACCCGTGATATTTGTGCTGTATCCTTGCCAGTGTCCAATCATATTACGGTATCCGTCCAGTTTGCTCGCAGGAGTCGTAAGTTCCGACCAGATCTGGAACCATTCGCCAGTGTGTTTGTCGATTTCCTTGTCGCCGATTTCAATACTGACATTCTGGAACATGGCGTGCCCTATGTCATTGCACCAGTAACGGGTCGTGCTACCCAGGGGCGGCACAGCAGGAAGATCGACTTCGATAAACATGGACCAGAGTAAATCGGCCTTTTTGGGTATCACCACACTTATTCGTTTACCGAAATCGACGGTGCCTTCGAATTCTACGGGTATAGATTCAATGGCGAATGCCGTATAACGGCGATACACGTGTTTGAAAAAGGTCATCTGCGGATTATCTGTAAGATAAACATCCTGACGCCCTCGGGCCACCAGTTGAAGTAATGTAGATGTTGGCATACCTTACTCTCTGATATGAAAATATGGTTAGGAGGCCGTACGCAACCCGAATTCACGTATAAATATCACCGAATAGGATAGGGCATGTCTACACGAAGATCAGAGGTATTTGAAAACATTAAAACACAGGGATTCGTATTTACAACACCGTCAAACAGCACGGATACAACTACGGCCGGGGTATATCCAGATCGTAATTCCACATTTCAGATAGTCGACAGTCAGGGGACCGCCGAATTTCGTCCGGATATAAACTGTCAATCGGCAACGTTGAATAATCTAACATCGAATTCGGCTACTGTTACGAACTTTGCGGCCGACTCGTGTACCATTGGATCTCTCATTACGACAGGTGGCTCCATCACTACTACGGCAAATCTTGTGGCAGCCGGCGATGGTAATACATCGGGTTCCGTTCGGGCAAAACGTGTACAGCTGAGAGATCAGGTTACGGGTGCGATGGGAACCCTGGACACATCGGGAAATAGTGTATTTTGGACAGATGCCTCTGGGTTACGAACAGATTTACTGAGTTGGAACACAGTGAGAGAAATAGATTTGTTGGATTGGACCGGCACTGGTGTTAGCACGACGGATATTATTTCCAAGTTGAATCAGTTGTTACTTATTCTCGACGATGCCGGAGCCTTTGTCACATGTCCGAATAGGACCTTTTGATACCTGCCAAAATTATTCTTCGACCGGTGTAGTATGACCACCCGGAGTGAGGTGTTTGATGTCATAAAAACGTCATCGGTTACGTTTAAGAATCCTGATGGCGGCACTCCTTCTATCGGATCAATCTTACAGACAAACGATATATTCGGCACGGCCACATTTACATCGAGCATCACATGCGACGAAATTATCACAACGAGGGCCGACATAAGTTCTATGACGGTTTCATACGTTACGGTCACTCGATTGACGACTGGTCCGGTCATATCGGACACCGATATCCAGATTTCGGATACAAGCGGAGATATCGTAGCAGACTATATTGCGTCAGATAATGGCAAGTACAGTCGAGTGGATAATTATATATTGCCGGATGAACAGACTAATTTGATATTAGAAGGGGCTAATTCGTCTTTGGTCGGTAATAGCTCGAACTATCTCGCATTAAATAATGGGGCGCTGTTATGGCAACAGACTAGCGGGAAAAATGCCTTGACTACCAAGACACTCACGACCGATATATATACAAATATTATACAATGGATATCGGCGTTTGCACAAACTTCTTCGGCACCATTGTTGAGTCCGAGTGCTTCCACTGTCGCCATTATTAACACGCTGAACACGCTGATCTTGACAATTGCCAGTCGAGGTGTATTACTGAAAGTGAGGGGTGGGCCCGCAAAACCTGTTATAGACTCTTCTGGACTACGAGTCGATTTAAGTGGCTTCACTGTGTCATGGACCTCTGTTCCATTTTGCACTTACGCAGTACTGTTAGACGATCGGGTCTATTCGCAGAATTTCAGTGCCACACAGTATTCTTTTACGGGTTTCTCTCAGACGAATAATTTTCCGTATATTGTCAAGATCGCCGCAATAGATACTATGGGACGCTATGCATTTTCGGATCCATTTCCTGTTGTGATTCGTAATATAAACAGTAATCCGAAGGATCTGGAGAATTTTTACGGCACGTTTGGTCAGGGTCCGTCTTCTCAGGCATATTATCGGGCCACGAGCCCGAATGCTATTAATTATATTACTGTATCGACAGATCCGACTATTCTTCCCACGAACCAAATACAGAATAAGTTTGTGTTGTTGGGCTCCAATGCTTCTGCGACGACGCCGATTCAGATTAGATATTGGGAAGACAACAGCTATTTAATCTCGTCGCTGAAGATCACGAATACGATTCCGTATTTTCTTCGGTATAATACTACGGATCTATCCTGGCAAATATGGCCGTGATTAGCCGGAAGTTGGCTCATCGCCTGCCAAAGCGTCTATGACAGCCGGGCTCCGTGTAATTCCGAGTGAGACGATACTGTGTTGTTCCGTAGACCATGACCAGGATAGTGTATCTGCACGGATCGAATAGCCCCAGTGGGCCGGTATTCCAATTGCCCAGCCCGGTTGAATGCGTACCTCGATATACTGGACACGTCCGATATAGGGGGCCGTTTCGACGGTGAGAGCCCACGGATCCATCACGGATTCGGGAAGAAACCGCCGATATCTCGAGTGCGCTAACCAGACGAGTAGTGGGCCGCCACTGGAACAACCGATCCATTGGCGCTCGGCAGTGACCCACGTCAGAGCCGTTACTTCTCGTTCCTGTAGAATATCTACGGATGTTGCGAATAGGCCGGGAAGCCACCATAGAGGCCGTGCTTCATCGATTTCGGCGAGTCCCTTGGCCAACTCCATTTGTTCGGCGAGATCTTCATTGTTGTCTATGCCGGTGTTCAGTTGATCCAGGGCCGTGACCGTGGTGCCATCGCCCATGGTCCACGATGCCTTGGCGGCAATCTCCGGGCGCCACGGCAGAGCGCCGACTTCGAATACGACGGGCGTCTTTTCGGCCATGACGGATCCGAGACCCGCCTCGGGTTGAGCAAACGTGTATTCCTGAATGGACCGACTGTAATCGAACCAGTGAACTATGAGAACTACAATCGGCAGTAGAAGAACTACCCACCACTCCATTGTTTAGGACAGCGAATGAAAAGGAGAGATTTGGGCGCAGACCGTCTAAATATAGGATCAATATAAGCTCTCAGATGAGCTCGGGATGTCTGTTTACAAATGGCACGCATGTTTTGGCGGGATGGCAGAAGGGATCTCTCGGCGGCTTCGGCGGAAAGATGGAAGCCGGCGAGTCGTGGATAGAGACCGCTTGGCGAGAGACGCTCGAGGAATTATTCGAACTCGCCGCCAATAAAATTCAGGTCCTGATTCCGGTTATTCTGGAAAAAACCAAGTACTCGAAAATAATCCGGCAAGACCAGTATACGGCCTTTGTGTATTCGTTCAAGGATCTTGAGAAGGTCTTGATGATTCTCAAAGCGCATCGTGTTGTGTCGCCGCTGTATCGCAGGTTTCCGATTACGGTGAGCGAACTCGTATTTGGGCGGAAACAGATGGTGTCTAGACTGATGTCTAGACCGGTCATAGCCCGCGGGACTGGGATCAAGTTGCCTGAGATATCGACGCTGGCCATTTTGCCACTGCTGCCGTGGATCAGTATATCGGGCGACTTTATGAATGATCTTGCCGTAGTTTCCATGACGTAAACACACGGGCTTTGCCAATGTTAAGAACCCCTGATCGGGATTCTTAACTTTAGTAATGGCCAGGAGTTATTCGGCAGCTCTGAGCTGGTTCAATGACGGTGTTTCCGCAAGAAATCCGTTTGCATACACTCCATAACGGCGATCATTGTCTCCATCATTCTCGAGAGCAAAATGGTAATACGTATACAATGACCGACCCTCAATCTTCGTAAAGTTGGCGGATACTGGTACTATCATTACGGTTAAATCGTCTATGACAACTTCGTCTGTTCCCCAATAGGACGCCTGAGCCCGTTGCTGAGATTCCGTTAGATAATCTACGAGGAGTCCGTGGCCTCCTGTTATTACGAGGGGTTCGAAACCCTCCCGCTTACCCGTGTACATACACGAATGCCAGATGTCTGGATTGTTTATCATAAAACCCTTTATTATCTTGGCGATGGGTCGGAGCCCGTGACGGTAAGTCTGTATAAGGCAGCCGACTCTCAGATCTTCAATAGGTATCCATTTATCTTCTGCACACAGAATACGTGTTCCCTTATTGAAACAGTTTGCGGTATAGCCAGGAAGACCCGATGATCCGACAACATAGTTTGAGCCGTTTACTCGTGGGCCAACATGTAATGGTGTAACTGAACTATCTTGGCCACCGGATGTCACGACAAAGGCATTACCTGTCTCGTTCGTAATCGAAAATGATTGAGGTATAGCACCACGGGTGTAATCCGCCGAACAATAGTTCACTAGAACTGTAAACTTGGGAGGACCCGGTAGATTTGTGGGACCGGATCCACTGATATCTAGATCAATAGCAAATAGAGTACCTGCGCCATATAATCCTTTGCCTAAACCGGCCCCTCCATTCGAACAAACTCCATACAATATGTTGGAGGAAGCATCGACGAATAATCTTCCGACGGGATCGTAACCATTTAGCGGTGCACTTGAGGGGTTAAACGTCCAGACAAGACTTGCACCCACTATATTACCATTGTTTAACTCAAAACATACAATATTGTCAGCAACATCTTTTTCAACTTGATATACATATAGATTACCCTTGTATGCTATTAATGAGTCTAATGATTGAGATGCCCCTTCTCTAGGCATTACCTTGACCCGAGGAGATACCTGTGGGATTACAATAGTCGGGGATCCGGTTGTGATATCGTATAATAAAATATTGTACTGCACAGTAAATCCGTAGATTTTACCACCATCGCAGCTGATGGTTGATATAATAGCATTACTCAAATCAGTAAAGATTATGTTGAGCCCAGGTGTTCCTCTCCGTGAATATCGGTATAGATTTCCGGAATTGTCAAATGCATACAAGTTACCAGAAGCATCCAGAGTCATAAATTCGCTCGGATCCCCAATAAATGTACCGGCAGATGAATTAACCGCATCTCCAGAACTTACGTCACACGAAAAGAGTTTTTTGCCTTGAATTCCGAATATTTTACTATCTATGCGATACATGGCTCCTATTGCCGGCGATGCAAACGTGGCCAGCGTACTGACAACCGAGTTTTTGATTTTATATAATCGGGTACCGACCGTTCCGTAAACTGCGTTGTCTATTTGGAAAGGTGGATTAGGTTTACCGATATTGGTTGTAAGTAAGTTAGTGAATTGATCTGCAGTTAGTCCATCGTCTACAGATCTTCCAATATAAAATGGCGATTTAGGATTCGTCGTAGTTCCAGATGTTAGAAAATTGGCGTAGTCCGCAGGACGCAGTGGACCGACATTGTTAGTCCAACCACTCAAGTCTGTAGTAAACGAAGATGCTCCAAAAAACATGTAGGACATGTTGGTGAACTTTGAGATATCCCACGAAACTGCCGTAGTTCCAAGGAAGGCCGTTGCTCCATTGAATGCGCCGCTTACATCTACAAGAATCGTGTTGGAACCCCAGCCAGACACATCCAGCAGAGTAGTTGCACCGGGCCAGGATGCCGCACCATTACCAAATGACGAGTAATTACCCCATACAATTACTTGATTATTACCTGATACAGTATTGCTTATAGAAGCTCCATTCTTATAATAGCGCGTTGGTCCCGAACCCCAGTATACATGGATACCAGATGCGTCAATACCAGAAATGGGCAGGGTCACTGCTCCGCCGGTGGTAAATACAAATGTCGCCGGTATTCCTGTGGCAGGAAATTCGAAAAAAGGCGATCTGGGATCTAATAGGGTCGTATCTTGCCCACCGGTATACAAAAAGCGGGTAAAATTTGTAACGCCCCCTACAGCCCACGAACCTATATTATATTTCAGGAGATTGTTGTTATATTGGGCCGTTGCTCCTTCAAACATATGAGACATGTTTGTTGCTGCCCCCGTATTCCATGATGACAGATTTCCATTAAAGGCCGTGGCCCCATAAAACATGTAGGACATGTTGGTGAATCGTGAGACATCCCACGAAGATGCTGTATTTCCAAGGAAGGCCGTTGCTCCATTGAATGCCCCGCTTACATCTACAAGGGCCGTATTAGACTCCCACCCAGTCACATCCAGGATATTGGTGGCTCCTTGCCAGGAGGATGATCCATTGCCAAATCCGGTAAAATCTCCGTACACTTTTACTTCATAAGCTATTATCATCTTGCGTATTCTGTTGTTACCTGAGTCTGCAATGTATACGTTACCATTCGAGTCAACAGCTACACCATAAGGGTCGATGAATGCAACTGATCCACCTGTGCCATCCGTAAAACCGAACGAGCCTCCTGCCAAGGTCGATACGACCCCCTCTGGAGTTATTTTACGTATGTTGTAGTTAATCGAATCTGTAACGTATACGTAGCCATTCGAATCGACAGCGATTCCTGTAGGGCTTGCAAAACTAGCAACCGAACCAGAGCCATCCGTTAAACCAGACATTCCGGATCCTGCCAAGGTCGATACGACCCCCTCTGGAGTTATTTTACGTATTTTGTAGTTGTTTGTATCTGCAACGTATACGTAGCCGTTCGAGTCGACTGCAACACTCTCAGGAAAGCTGAATGACGCAGTTCCACCTGAGCCATCCGTTGAACCAACTGATCCGGATCCTGCCAAGGTCGATACGACCCCATCTGGAGTTATTTTGCGTATTTTATTAGTGATTCTATCAGCAACATACACGTAACCATTCAAGTCGACGGCCACACCAGAAGGAGTTGTGAACGTAGCAGATTCACCAGGACCATCTGTAGAACCAAATGATCCGGATCCTGCCAAGGTTGATACGACCCCACCTGGAGTTATTTTACGTATTTTGAGGTTGTTCCTATCTGCAACGTATACGTAGCCATTCGAGTCGACAGCTACGCTTTGAGGATAGTTGAACGTCGCAGATTCACCAGGACCATCCGTTGAACCAGACATTGCGGATCCTGCCAAGGTCGATACGACCCCATCTGGAGTTATTTTGCGTATTCTGTTATTGTTCGTATCTGCAACGTATATGTAGCCATTCGAGTCGACAGCGACTCCAAAAGGATTCCAAAACGTGGCAGATCCACCTGAGCCATCCGCATACTCAGTATCTCCATTCCCTGCAAGTGTGCTTACAATATACGAATCCATTATCGTATCCGATACTTCTTGGCCACTAATGTAACTTTTCAGGGCCCCGTTATCAAATTCTGAATATCCTCCCCAAAATACTTGAATATCTGATGTACTAATCCTAATTATGCCAGCCATTGAGGAATGAAACTGGCACACATAATATAATATGCTTGGTGCATTATAAGGAACCGTAAATGAAATTGTACCGTCAGAAGCGCCCCCATTTGTTATACCACTGCTGTATACATTTACAGGACTACGTTGACCAGAAATAGTTTGAATCCAGAAAGGATGCCCTGGTGCATTTACATTAAAGGTATATGTAAAACCTCGCAATAAATTTAATGTTGGATTATTTGAACCATTAATTACATAACTACTTGAGCCGGAAGCAGTAACTGTAAATGGTCCTGATATTTCAGTTGTACCATTAATTCCAGAAATAGGTAAATTAACAGAAACAGGATTATTAAATTTAAAAATCATTGGCGACCTGTAAAACGGAGATCTAGGATCTACCAAGGTCATATCGACCCCATTTGTATAGAAAAAGCGTTCAGAGTTTGTTACGGCCCCTACAGGCCATGCTCTAATATCGTATATAAATCTACCATTGGTGTATTGAGCCGTTGCTCCTTCAAACATATAAGACATGTCTTGACATGCGCTCGGGCTCCAATTATCCAGATTCTGATTAAAGATTGTGGCTCCATAAAACATATAGGACATGTTGGTGAATCCTGAGACATCCCACGAAGCTGCCGCTTGTCCGATAAAGGCCGTGGCTCCATTGAATGCCCCGCTGACGTTTACAAGGGCAGTGTTAGATCTCCAACCAGATACATCCAGGATATAGGAGGCGCCGGGCCAAGAGGATGGTCCTTTGCCAAAAGTTGTGTAATCACCATATACTTTAACCGTTGCTACTGAATTTAATTTGATGATGCTACTATAATTCGTAGCATAGATGTTACTGCGGCTGTCAACAGCAATATCAAAAGGGTCGAATAACGAAATATTTGCACCAAATCCGTTTGTACTTGCGCCTCCGCCTGCAATTGTAGTCACAACACCACCGCTACCAGGTGTTCCAGGTATAATACTGGATTCTGGGCTATCCCATGTATATCCTAGAGGAGGTGTAATTTTACGAATACGATAGTTGTTTCTATCAACAACAAATATATTGTTATTTGAATCGATTGCCACACCAGTAGGACCATAGAACGAAGCATCCGCACCCGTACCATCAACTAACGATCCTACCGCACTAGTCTCACCATTCCCAGCAATTGTACTTACAACTCCATTAGGTGTTATTTTACGGATGCGGTTATTAAGAGAGTCAGCAACAAAGATATTGCCATTTGAATCGATGGCCAAACCTTTAGGATTTGCGAAGCGAGCTTGTTCACCGCTACCGTCTAAATAAGCAGGAGCCCCCGACACTCCTGCAAGTACATTTATGCTTCCATCTGGAGTTATTTTATAGATCCGATTATTATACGAATCAACAAAATAGATATTGTCATTATCATCGACAATAATACTTGTAGGATTATTAAAAAGAGGGTTAGTACCGGTGTTAGGCAGCGTAGTTACATATCCACTGATATCTATTTTACGGATGTTATTGGTAAAGAACTCTGTAACATAGACATTACCATTCTTATCTACGGCCACGCCATTAAGACTTGATAATGCGTCAGTAACAGCAAGCGGTGTCACATATCCAGATCCATCTATTTTATTGATATAACTGCCATTTAAACCCACTACATATATGTTGCCACTGGTATCGATAGCTATATTTTGAGCGGGTATATTACTTGCAAATCTACTCACAAAATAAGGTGCACCAGGCATAGATAATGTTGTACCCGACACATTTTGGCCACTAGAATATGTTACGAGAGATCCATTACCCCAGTCTACCTGTATAGATGTCTGAATGCCAGAAATAGGGAGGGTCACATCCCCTTCCTTGAACAACATTGTTGATTCCATTCTACAATACTTTTAGGAATTTTTCTATACTGGCTTGTGCCGATGTTAAGAACTCCTATACGGGGTTCTTAATATTGGTAATTTGAGGAATACGCCGATCAACCTCTCAGACGCAGAACGAGGTGCAGCGTCGACTCCTTCTGAATATTATAGTCCGACATGGTGCGTCCATCCTCGAGCTGCTTGCCGGCGAAGATTAGGCGCTGCTGGTCCGGAGGGATGCCCTCCTTGTCCTGGATCTTCGCCTTGACGTCCTGAATCGTATCGGAGCTCTCCACATCGAGAGTGATCGTCTTGCCGGTCAGAGTCTTCACGAAAATCTGCATTTGGTTCTATATATGGCGGATACTTTAAGTCGACCCTCCCGAATGGTACGACAAATCAGACCTGCGAGAAGAGCGGTCCCACTGCTCCATTGACGAATCGCATCCAATTCAGCCCGATGCCGAATACATGGACAACCCAACCCTGGGCTCCCGCAACATCGGCACCGTATGCCGGTGCCGGCGGTGCCTGAATCGTCAGATTCAGGCGAATCGTCGACCGACTCGCATTCACCGTGCCAGCCGGCTGTAAATCTTGAGATGATTTCGAAGAACCGAAGGTGTATCCATACACCATTCCACTCGTCACTCGAGCGCCCCCGCGGCATCCGAGTCCATAATCTATCCGAATCTGATCTTCCAGTTCATCGCTCCAAATAGCATTATCCACCATGATCTGCGCCGAGACCATCAGCGGCTGTTGATATACCGTGACTCCCGTGCCGGCCGAAATATTGCTCGCCGCCAGATCATCCTCGAGCAGAGCTCCGTAATTCGTCCACTCATTGTAGCCCCATACGAATTTCCGCCGAATGAACCAGCAGATTTCTCGAATGGGTCCGGCAAATTCCGTCAAACGCAGCTGCATCAGAACCGTGCCCGTAGTCGCCGACACGCTGTCGGGAATATCGAACGTCGTGTACTTTACGGGCTCGTATAACATCTCAAAGGGATCTCTCAAGTATCGGGACCGCAGCGGATCTTCGAGATGTACGATACCGGCGTATACCGTAGCGTCTTCAAATGGTGGCACTCCCACCTGGATCTGGACATCGTGAGGAATAGGCACGGGACCGGTAATGTCGGCGAAAGCGATGGTCTGACCGAGCGGCGTCTCCGTAGGAGACTCACGGGGAGTCGCACGCATCCGAATAACTTCTGTAAAGGGCCGGAAGGTAACGAGAATCCGAACCTCCTGCGAACCACAGGAAATCACAGGAAACGGAGATGTAGGTCGCTTCAGAAATGCCAGCGGAATCCAGCTGTAGACGTAACCATCCTCCGTCGGCTGCACGGTTGTCCACGGCGCATTCGTGGTGTCCCGTATCTTATTTACACCGAGTTGTCCGTATATGTCGAGATCCCAGATACCGGCCCGACCTCCATCCAGCCACTGACGGGACCAGATATCGAGAAACTCGCCGGGTATGGTTTCGATCGTGGTATCACCGATCTGGAATTCGACCTGTTTGATAGCGATGGAGCCGAGCGAATTCGCCCACATCCAGGCACGAGCCGGATCGTAATACGACCACGTTCCGGCATATAGCCGAGCATAGACGTCGCCGGGCACCCACGAGAGAGGCTTGAAGCGGACACAGATCCATTGTAGCATGTCTCCGTGTATATTGAAGAGACTGACGGGAATCGATATGCGCTGTCCCCAGGCGGCGTTGCCCTGGTAGGCGACCTCGGTGGTTTCCGACACGGAATTATGGTATCGGGGCCAGACTCGACGAAAAATAGTGTTGTTCGTCGTGCCAGGTGTGAATTCGTCGTCGAGGACTCCACGGTCCACGAGATCGACCAGTCGTTTCATGGACATCCACTCTGCTATGTTAGGATGTTATGCCGGGGCTTAAATGGGCATCAAGAAGATTCCGCTGACCAAAATGAGCAGGGCTCCGAGCAAGGATATTGCACTCGGTTTCTCGCCGAGGAACCAGAGACCAAAGAGATAGCTGGCGAATATTCCACTGTAACTCAGAACGGAATACGTGACGGTTGAGAGGCGGGGAACCGCATAGAACCGCAGATAGTAGCCGATGAACGTGGAAAGTCCGTGAAAGATTGTGAGTTTCGCAACGTCGGTGGGCGTTCCCATGAAATCCGGAAGGATGCCGGAAAAGATGCCGGAGAACCCTACGGAGACGAGTAACCATAGAGCGGCGCCGGCACTTACGACCCACACGCTCTTGCCGGCATCTTTCCAGGCCAGGCGTTTGAGAACGCCGTGCATGCTGGCTTCGGTAATGGCGGCGACGCCGGCTGTTAATAGACCCCAACCCTGACTGGGAGTGCCTCCTGTCATAGGAGGAGGTGTCTCGCCCGGATTATAACTCAGAAGGGCCGCTCCCGCTGTGGCGACTCCCATGAAATTGTAACTGCGAGCGGAAATGCTCTCGCCATTGAAATATGCATTGATTAGCAAGATCCACAGAGGATACGTGTACATGATACTCATTGCTTGACCGGCGGGAAGATTTCGAAAGGCCTCGTAGCTCGAGGAGATGTGGAGCAGATTCGTGTAACCGAGAAGGGCGGCGGCGCCGATTTCTTCCATGGTCAGAGTGCGATCGGTACTCACGAGATATCCGATGACGGCGGCCGTAATGGTTCGGGACCATAGAGCCCGTGTGGGATCGACCAGTGTTTTCTTGATAACTATGGGTGTTAGAGCAAGCAGAGATTCGGCCGCAACTAGCGCGGTTGCCATCACTACCTTGAAGTGTTAAATTTAAGCAACCCTGGTGTTCGTTGAAACAAATCTGAAACTTTCTTATAAAATATATATGGAGGATTTGTGTATTGTTATTCCGGTAATGTCTCGACAGACAAATGGTATCGAACATGTAAAAGAAACGCTGGCAGCAAATACACCTATTCTAAATAGCTGTAACACGTGCATTTATGTAAACCAGAAAGATTACGAATCGTTGAAAGGAGACTTGGCCGAGATATTTCATACGGTTATTCCCAGAACAGATAATGACTCGGCGCTTCAATGGCGGTCGTACTTGTGTATGGAACAAGCGACACACCGATTCCCGAAATGTAAATATTTTATGTGGCTAGAGGATGATGTGTTTCTTCATCCTAATTTCGAGGAAGTATTGAAAACCTGTAAGATATTTGAAAAGATGCATTTATTAAATGTAATAATGCCGCTCGTAAAACAAAACTATTTGAATGATACTCCATTAGACTACCAGTTATTCACTCCTAACATCAGCTCAAGAGCATAACCAAGGCCAACAACCGACGGGCTTAGATAACAGAGACCATTCATGGATACTGTATTGCGATCCCATTGATAGATTACACCGACTACAGATTGGACGGAGATTTGTTATTTCCGTGGCTCCACCTTGACTCTCAGGTTTGTCGTGACCGACGTGAAAGTCAAAGACGGTCATCTTGTTTTTGCACCAGGGTACGAGACACCGGCGCTCGAAACAGTTGCCGGCGTATTGAATCCATACTTGCTCTCGGAGAGCCTTGGGTATCGACGTTTTCTGATATTCGATGGATGGAGATTTCACGGTAATCGAGATTCGCTTTGGGGCTCGGGACATGGATCTGGATTGTTTTCTGCAGAGCTCTTTAATATTCCTGTCAAGTCTTGAAGAACCACTAAGGTGTCTTAACTGGGGTCTCACTAGATTGGAATCGTCATCAGTGCAAACATAACTGCAAAGAATACGGCGGTGTGAATGAGGACACCGTAGGGCGTGGGCACCGGGTTAGCAATTTCGACAAAGGATCCGAATAGGCGCTGCGTGAGTTTGTATAATTCGGGGTTGCTCACGATGAAAAAGACGAGAGCCGAAATGAAACTGTACTTGGCCTTGAGCATTACATTGAGCATGGATGTCTATTATGTTGGAACAATTTACTTATTTATAGGTCGATCAACTACCGCTGATTCTATAAATTTTCCCGCCTTCCATTCTGTATCGAACTCGTCGACGGAAGGATCTGAGATATTCGTATAATAGCCACAGTAATCGGGCCCCCAAAATCCAGGAGTTGCTGTAATCTCAAAGTCTTTGTCATGATTGTTTATTAGTCTCGCCACATCGCCGTGTGTTATTAATAAGAGTGTACCATCGCCTTTTTGTGATATTTCTTTTTTAATTTCAGTGTCCAACATTGTAAACCACGCTCGATCTTCTCCAGATATATCCCACACCGGTTTTCCACGAAGTCTGACCTGGCCTTTGAACTCTTTGGACCCCGCGGCCTTATAGGCCTGTTTGAATACATTATTTAGCTGTTCGACTGTTAACTCTTGAAACGGCTTGCCATAACTCCGTGCGGCACTGTACTTTTCTCCTAGATTGCGATTCACGAAAATCTCTAGATCATTTGGCAGTTGTGCCGCAATAGCGGCGGCAGTTTGTACACATCGTACAAAGGGAGATGTAACTATACGAGTAATTTGTGAAAAACGATCACTTATATCATTGTATGCCTCTTTCGGGCGGGTGTATTCACACAAAGGAGTATCATAGGACCTTTCTGTCTCTGTATTTGTAGTTCCTAAACTTTTTCCAAGCATGGCCCATGCGTTTCTGATATCTGCAGGATCACACAATTTACCTGCATTATCTGCTCTAACTCCGTGCCGCATTACAATAACAGCCGACGGTTTTTCTAATGGTGCGCCGCATGCCGCACAGTGTGTAGCGCCGGCATTATTTAACAATGTACAGGATTCACAGGCCTTAGCAGGAGCCTGTGCAGGAGGGGTCGGTACAGTGGGGGTCTGTGCAGGAACCTGTGTAGAGGCCTGTGCAGGAGCCTGTTGAGGATCTGTAGGAGCTTGTGCAGGGGCCTGTGCAGGGACCTGTGTAGGAGCCTGTGCAGGAGGAGTAGAGACCTGTGTAAGGACCGGTTTCATCACCACGTTTATTCTTTTTAAATAACTCTGCATCTCATTCAGCTGTGTTTGGACGCTGACTCCTGCTTCCGTATTTTTTGCCAGACCCTTTGCAGATTCTAGAGCTAGTTTTCTGCCAGGTAACGTATATTTATACATGAGATTCAGATACTTGGCTGCATTTTTATTCGTGAAAGCACCACCTTCTCCATACAACTGCTCTGCCGCCTTGTGAATAAACATATCCTTGCCATCAAGAAATGCCAAACCGTGTTTTTGTAGAAACTCGTATTCTCCTTTGAATTCGACGGGAGCTCGCACAAATAGTCTGTTTCTGCCTACATATGGTTTTATTTCATCAGGAATAGTCTGTATGAGTTCTAACTTAGACCAGTCCGCATTAACGGAAATACGTTTCCTTGTTAAAAAGTTAGTTAGATCTGCAGGGACTGCAGTAGGAGCCATTGCAGGAGCCATTGCAGGAGCCATTGCAGGAGCCATTGCAGGAGCCATTGCAGGAGCCATTGCAGGAGCCATAGCCCTCTCGTAAAGATACACGTAACCACTGTTTTTTATGTTATCAGAAATGTTTTGGGTCGGAGTAACCCTGCTATCATTAAATTCTGTCCAACCAGCCCCCGTTTTCAAATGGTATACATAGTGTCCGCCCGTTACTCCACCACTATGGTGTATAAGTCCGCATAACATAAACTTCACACCTCCTACCGTAAGGAGATCTTCCGCAATTACAGGATTTTCTAATTTATTCTGTTTAAAAGTACCTGCACTTCCAGAAGTGACAAAACGGTTGAGTGCCACTATTAAATATCGATTTTGTTCCGGAATAGTAATCGTGTGCCGTTTTACAGTTATAGAAGATTTACCCTTACATCTCTCCAGATTATTATCGCCAGTAACCAGTTCTTCTTTTTGATATTCCTCTGTTAATCCGGCCAATGACTGACCAGAAATATCTCTCATTGGCAAAATCAGAATAGATTGCGGTTGAGATGTCTTTGAAGAATCTGTATCATTACCTGAATTTTCTCTACACTTGGCTTCTTCTTCATCTACAAAAAACAACGAGGGTATATCGGTGGGCCCTACATGGTTTAAAAATCTACTGTTTAAGAACTCGGTAACATCCTGATGACCAGATCCTACAACTGTTAATCCAGTAATTGTCTCGGCACTCAATGTAACCGGGCTACCACCAGATGAATCTAATAGAGTAAATGCCGTTTTAACATGATTGAGATTCTCATTGGGGCCGCCGTATTTTGATATATAGTCATGACACGGGCCTAGGTGATATAACATTTGTAATCCTGAATTAAAGTAACATGTAGTATTCGGATTATTAATGCCTTTCATCTAATTATTACTTAGCTTTCTTTGCCGGGACTGGAACTATATATCTTAACTGTGGCCCAAAACCTGCGGGCGGTTTAGCCGCAGGATGCGGGCCGAAGCCTTTCAGCCGTTTCAGTCTGTCTGCTAGACCAGTTAGAGGAACAATGGCCCTGACAGGAGCAGGGCCAAGAGGCTTAGGGATCACAGCAGGCTTAGGGATCACAGCAGGCTTAGGGCCAAGGGGCTTAGGAGCAAGGGGCTTAGGGGCCGCAGCAGGCTTAGGAGCCGCAATAGGGACAACAATAGGGACCACAATAGGGACAGCAGAAGGCTTAGGAGCAAGGGGCTTAGGGACCACCGCAGGTTGAATAGGGACCACAATAGGGGTCACCGCAGGTTGAATAGGGGCTGCTGCAGCAGAGGCCCGTGGCATATCCAGTGACTCCATCATGAGCAATGCCGTTTCCAAATATCCTGCGAGTTCGGGCCATCCACGAAGGTCCTGTACTGCAGCAGCCTTTGCGTTCTGATTCTTGAATTGCTCAAACTCACGTAACCTCATAATAACTTGCGCCGGTGTACATTTCTCACCACCCTGTATCGGGTTCGCGCAATGCCACAGAGATGTTAAGAAGGCGTTCGTCATGTCCTTGTCAAATAGCAGACTATCGAACGCAAAGGCCTTTACTAGGGCACTGTTTGCTGCACGGACCTCGTTACTGTATCGAGTAGTGTTAGGACTGGCAAAGGTCACTTGACCTTCTGTTACTGTATATTGATCACGGATTGCTTTTGCTCTGTATGGATTGGGAATCTTAAACGGTACCCCGTATTCGTCGTAAATAGTTTTGTGTGGATATTTGGTGCTGATAAATTTACGTCTCCACTTATCACTTTCTCCTGCTTCATACATTTGGCGATCGTGTTCATAACCAACATCGCCGTGATCTGTCGAAGGATAGGGATAATCGAGTCCCACCTTTTCATATATACGCTTGTTCTCTTTGAAGGCATCGGCTGCCATCACGTCATCATAGATTTTATCACCAACATATTCGGGTGTAAGAATTGGTCTTTCTTTGACTTGGGGGTGTATATCTTCTGGTTTAAGAATGCTGCAGGCCCACACGGGGAAATTGGCAGGATAGCCGGGGCCGCATGGGCCGGATCCGGTACGGCCCTCTGTAGGAGTTCCACCGCTTCCAGCAGGTGGAGTTCCACCGCCTCCAGCAGGAGGGCCATCAGTAGGGGTCCCTCCACCTCCAGCAGGAGGGGCACCAGCAGGTGGTTGAGCTCCACCTCCACCTCCAGTAGGAGGACCATCAGCAGGTGGAGGAGCTCCACCTCCAGCTCCAGCAGGAGGGGCACCAGCAGGTGGTTGAGCTCCACCTCCACCTCCAGTAGGAGGGCCATCTGTAGGTGGAGGAGCTCCACCTCCAGCTCCAGCAGGAGGACCATCAGCAGGTGGTTGAGCTCCACCTCCACCTCCAGTAGGAGGACCATCAGCAGGTGGAGGAGCTCCACCTCCAGCTCCAGCAGGAGGGGCACCAGCAGGTGGTTGAGCTCCA